GGATATTGGAGATCGTCTTGTCAAGAAGTTCGGCATGGCTGCGAAGTTGCGCCGCACGACTGACGCCCCAAGTGACCGAGATTGTTGGGTCGTTGTGGTGGACGAGATGCCAAAAGATGCCGCGTCTCAGTTGGCGAACCCTACCGACCGCAAGGTCATAATGTCGGCAGTCGGACTCGATGGCGAGCCGCCTGATAATGAACGAGATCAGTTGGTGACGTTCGTGCAGCCCCCCGCGCCCGTCCCCGTCGAAAACGAGGTACTACCGTTTACGTGCCCCGTTAAGAAATACGCGCCAGCGGGGATAACCGTTTTGTACGAGTTCACCGTGAGGCGCTAAGATGCGGGATCGAAGGACAGATATTCTTGCGCAGGTACATACCCTGCTCAACGGTTTGACGATCACGCTCTCGGATGGGACTATTCCGGCGAAGAACTTTGTGCATAATCGCAACGAGCTTCCAAAGGAATTGGTCCCCGGCATCATCCTACTCGATGCCGATGAAGTGTCCGACCCGCGTGGCATTCAAGCGCCACCGGGACGAGGCGGACCGCCGGGCGCGAAGCTGATGCGAATGACGCCGGAGATTTACGTGGTGCTCGATGTTCGGAAACCGAACAACGTGAATGTCGGCGAAGATTTGAACATGGCAAGGTTGGCAATCTTGGGGACAATTCTCAACGACAAGACCTTGCAGGCCATAGTTGGGAACAACGGGCAGATATCTTATGACGGGTGCGTGACCGATCTAGCGCGCAACCGAACGATGCAGGGGCAGCTTGGGGCGTCGATTACTTTCATCTATCCTCTTGTACCCGGCGAATTGATCTAAACTGAGGGAGACCGACCATGCCTCTTGGAAACGAACTTGTCGAAGGCTCACTGATTTCGCCGAACATCGGCAACTATTACATCGGCAAGGGCGTGATCTCGATCAAGCTTCTTGGCGAGTCCGCTTTCGTCGATGCAGGCAACTGCCCGACCTTCGAGTTCATGGCGAAAGTCACGCAACTCGATCACTACAGTTCGCGGACCGGCGTCAAGGTCAAGGACTTCACCGCTGTCACCGAAATCTCCGGCTCCCTCACGATGGTTCTTGAGGAATTTACGGCGCGCAACCTTGGGTTCGCGCTGCTCGGTCTGCCTTCGGGCGGCCCATCGCCGTCGCCGGATGTGATCGACGTGTTCGCCAATCCGGTCATCTACGGAGCGGTCCAGTTCGTCGGCACCAACGACATCGGCCCGATCTGGACCGTCAACTTCCCGCTCGTGAAGCTCTCGCCGAACAAGGCTCTCAGCCTGATCGGCAACACGTGGGGCACCATCGACCTCGAAGGCGACGTGCTGTACGACCAGCAACTCGCGACTTTCGGTACTGCGCAAGCGTCGCTGCCGAACTCACCGAAGCCGTACTAATCAGGGCTTGACCTGATAGCTCGAAAGGGCTATCAGGTCACAGCCTGATCTAACCCCTTTTCGGAGAAAATCCCCCCATGACTGATGTCAACCCCGCCGTTCTTGGTGCTCGTCTTACCATCGAAATCCGCGATCTGACCGCGCGAGTCGGACGAGCCACACAACAGTTGGCGCAGATCGCCGCCATCAAACCGATCAACGACGCGCACGCTGCCGCCATCGCCGACATGAAGGCGAACAAAGAGAAGCAATTGACGGCTGCCGGTGTTCAACTCGCGGCGGCTCAGCAAGCCCTCGGGGCGCTCGCGCCTCCGGCGGCCTGATCGAACTCTTATTCTGAGAGGACACTCCAATGGACCTTCAAACCGAACTCTCCGCCGTCGAAGCCAAGCTGGATGCCGAGACAGACCCGACCGAAGTCGCGGTCCTCGCCGGGCGGATCATCGAACTCAAGAACGAAGTAGCGCAAGGCGCGACCGGCCTGCCCGGCTTCCTTCAAGCCCAAAAGCCTGTGCAAGCCTCCGATGAACAAAAGGCGGCTCCGCCCCCGGTCAAAGCTCCCTATGTTCCCGCTCAGGCATCCGTACAGGCCGCTCCGGCAGTTAAGGCGGCCCCGGCGACGCCCCCGGCTGCTAAGGCAGCCCCGGCGACGCCCCCGGCCCCCGATCCGGCTGCTAAGTCGGCCCCGGCTGCACAGTCGCAAACGGATCAACTCGCGCGGGCGGCGGCTCGTGTCGGCATCAATCCCTCGAAATTGCCTATCGCGCTGCGCCCCACGCGCAACTAAGTTCGCGTTCGCGCAACTAAGTTCGCGTTCGCGCAACATCAATACGGCGATGGCCGGGTGAGTATAACTCACCCGGCGAATTGCGTATAACCTCCCCTCTCTCACACAAGGAAGACTCCCCCCATGGCTCAAGAACAGGGACTAAGCCTGACCGACATAGGCGCTCCGCATGAGCGAGTGCCAGTCGGCGATCAAATGCTCGACGTGTACGGGCTATCAGTTGATAGCTTGATTGATCTTCTGCAACGATTTCCGGAAGCTGGAAAATGGCTGGCTCCCGGCGCTGTCAATATGAATGAGATGCTCGCGGCGGCCCCCAAGTTGCTACAGGCGATGATCGCAAGTGCGACCGGAAAACCGAGAGACGAACCGACAGAGCAGATCGCCGCTAAACTAGCAGTAGGTACTCAACTCGATATCTTGGAAGCGGTCATGCGGCTGACGTTCAAGGATGGCTTCGGCCCTTTCGTGGAACGGATCGCGGGTCTCGCCAGCGTAGCCGCATCCGTCAACTTTGGAAGGGCGATGGCTACGAACTCGCAGCCGCCATTGAGTCCCTCATTGCCGCTGGACACGACACCGCTGCCGTCTGGAAACTGACCCCTCGCCAGATTGCGGCCTACACGTTTCTCGCTGCTCGACGACAAGAACGTGATCTACACGGTCAACTCGCGATTGGTTCGCTCAGCGCGAGCGGCGACGGTAAAGCGATCAAGCAACAGCTTGAGATGTGGGAGAGAGACCAGTGAGATTTATCTACGATGGGGCCGGAGTCGCCAAAAAGTTTCAGCGAAACTTAGCGGGTCTCAAAGACCGCTTTGACCGCGCGATCACGGCGGCGACAAATATGGCCGCGTCGATGATCTTGGATCAGGTCAAAGACGACATTACAAGCGCAGGTTTTGGCGGCGCGTGGACAACGGACATCGGTGTCAAAGTGCTACCCGGATCACTCGGCAATATGAGAGTGAGTTTGATTGGCGGCGATCCGGCTCTCGCCCTGTTCGAAACCGGCGGCGTCATTCACGGCGATCCGCTTTTATGGATACCAATTACCGGGACGGATGCGGAGAAAATCCGCCCGAGTGAATACGGCGGCCTATTCTCGGCCAAGTACCCGCGCAAGTACGGGCACCCCCTCTTGTTTGCAATCTCCGATAAACTGCCGCGATATTTTGGCATCGAGAGCGTAACGATACCAAAACTTTTCCACACAAACGAGATCGTGCAGAGTGTGATGGGCAACTTTCGCTCAATCTTTGACTCCGAGTTCCGGGGCGGGGAATAACCATGGCTGATCTTGAAGACATTGTTCAACACATATCCGTCGAAGGCGTCGGTGATGTCGGCGCGACCTTTGTCACGATGGCGCACGAGGCCGAGAGTGCGTTCGAGTCAATAGCCACAGCTGCGGAAAGCGGATCAAGCGGCCTTGCGCTGTTTGGCAAGGGGGCCGCCGGTATAGTCATCGCTCTTACAGCTATGGGCGTCGCGTTAGCGACACTCGCGGAGAAAACGGCTGAGACCGGAGTCAAGTTGGAAGACCTCGGAGAGTCCTTCGGCACTAATATAGCGGGTATGCAAGGACTGGAAGCAGCCTTCGCAAAGTTTGGAGTCGGTCCGCAACAGGTGGAACGCGCCGTCCAGCGTATGACAACTAGCGTAGCCAACTCGGTCTCCGAAGTTAATCGGATAATGCGTACTTCCGGGGCTGTGCAAGAGTCAGCCGCCGAAGGTGTTGTATCGGCTAATCTTGAGGTCCAAGATGCACAGGCCAAAAACGCAGAGGTTGCGCAAGATCAAGCACTCAAAGTTCGCGAAGATATTATATCGGTCGCCGACGCCTATCATACTTTGCAGTTTGCCGCTGCGGACGCGGCATCGACAGCCTCCAATGATATGCTTTCTGTTGGCTCCGCCGCGCTAAGTGTCCAAGCATCCGTCAATGCTCTAGCCGACGCGATGCGCGATACCTCGGTTGCCGCTGCCGATCTCGGCGCTACGTCAGCGAGCCTCGGTGTCGAGGAAGCACAACAGCGGCTACAGGATTTGCAAAGCGGCACGCCGAATAAAGAGGCGAATAAACAACTGCAAATCCGTCGCGCGCAACAGAGTGTGTACTCGGCGGAGCTTGCGTCAAAGAACGCGGATTATAAACAAGAGACTGCCCCACGCGACTTAGCCTTGAAACAGGAACAAGCGCAGCAGTCGCTTGCAAAAAGCATTCAGTCTCTTTCCGACTCGATGTTGAAACAGACGAAGGATCAAACAGCGGTTTCTCCGGTCGAGAAAGCACAACTTCACTACGACCAAGCACTTCAAAAACAGACCAAGGACCTCGCCGAAAGCCTCACTGCTCCGGCGCGTGCTGCCAACGCGCTTGCTATGGCGCTGACGCACGTGAAAGAGGCTGCCGAAAAACAATACGAAACGATGCTGAAAGACCCCCGACTCATACAAGGGGGTATGCGTGGTGAAGGTCCGCTTGCCGGGCATCTCGACGATATATCAACCCGGAACAAAAATCAGGCCGTTCAAGAGCAGGCTCAGCAGCGCGCGCGGGATGAAGGTCGCAAATTTGCGCCGGAAGATTTCATGGCCGAACTGGCCAAGCTGTTTCAAAATCCACGGAGCGGATTGACCGAAGCCGATAAGAACGCCATGATCGCGCAAAGGGGTGGCGGGCGTCAAGGACAGGGCAGCGCGGAGATTGTGAAAGCCCTCGAAAATCTGGACATTAAAAAAGTAACCTCAGAGGGAGAGAAAAATCCAGCCTTTATCCAACAGGGCGCGGAGTTGCAGAAGCTCACAGATATTGTGTCGAAGGTCGCCAGTTTAGGGGCGGAAGCTCGGTCCGATGTTCTGAAAGTAGTTGCAGATAAGAAAGATGTCATCCCCGGCGGCACTGGCGGAGCGGCGGGTTTTTTCACCAATCTGCTACATGAGTTGGCTGCGCAGCGACGGCAGAACGTCGATGGCAACGCGCCTCCGGTGGTTAAGCCCGAGGACAGCAAGCCGCTCGGGGACCTCAAAGAGCAAGCCATCGGAGCCGCTGGATCATTAAGCCAATTCAGGGATCATATGAGTGTCCTTGACGGGATTGACTGGCAAAAGCTCCGGGACGGCGCAGCGCCAGCGCCAGCGTCGGGAGCGCCAGCGTCGGGAGCGCCAGCGCCGACATCGGGAGCGCCAGCACCGAAAGTGTCAGCACCGGAAGCACCAGCGACAGCCGCCGTTTCCGACCTTGGCGAAAAAGCCAAGGCGACCATCGCGCCGCTTTCGGCACTCTCAGAACAGGCTCAGGCAGCCGCCGCCGCATTAAAAAGGATCATAGACGCCGCCGGGAGTGAACCGCAATCGAAATCGCAACCGCAATCGCCCGCCTCCGCTCCCGTTAGCGGTAACGCTGACGGCGGTGCTATTCGTGGACCCGGCAGTGGCACAAGCGACAGCATCTTAGCGCGACTCTCGAACGGTGAGTTCGTCATGCGCGCCGCCGCTGTGCGCGCTTACGGTTCGGATGTGTTCGACAGACTAAACAATATGCAGTTCCCCGGCTTCGCCATGGGCGGCCCGGTGCTCGCCGGAGTTGGACGACCGGCAGCGAGCGGGGCACAAAAGGCCGGATCAGTTTTGAACTTGAGCATTGACGGCCATCACTTCGACGGCTTACACGCACCGCAGGACGTGGCGGAGAAGCTCACGAGTTATGCGATCAGTCAGCAATCTTCTTCCGCCGGGCGTAAGCCCTCATGGGTGAGATAATGCGCGAGACAGTCATAGCCAATCTTTCACGCTCCACCGGCTTCGCGGTCGAAAGCGCCGACCGTAACACACCCCTCCCGCGCTTCGCGCCACTTAGGAGCACTCCAATGGAAAGCAAACGGTCCGATCTCCCCTGCCCGGCCATCATCGGCGGGCGCTCGACAATGCGCACCGATCTGCGCGACGCCGGAGCCGCCTCGATCCGCGCAGGCGTCCCGTTCACGACCAAGAAGCCGATCAAAGGGCTGACGACTGGCGGCGGTAACGACCCGCGCGAGGGTGTCGGTCGCGGCACCGTACCGCCCGGCGGACGCAAAGTCAGATAAGGACACACCATGAGCTTCGAGACAATCGTCCCGGTTTCAATATACAATGACACGCTCTTGCAGATCAGCGGTCTCGGTACGATGCTGTGGCAGGCGCGGGGCTTGACGCAAACGCTCGCCGTGATAAATGACGCCAAGCAACAGGAACGCACAATCAACGGCGTCCTCAAGGACATCTCGAACCCGATATTCCGCAAGTACAGTTCGAAAATCTCGTGTTCCGATAACACGACGCCGCCGCTTGACAATCTGTGGCCCGGCATGCTCGTGACGGTCCATTGCGCCGCCGAACTCTGTTATCTCACCGGCAGCCCCGGCTCGCCGGGGCGTCCCGAAGTCAGCGGATCGAGCTACACGCAGGGCAACTACACGTTCTATCGCCCGGCCTTGAACATGCTCGTGGGTACGCTCTCGTTACATCTTGACGAATGGAAGTGTGTTATCGGATGGGACCTCGATCTTGAGGAAGAATGATGATCGTAAGTATTTTCCTAATCGCGTGGCACCTTGTCTACTTCACCGGGCTAGACGGGAGCACCATCGCAATCAATCCGAGTTCGGTCGTCGCGGTCCGCGCTGCCCCGGTTGGCTATAGCAAGGGCACCATGATAACGACCGGCAGCGGCAGCTACATCGTGCGCGAGTCGGTTGGCACGGTGAACAAGCAAGTCGAATGCGAGTGTCAGAGACGAGAGACGAAATGAAAGACGCCAAGGGACATGGGAGCGCAGCGCACGGCGGCGGAGTCGATCAGATCGGTCGCACGCCGCTGACGCTGCCTGTGTGGTATCACGGTTCGCCAACTGGCGAACCGGGGCCGACTGGCGCGGTGCATGTTGGCACCGCTGCGGCGGCAAAGATCGCGCTTGAGGCGCGCATTGGCATCCCGGCAGACGGCAAAGGCTGGAACGGCGACCGCGAATATGGCAAGACCTTAATCGCGAAGAACGATTACTATCCGACTGAGCGTCCCACTGAGCGTCCGACAATGGGGCACGACAAGACTCTCGTACCACTCGATGCAAAACCTTCGGTCGCGCAGTACAATATCACCGGGCACATGAACAACACAGCCAATCGCCCGGCAACGGATGACGGCGCTAATCGGCGTGCGCGCTCCAAAGCAGCGATGACTGGCGGCCTGTACTACAAAAACACGGGCGAAGACAGCGGCAAAGTTTCAGCTGTTGTGCCTGATCGAACGTACTTGAGGAAAGTGTAATGACCTCTATTCCATCCTTTTATTTTGCGTGGGTCTACGAAAACGAAACCACGTTTGATCCGACCACGATGACTGTTGTGGACGAGGATATTTTCTCGTTCGACCTCAAGCACGATGAAGGGCAGCACCCGACACTGGACCTTGAGATCATCAATCCGCGCATTGGCCTGCTCAATCCGGGTCGCAAGGTGTGGGCATGGTTCGCACGACAGGACCCGACGAACGGACACATAGTCCCACTGTTCTTCGGAGTTTTGCTCGGCATCCCGACAAGTATCTTCGACGAGAAAATCACGCTCAAGTTCATCGCGCGTGCGCATACCTATATCGAAGACAAGCAAGCCGTCGCCGAGGCAATGAAAATCTCGCCGTTCTATGACGGCGTATTCTTGGATGACGCGCACCGTGACGAGCCGGACTCGGTGCTCGAAGGCTGGTCGGCATTGTGGCATATCGACCGAACCGCGCTCACAACAACGGCGTCCGATATTTTGATCGGTGAAGACGGTACGGCTGTCTTTGACGTGGACGATGCGTTCTACAAAAGTTTGTCGCTCAAGATCGGTGAAGCGCCCCTTACGAATGTTCGCGTTGAAGCAACGGTCAAGTGGACTCAGCGAGCAACGGGCTTTGTCTCGATGCCCATCTTGAATGTTGCCTCTTATACCGGCGACACTTTCATGAGCGACTGGCCGAAAGGCGGCGCTAGTCTAGGTGGCGGGTGGAAAGCCGAGTATACCTACGTCGCGGATGTTTATCATGTCGCGGAGACCCCGACTGTAAGTCAAAGTGTCAGCCAAACTTTTTACGGGGATGTGGTCGAGTTTGACTGCTCAGTTGTTTCCTCGTCTCAGTCATTTTCTTATGCCGCACTCCAATCACCAAATCCTCTCTCCGGCCTGCTAACTTATTTTGGCCGGGGTGGTCTCTGCGATCCATATTCCGATCCACCGGACAATCGCCCGTCTACCTACTCCCTCGCGGGGCAAACTGTCCCGCTGTGGAACCTCGCGTGCGATATGACGTTGCGCTACGACGCGAAACGAGCCTTCTCGGAGCTTTTAGCGTTCGATGTGATTGCCGACACGCAAAGCGTCTTGGCCTCGCCGACCGTGGCGCAACATAGTGAACTGATCTCGATCTCAGGAACGGATGTCGGCGAACCTCTACAGCAGATTGACGCATGGAGTGACTTCGCCGGAAAGTACGTTGGTCTAGGACAGATCATCTTCCCGAACGACCCAACTACGCCCGGCGGACTAGCGCATCAAGTCTGCGTACAGGCTGGCACCGCTGGTGGCATTGAGCCGACTTTTAGCGATGTGCCCGGCACCGTTGTCGTTGACGGCAGCGTGCATTGGTCGAGCATGGGCTTGTCGCCGCTTACCCACGCTCCGGATTGGGCAGAAGCCTCCTTTGTGCCGCGCGGAGAGATAATCTGCTATCAAAAGGTCACGTTCGATCTGAATACCGGAAATTTTGACCCCACGGGCGAGACGACTTACTATCTATGCACTACACCCGGCGAGACAAACGCGGTCAATGAACAATACTCCTATGTGCCAGAGATCAAAACGAGCGACGAGGGGACGCCCGCGCCGATCATCATAGACCACATATTTGCTCCCACTTTCACCACGACATATGGGGCTACCGTGTCGGACGGCTCGGTCGTCTGGACCTGTCTCGGTGTCAGCCCGGCGATCCTCCAAATCCCCGCTGGCGGGACGCCGGGGAACGTCCCCGCACGATGCTACTTCCCGACTCAGCGCGGGCAGAACAGTGTCGAATACCTGATCTCGAAAGCTCGCGCCCGGTTGCGCAAGCGTTCGCGCGCTGTCACGGTCGGGTGGGATTGCCCATTTGATTTAGCTACGAGCTTGTCGTGCCGTATGAACGCGACAATTAACGACTCTCGACTTCCGGGAGGCACCGCTACCGGCAAAATCATATCGTACTCCTTGTCGAGTCGGGGCGGAAAAGAGATTGGGCACATCGAGATCGGGTGCGCGGTTGGCTTAGAAGGCGGTATCGTGACAAACCCCGGCGTCGGAGTGTACGCGAGCAGCGGCTATATGCAAAGCAACTATCAACAGATGGATGGGGAGATCATCGGGTTCCCGACTAGCGATGTCACGTACACGCCCCCGAGGTTCTATCCATTTGATGACGGGATTTCGTTCCCCATCACCGACCTAAGCTCAGTCAGCGAGCCTCACCCGGACGGCAACGGCGGTCGCGCGTACGGCGAATTTAACATGAGCGCGGGTGTCCCTTCAACTAGGGGGTATGGGACATTCGACCCGACTACAGGGAACTATAGTGCGGGACTTATGAACGCTACTGGTCAAGCCGCTATCATTGAAGCTTCATTCCCGGTTGCCTCTTATTTGGCAGAGATCAATTTTCAAGTTCCGCCAGCGCAGCAACAGGAAACCGGGGACGGCGGCGCGATTACTACCGTAACCGGATTTAGTGCAGCGCGCGATTGGTACAATGTGCAGCAAGCACTTTTCTATACGGCACGAAGCACACCATATGTGATGGAAGCTAATCCCGTTTCATGGAATATATTCTTTAAGCCCGTGGTCGGCGGCACATTCGAGGGGTCCTACGCACCCATCGTGAGTCGGCTCGTCATCAACAAGGGCATTGATCTCGCAGCGGAGTCGTCTCTATGAGTTTAGAACAAGTCGTCCGACCATACCAAGGTGAAGACGTTACGCCCGTGCGTGTGATTACGCCGGGCGTCGCCGGAGCCGCGCCCGTGCGACTCAGTATTGGGCTTCGCGGCGGGACTAAAATCTTTGCCTACAGCGGAAGTGGGACAGTGAGCACGAAGATGGGCGAAGTCCATAAAGAGAGCGCCCCAAACAGCGCGGCGCTAAAGTTGAAGCTTACGGAAGTGAGTTTATAATCATGGCGACGCGCTCCACACACAAAGTTCGATGTAAGAACCCGCAAGACAAAACTATATATGTGGATGTCCAAGTCATTGATCTTGTCGTAATGACGAAGGCAAAATCCGAGGGCTATGACTACAGCGGCAACAATCAGGGCAACACGGAGGAATACATCATTGACGTAACCGCCAAGACAAACTCCCACCCCCGCGTCATAGACAACACCGGCGATGGAGCTAGTATCCAAGACCCCCCAAACACGGACCCAAAGACTCAAAAGGGCTATACCCGCGAGTGTCACATGACTCGCTATCAAAGTGCGACTGACCCGACACAGATGCTCGATATGGAAACTCTTGACGCCATCAGTTTTGTGCTCCCGAACAAGACCGAAATGTCTTTGATGATGCCGCCATCGGGCATCCATGATGCTGTTGTAGACCATACCGGCAACGGATTGACGGCGGACTCGTCTGACTATACAACTCGTTCGTCGCATATTCATGTAATACAGCTACTCGTGGACGGAACTGTTTCCGATACTGATGCTAACACCGAACGACTATTAGCAGACCCTATTCCTAACAAGTTTCTGCTCAATAATAGAGTGGACGCAATCTCGTTTCTCGGGCCAAATCACAATGGATGGCTCATGTCCATTCCCCAATCTGGTATAAACGATATTGACACGACTAGATATGTGACGGACCCCGAGACCGGCAAGCCGATCCCCCCGGATAATACCGACCCTGATCCCTATGTCCGCTGGCCAAAAGACAGCAAAGGCCCGTGGCTCGGCAAAGCCCCAAGTGCTGTGCTAAATCCGGGACCGCTGTGGTGGATTTGCGGATCGAGTGCTCCAAGCGGGCCGTGGTATTGGTGGATACCTGTGCAGCAACAGTATGAGTGGTCACAAGACACGGTTCAATTTCCAGAACTCTACAATAACTTTGCCGAGGCGATTTGGGCCTCACGCCGTCTACCAAATGTCGGAACTGACTACGGCATATTTAATGCTTCCACGGAAACCGGACCCGGCGCTCCACTTCCATCGTTCGGCTACACATCGTTAGATAACGCAGTCCTCATAAGCCAAGACCCGAACCCGACCTACGCGCAACAGCAGGAATTAGAGGCTGACGGACCCGGATGGGGCGTGCTCAGTTTCAAAGTCAGCTATCCTAAGTGCGCTCCGGGCGAGAGAGGGACGCCGGATATATGGGACCTCACGGGCATCGCGAACCTCCCACAAATCCCTCCGCCTCCGGGATCACCGCTCGACACTCCGCCAACCGACGCGAAAGTGCCCCCGGCTTTAGCAGCCTCAGTCGCGTACCTATACGATATCATGTGGAATGAGACTTCGGCGTCGTGCAATGCCGATCAGCAGGCAATGGACGGCATGGAGCGCAATCAATATGAGGGCTATTACTATACTCTACCCGATGGTGCCACCGGCTTCCTTATTGACCCGATCAAATTCCCGTATCCTAGAACCTTTTTTGCGAATATACCGCTAGGCTTTCCGGTGAGCGCGCCCAAATTTGGCATTGACACCGGGACGTTCATCGCAGGCATTCCAGCGGGCTACTGGTTTTCTCATGGAGAGCTATGGATTTTTCAACCGGCTTATGCTACCTATCAGCACACCGGGCAACTTAACCCCGCAAGATGGGACACTACTAACCCCGAGAACCCCGTCTACATCGGCCCCCGAGACCGCGATGGTAACCCCATTCTCCTTTCCTGAGATGACAACGGAGACCCGCTATGGTTGACCAAATCACCTACCGCGAAACAGATGCAACTCGATGGGGCGGCGGTCTCGGAGCCGATCTCTCGGCAAATCAGATTGACATCAACTTTTGGGTTCTCGCCAGTCAACTCGCGGCATTGCAGGATCACGCAGGACAAAACGCGGACATCGACTATTTCGTCGTCAACGGCAATCAGATGTTCGTGCATCTCACGAACCACGCGGTCCTCGGGCCGTATATTTTGCCGACTGCACAATGGAATTTCCGAGGCCCTTGGGCACCCGTCACCGTCTATGCCCCCTACGATATCGTCACGGACGCGAACGCGACCTATATGATCCTGTTTCCGCACACAAGCGCGGCCACTTTTAGTGCCTCCGCAAACGATGGACTCGGCCACAACTACTACGGACTTCTGATAGCGGCAGCGACGAACGCGCTTACGCCGGGTGGCACAATCGCACAACGACTCGCCAAGAACAGTGGCACCGACTTCGATGCGGCATGGGTCACTGACTATCGCAACCTCGCGCTGTTCATTTCGGGCATGCCAAATACGGGCGAATTGGTGCTTAGATACAAGAGTCCTGATACTATCACGTTCCCTAGTGGATTGACCGCTTCGCAAGCCGATTATGTCACGGCGGCAACTGCCTCTGCGACTTTCCCGCTTGCTCAGAATGGCGCGGCAATCGGCAGTGTGATATTCCCCACAAGCGGAGCGGTCTCGTTCTCGTTTACCGGAGCGGTCACGTTCGTTCCGGGCGATATCTTGACGATCAACGCCCCGGCGGTACAAGACGCCACCCTCGCCGATATCTCGATAACGCTGCGCGCGGCAATCACAGGCTAACCGATGACGACTGCTTACACCAATCTCGGCGGCACGGGCATCCGCAACCCGGCGATTACCGTAACGCCTTCGGGCGGCTTGGTCTCGTCCGGCGTCAGCACGGCGCTGCTCGATGGCTCGCAGGCCGATGCCTATTGGTGGAACAGCGGACAAACTGCTGCAAGCGTCATATTTGATTTTGGCGCTGGTCAGCATCCTATCATTGACGAGTTCACGTGGTATCAGAGCGGCATACAGTCACAAGGTACGTGGTCGTGGCGCGGATCGCCGGATAACTCGACGTGGACCGATCTTTCGACAGGTATCAATCTCGGCGGGACATCGGCTTCGGAAGCTCACGGCTATACGAACAGCACTGGCTATCGCTATTATGGTCTCTTTCAAACCGGCGGCTCGACGAGCAACAGTCCATACATACGCGAGATCGAGTTCAAGATCAGCGGCTTTCGGATGCTTATCCCGGATGGTTTTGCATCCGGAAGCAGCCACAGCGCGACCACCGCCGCCGCGACGCTGACGACTACGCGCAGCGATGATATCATTATCGCACTGATCGGCGCGGAACTAGCCGCTGCGGGTTCGCCGCAGGTATCCTCAATATCTAATACCGCTGGCCTAACGTGGGGGCTTCGCAAGCGTCTGACGTTCACTGGCGGTCGCCATACTAATCCACAAGTAGTCGAGATATGGTGGGCGCACGCGCCGTCGCCGCTCACCGCCGATGTTACTACCGTCACCTTCAATGGGGCGATGGACAACGCCAATGTCACCGTGTTCGCCGTCGCGGGCGCAACTATCTCCGCGCCGTGGGATACGAACGGCTCCCTTCCGGCAACTAACACTGACGTAACCGGAAGCACAACTAATCCTTCCGTGGGCGGCGTCGCGACCAATGGCTCGAACGTCATGGCTATTGCGTTTTGGGGTTCGGGCAACAACTCGAACGCAGTTGGCACGCCGCCGACCGGCTTCACTATCATCGACCACGTGTCGAACACCTTGGGCACCGATTGGGAGTACACGCACTCCGCTTACAAGGGTTCTATCGCGGCGCTCTCTAGCGAGACTGAGACGTTCACCGAAGGCGAACTTGATTGGGGCATGGTCGTTGACGCCATCGTTGTCGATCCGGGTGGCCTTGCGGGCACTATGGCTGTCACCGACACCCCCGACACGTTCGCGGCGGCGGGATGGAGCGTAGCGGCGGGGATCACCGCGACCTTCATGGTGACTGAGAACGCAGATACGTTCGCGGCCACCGGCTACATACATACTCTCGGCACGTGGCTCTCGACCGAAGCCCCGGATATCTTCTCGGCCTACGGCATTCGACCGATTACTGGTTCCCTCGCCGTCACCGAAGCCAAGGACATCTTCGCGGCTCTCGCCACCACGCCGGGAGTCAGCGGAAGATGGTCCTCAATTGAAGCAGTTGACGTGGTTAACGTAATAGGCTATACGCCAGTCTCAGGCACGTTCACTGTTGTTGAAGCCCCGGACATATTTCAGGCTCTCGGCAGCGGTGCAGCGTTGACAACCCTGCGGCGCGTGTTTTTCGTCTGCTAACCTCCACGAAAGGAAGACCACCATGACTGCCACATACAACACGACGCTGAAAACGACTCGCATGACCGATGTGGTCACCGCGATTGACGCCGGTACGCCTCCGGGCTATCTCGAAATCGGCACGACCGCGATGGGCCTCGTGCTCGCGACGATCTACTTCGCGGCTACGTGCGGCACCGTCACTTCCGGCGTCCTATCGTTTTCCAGTTTGCCGCTCACTTGCGCGACCGCAGCCAACTCGGGCACCGCCGCCGCCGCCGAAGCATTCAACGCGGCTGGCACGGTCATCATCTCCGGCCTCACGGTCGGCCTGAGCGCCACCGACATCGTTCTGTCCTCGGTCTCGATTGTCGCGGGCCAACCAGTTACCCTAACCGCTGCATCTATCACGCACGGCTAAAGGTTTCAGGGCGTAGCTCAGTTTGGTTAGAGCGCCTGTCTCGGATACAGGAGGTCGCAGGTTCAAATCCTGTCGCCCTGACCATAATAAAAGGCCGTGCCATGGCGGAAGCGAAGTCCCCATTACTGATCCGTGGATTTCACGGCATGGGTGATTGCCTTCACATGAGGGCGATCATCCATCAGCTTAGGCAGCGCCATGATGTGTGGCTCGAAACTTCTTGGCCGTGCATCTACGATGATTTTACCGATGTAAAGTTCTTGTCTAAGAGAGTCAATCTCCGCACTCAAACGAAGAATGCGGCGCGATCAAGCGAGGCTGCGAAGTTCTCGCGTGCCGCGCCGCCGGGCATCCGCTCAATAGGCGTCGCCTATAACGGGCGTAGCATCGGCTCGACCCCAAGCAAGACAATCCTTGAAACTCTGTGCGCTGCTACCGGCTGCGATTTCGCCGCCGCTGACTTCCGCATGCCTGTGCCCGATCACTGGAAACCGCCTGTTCAACAAATGCTGAAAGAGTGGAATACAGTGAAACCAATCATGGTCTATAGACCGCTCACCGCCCGACCTGAGTGGGCGGGCGGCGCGGTGCGCAACGCCAACGAGACGCAATACGCGGAACTGCTCTCCACCATCCGTGACGATTTCTTTGTCGTGTCGGTCGCCGACCTCGTGCCCGGACGCGAGTGGATCGTCGGGCCAAAACTCAAGGCGGACGTGACCTTTCACAAAGGCGAGCTTGTCTTCGAACAGCTTGCGGCATTGTTCTCGCGCGCGGCCCTCGTGTTCACGTCCGGCGGCTTCGGCACGCTCCTAGCCATGGCTGTTGAGACCCCTGTGGTGTCAATCATCGGAGGGTATGAGCGCGCCTCGTGGGCGAGCGCCGGAGCGCGCTTCTCGCCGTTCCTTGGGATCGAGCCAATTGAGCCTTGCAGTTGCGGGGGTTCTTGTGGTAGGTATTGCGCGAAAGTTCTCGACATGCCGGTCGCCACTGCAAAACTGCGCGAGTTTTTGTCCACGATTTGTCCGAAAAACGACCACATAATTCGGACACCACTTTCAGAGATGTTTGACCCGGCGGAGACAACACCGCGCCCAACTCTCTCCGGGCAACAGCTTCAATTACAGCGCGCCATGATAGCTCGCGCGAACATGGGAATGCGCGCATGACCGAAATCTCGAACGTGACATTGGTCGTTCCGACGACTCGCGCGCACGATCTGACCCGCATCACGGTCCTCGATCTCATAAGCAAGGTCAACTTCGGCGGGGGCGTCCTGATCTATACGGATGACTGCGAACGCCTCGCCGTGCCCGGCGCTCGGTACGTCAAGGTCGCCGACTGGCCGGATAAGAGAGTGTCGGGCGCATTCTACTATACCGAAGCAGCGCGCGGCATTGAAACGTCGCACGCCCTGCTCATGGAGTGGGACGCCGGGGTCTGCGATCCGGCTATGTGGCGGGACGAATTTTTGCAGTACGACTACATCGGCGCACCGTGGGGCGCTGGCATGTGTCAGAACTGGCCCGGATGTAAAGTCGGCAACGGCGGCTTCGCTTTGGTAACAAAGCGACTCATAGATTTTTGTTACGACGAGAAGTTCAAGATTTTTAATGACATGCAAATCTCGCAGACCTATCGGGGAGAGTGTGAAGCTCGTGGCGGCTTCAAGTGGGCACCGGAGGATGTCGCTCGGGATTTCTCTTACGAAGGTTGGACTTCACGTGGTCCAATCATCCCGACAGCAAGACCCCGCAGCTTTGGGTATCATTGTGTCACCAACTGGCCTGCTATCTTGACCCGAGATGACCTGATTGCCCGCGCGAGTTTACTCGGGGCGAGTGCGCCCGGACGGAATAAAGTGGGGCTACTTATGCGCGCCGCTCCGTGGCTCCGCCTGTCACCCTCGCCGCAACTTCAAAACAACCGGATAACCGTGGACCGTATCCGGGCGGAGCGCGCAACGATCTTCCAGAAGCAAATATACCAAAGAGGAAAAGCATGACAAAGCAAGTCGCTCTTATAACAGGCGTGACGGGCCAAGATGGCAGCTACCTAGCCGAACTCTTGCTCGACAAGGGCTACGAGGTCCACGGCATCAAGCGCCGGTCCTCGTCGTTCAACACCGCGCGCATCGACCACCTACAACATGATCGGCATGAACGCGGCGCGAAGTTCACGTTGCACTTCGGCGACATGACGGACTCCACGGGTATACTTCGGATCATGCAAGAAGTGCAGCCGACCGAAGTCTACAATCTGGCCGCGCAAAGCCACGTGCATGTGAGCTTCGAGACGCCTGAGTACACCGCGAACTCGGACGCGATGGGAACGCTGCGCCTGCTCGAAGGTCTGCGCATTCTAGGATTGGGATGTGACACCCGATTTTATCAAGCCTCAACATCCGAGATGTACGGCAACTCGCCGCCACCGCAAAACGAGCACACACCATTCCATCCACGCAGCCCCTACGGCGCGGCGAAGCTGTACGCTTATTGGATCACGGTCAACTACCGCGAAGCCTACGGCTTTCATGCCTCGAACGGCATCCTGTTCAATCACGAGTCGCCCCGGCGCGGTGAGACATTTGTGACGCGCAAGATCACTCGGGCGGTCGCCGCGATCAGCGCAGGCAAGCAAGACTGTCTCTATCTCGGCAACTTGAACGCCCTGCGCGATTGGGGCCATGCTCGCGATTTCGCCGGAGCGATGTGGTGCATGCTACAACAACCGGAGCCGGGCGACTATGTGATCGCCAGTGGCGAGACGCATTCGGTGCGGGAGTTCGTCGAACTGGCGTTTGCGGAAATCGGGATTGAGATCGGCTGGATGGGAGATGGCGTAGACGAATACGGCTTCTCAAGAAAGACTGGCCGTAAGCTCGTTCATGTTGACCCAAAGTATTTCCGCCCGACCGAAGTCGATGCGCTGCTCGGCGATCCGTCGAAGGCGTTTGAGAAGCTTGGATGGAAGTGTCAAGTCAGCTTCCATGAACTCGTGCGCGAGATGGTCGCGCATGATGTTGCAGAGGAAACCAAGCCATGAACGAAGACACGCGCGTCGCTGTGTGTTGTTATGCTGGTGACCGACAACAAGTCGTCAACGCTCTCGATATCTATCTGCACCACGATTGTCCGCTCGTAGTCCTATCACCCGAAGACTCGAAGGTTGAGATACCGGATGTCGAGACGCGCTTCGGTGGCGAGCGTTGCTATATTGGGGAAAAAGCAATCACTCGTATGCGAGAGCATCTTAAAATCTTGCTGACTTTCCCGGAAAACTTCTTCTTGATCCACGACGCTGACTCATTCTGTCTCACGCCGAAACTTCCTGACTACCTTTATGCGGAGCCGGACCTGCTGTGGACAAACCTCAAGCTCGATGACATCCCGCAACAGCAAGCATTCTATCCCGAAGGATTTCCCCACATCGCCCTTCATCCCCCGTGGTTCATGTCACGCAAGACAATCGAGGGATTGCTCGCCGTCGCCGATGGTGTTACCCCGAACCCGGAGATGCTGTTCATCGACTACTGGCTCATCCAATTGGCGATCAAAGCCGGACTGCACTGGAAGGGATTTCCCGAAGCGGTCAGCTTCCCGACTTACGATCCCTTCTTCGCCGGAGCCGCGTGGGATGCCGTGCGCTATCGCGGAACGACCTTTGTTCACGCAGTCAAGACGCGAGAGACTTTGATGTGCCTCATGCACGCGCACAAGCTATACAACGGGGATCATTCGTGAATAAGAACACGCGCGTTTCGGTGCATTGCTACGCAGGGGACCTTGCTCAAGTGTCCTCGGCTCGTGAGATGTATCTGCACCACGAGTGCCCGGTCACCATCATGTCTCCGATAGACTCGAAAGTCGAAATTCAACAGCCCGGCATCGAGAGCCGCTTCGGCGGCAAGCGCGCGTACACCGGGCAGCTTTCGCTCGACCGTCAGTACGAGCACTTGAAGATGCTGTTGGAGTACCCGGAGGACTTTTTCCTGTGCCACGACTCGGATAGCGTTTGTCTCTCGCCGAAAATCCCGGACTACCTCTACGCTGAGCCGGATTTCTTGTGGTCAAACCTAGTCGTCGATAACGTGCGGGAGCGCGAACTCGGGTTCTACATGGATGGATTTCCACGGCTCGCTTTCCAGCCGCCGTACTTCATGAGCCGAAAAGTGATCGAGCGACTACTTGCCCCCATCATGGACAAGAACCTCGACATGAACCCGACGCTTCCTTTCATAGATCATTACATGGTGCAACTGGCGGTCAAAGCCGGGGTCCCGTGGAAGAATTTCAGCGATGGGATTACTGGACCAATTTCTTCGGACCGCCGGTCTTTTGAGTTGGGGTGGAACGCGGCTCTGCGCGGGGCGGTCATGATCCACTCTGTCAAGGCTCCGGAGTTCTGGCGACCTCTTATGCAGGCACGCGAACTTTATCTCGCTGGCAAGTCTGCGCCACCACCGCCGATGCCCCCGGCTATGTCGTGGTCAAAAGAACAGAGTCACTCACGAACTCAGCTAATGCGAGACGAAGCACAAATCGCTCTCGCGCGGTCGGGTCGCAGTCCCCGTCCATCGCATCAACAGTCAATTTTGGAGACGCAACGCTTGATGTTGCAGCGTCGCGCCCACATCGCTGCTATGAACCCCCGAGGGAAAGCATGAAACAGTCAGACACCATTCTCGTGACCGGCGCGCTTGGCCTCGCCGGGTCCGCCGTTGTCGATCATCTCGAAGCTCAGGGCTTCTCCAACGTAGTCGGCATAGGACGGTCGAACTGCGATCTGCGCGACTTCAACGCCACCGCCAAATTGTTCGAACAGGTTCACCCGGTCTACGTCTTCCATGCCGCCGCCCGCGTCTACGGGATAATCGGCAACATGAAGCACCAAGGTCTCGCATACCTCGAAAACACGCTCATAAATACCGCCGTGATCGACGCCTCGAAGCAGGTCGGCGTGAAAAAGATTGTCGTCATGGGTACGAACGCGATCTATGCGTGGCCGCCTAAAGTCACGCCGATCCCTGAGTCAACTATCTTCGACGGTCGCCCGCACGGCTCGGAGAGCGCCTACGCACACGCCAAGCGCGGGATGCTCGCCATGCTCGAAGCCTACGGTGACAGCTACGGCCTCGATTGGGTCTACCTCGTCTCGGGCAACCTGTACGGGCCGCGCGACAAGTTCGATCCAGTCAACGGGCACGTGCTGCCGTCGCTGATCTGGAAATTTGATATGGCGGAGAAATTGGGCACGTCAGTCGAGTTGTGGGGCGACGGCTCGCCGGAGCGTGACTTCCTCTACTCCAAAGACCTCGCTCGGATCGTGCATATCACGATGGCCAATGTGAGCGGGGCTATCAACATCGGCAACGGCACAACATGGAGCATCAAGCAGGTCGTCGAGAAACTGTCGGCGATCAGCGGCGTATCGCCCGACCGGGTGAAGTACGACACCAATATGCCGAACGGGCGGATGTGTTGCACGCTTGACTTGAGTCGGCTGCGCGGGCTTGGGTTCGCGCCGGAATACTCGCTCGACCGGGGGCTACAGGAAACTTGGGATTGGTATCGGGAGAACGCAAATGCTGCGGAGAAGCGGAAAGATAGTTGAGGGGCGTTTTGCTCACGCGCAGAACGACGAGTTCTTCTTGATCGAAGTGCTGTGCGGCACATATGAGGAAGCGCAAAGTGCCGCCACGCTCTATATGTGCAATCATCGGATGCCCGGCGGCAACCTGATATGGCGCGAGGGCGGCCCGGACAGTCACGGTCCGGTGTTCTACGCTTCCACTCCGGAGATCACGTTCCGAGTTCGGCAATGACCGATACCGTCGCGCTGGTCATAGGCGGCGGCAATGATCCGCTCGCCGAATACGTCGCGGCGCTCAAGCTGTGCGCCGCCGCCGGGTTGCCGTGGAAGGTTTTCGTCTGCAACACCATGATCGAGGACTTCCCCACCGCTATTGACCACGGTGTCACTCTGCACCCGGACAATCTCGTCGGGTGGCTATCGCGTCGTGAGGCTGCCGGGAGAGCGCGCCCCGCTGTCCTGTGGGCGCATCGAGGCTACGCGAACGTCGATCAGTGGACCCGCGACTGGCTTGGGTCGGTTGGTCTGTTCGCCGTCAAGATCGCGCGCGAAGAACAGTATCGGAAAATAATCTGTTGCGGAGTTCCGATGGAGCCGGAGGGGCTGCACTTCAAACGTCAAATACCGTGGGTCAATGCGCACGGATTTCGGCGCTCGTGGCTCTCGCACATTCGGGAACTCGCACCATTCGTGCGTAGCATGTCAGGCTGGACGCAAGAAATACTTGGAGCGCCAACGCTCGAATGGCTGCGTTCCGACATCCCGGACCCGCGCCCACCGTCGCGATCAAGCCGAAATTACCATATGAAGGCTTGAAGTTAGACCCTCGTCAATCCTTTTGTTGACAAACGGGGCAGTTTCGTATAGTTAACGGGATACATTAACCCCCTTCCCCCGGAGACCTCCCATGCTTAAACTCGCTCTTGACGGCTTTTGGCTACTCGGCGCACTTGGCGCGGTGTTCCTGCTCGGTGTGTTCTCGTCTCAGTACATCAAAGACAAAATCAGCGGAGTCCCGTCCGATCTCCGGGCCGCGCTCCGGGCGCTCGAAACAAAAGCTTCCGCCGATGTGGCCACCGCGAAGGCCAAGGTAGTTGCCGATGCGGTAAAGACCATCAGCCCCGCGATGCCTGTCGTTGTGAAGCCCCTCACTCCGGCTCCACTTGTCAATCCGAACCCGGCTCAACCGGCGGCGTAAGCGTAATGTCGCCGTCCGCCGTCTATCTGTACTTGCTTCTGTCGCCTATTGGTCCCGGTGACCCGGTGGCAGTTGTGCACGATAAGACCTTCGGCTCGATTGCAGAATGTGAGGCTGAGAAGCCACGCGCACTGCTCGCGGACATGAAGATAATTTTGGACAAGGGTGTCGCCCTTGTGATTATAGACAGCCGATGCGACACGGAAGAAGGCATGACACGGTTCTTAGCCAAAAAGGTTTCAATATGACCGAACCCGCCGCGCCAGTTGTTCTCGAAGTCGCACCCGCTCGCGTGGTGCAGACTGACCCGACGCAAATCGGGAAAGAGACGCCGCGTCAGCAAGCGCAGTTGTGGTTCGATCCGAACTGGCGAGACTTTCACAAGCTGTGGTCAATGCGGGCGCAATTCGTGTTGATGGCCTTCACCGCCGCGTACATGATCGTACCTGCGTTCATGTCGTGGCTCCCGCCGCGCTTGTTCGCGGCCATCGTCATCTTCATCGTCTTTGTCGGCGGCATCTTCCGCTTGATGAACCAAAAGGGCGTTGACCTATGATTTCCACACATGATCTTCATTGGGCGGCGGGGTTTTTAGATGGCGAAGGGTGTTTTACTCTTAGCAGGCGCACGCCAGTTGTGTCCTCCGGTCAAAAATATAGCCCGTCGCTTGAAAAGCTCAAACGTATTTTCGGGTACGGAAATATATGCTTGCGCCGGAAAAAACCACTCTTTATTTGGTCGATAGCAGGCTATCGGGCCGCTGCTATAATGATGACCCTCTACCCCCTGTTGTCGCCGTACCGCCAAAACCGGATACGTGAAATACTGACCATCTTCAAAAATACCCGCAAAGGGCGGCACACTAGGTATAACCCACATGAGTGACACGAACAACCCCGCTCTCGACACCGAAGTTACGAAGATCAACCCGAAGGGTCGCGGCGGGTGGGTCGCCGTCACGGTTGCGTTCCTCGTTGTTGTCGAGGGTATGACGAACATGCACGGCGGCAAGTCGGTCGGTGAGCATCAAAGCTTCGATCCGCGAGGCGTCAACACCGTCTGCTACGGCCACATCGAGAACGTGAAGATCGGTGACACATACACAAAAATTCAGTGCCAAAAGATGCTCGCGGATGATTTGCCGCGCTACGAGAAGATGCTTGAGCGTTGCATCCATGTTCCCATGCCGGGATACAGGCACGCGGCTATGCTCTCGGCCACCTACAACATTGGCGGCGGCGCTATGTGCAAGTCGAGCATGGCGCGCTACATCAACGCTGGTGAGCCGAACAAGGGCTGCGATGCGCTGTTGCTGTACGACAAGGCGGCGGGCCGAGTCCTGCCGGGTCTCGTCAGCCGTCGCAAGGCCGAACGCAAGATGTGCTACAATGTGAACGAGCCGCCTATCCCCGACGAGGAAGTCATGAGGGAGCCGCACGTCAACGTCGATCAGGCGACGGCCATCAAGGAAATGAAAAAGGTTGACCTGACCGCGCCCGCGCGAGAGCCAGTTATGAAGCCCCCGGTCCCCGAACCTAAGCCCGGGTTCCTCGGCTGGCTTATGGAAAAATAATCAGATGACAACGAAACGCCAAAACTCCCGCGCCGCCGAGAAGCGCCCCTATTCGAGCGCCGCCGCAAAAGTAGCGCGGACAAACTATATGCGTCGATTTCATATCAAGCACAAGTTTGGTCTGACACTTGAAGCATGGGAAGACCTATTTGATGCACAGGGTCGGGCTTGCGCGATTTGCAAAAGCCCAACCCCGAACGGAACGGCTGGAAGAAATGGTATGCCTACATGGGCGACCGATCATAACCACGAAACAAGAAAGGTTCGCGGTATCCTGTGCAACAACTGCAATCATGGGCTTGGTCACTTCAAAGACAATCAAACCCTGTTACGGCTTGCAATAGAATATCTCGACAAAGCGGGGGAATAAGATGTGGGCCATCGACCATCTAATGACTTCGGCGCAGCTTTTCTTCGCGGGCGCGTGGTCGAGTATCTGGCACAAGGGCATCCTGTACGGTGTCATTGCCGCCAGCATCTTCCTCGCAGTCGGCAGTCAGTTGCTCGCGGGCATCCCTGCGGTCGGCCCGGCTCTCGCCGCTTTCTTCAAGCCGCTGCGCAAAGACTTGCTGTGGGTGGCGTTCATCGCGGGCGTTATTCTCGTCTCCGAATACGTCGGCGCGGTTGATGCCCGCAAAGAGTGCGTAGCAAAGACGGTCGTGATTGAGAACGTCACCGACAAGGCAGTCGCTAAGACCAAAACTCCGGCGGCTCGCGCCGCCAAGGACCCATGGGATAATCCGGAGAATTAAACATGCGCAGAGAAATCGTAATTTTCGCCGTCGCCAGCGCCACGCTCTTGCTTGCGGGTTGCGATCTCAAGTCACAACTACCGCCGTCATCCATCGCGCCGATCTGCCGGGCGCTGATTGGGCCAATCAAGTACACATCCACGTTGAAGTCCCCGATGTCAAAACGGTTCGCCGCCGCGCTTCTCGCTATGGATTTGAAGCAGCGTAATCAAGTCGGCGTCAATCTCGGGTGTCCTCAATACAAGTAGAAACATTAGGGGTAGGGGAATGGCATGGGACCCGGACGACGAGCTATCTACGGGGCCACTCGATCCGCAGGAGCGGCGCATCACGCGCCGAGTTCTCCGGTGGTTCGAGCGCCGCATACATTGGCACAACTTAGTGCGCCTTTGGGGCGTGTGGCTCATTGGCTTGCCAACAGCCATGCTAACTGTATGGACGATTATTCACATGCTCACAGGACCGGGAACTCCCAAATGAACAGGGCAATGGCAATCTTTTATTCCCATGTCGTGCCAGCATCTTTCGCACTGTTTCTCGGCGTCACTGCCATCATGGCGATTGATCGCGCATCACCAAGCACAATGGTATGGGGCAAGGTCATTCCGCCAGTTGTTGATGTCGGGCAGATTGTGACCTTTCATTACGGGCAAATCAAACACTCTGAATACGGCGGCGTTGTTCATCGAAGCCTAATTGATAGCGCGGGAGTTATCTTCTACCTCTCGGACTCCCCTGTTGTGAACGATCAAATCAAGAAGCTCAACGTTGAACAAGAGATCATCAAGGAGTTCCCGATCCCGTATGGCATGAGTCCCGGCCCCGCGAAGTATTATTCTGACGCCGAACTCTACAAGAAGTGGAATTATGTGCAATGGGCCTTTCCCACGAAGAACCTTTACTCCTACTCCTTTGACGTTCGTCGTCCGATAGATGGAAGATGCAAAATAAAATAGCTGTCCTCATGTTGGCGGCGTTCTTGCTCTCGCCGTCTAGCGCCGAGGCGCGGTGCTTTTTATTCTTTTGCTCGCCGTCTCACCACCATCACCGTCAAATCCCGCGCGAGCGAAATACCAAACCGTTCTGCCGGGGTATCGTTGATGCGTTCTCAAAATCCGCGAGCACACCTGAGACCTTCGCCCGATCTTTTCCTTCTAATAAACAGGGGGAGGTCTTAAAATGCCTATCCGCCAAGAACTAGATCGCATGTTTGCGATGTATCAGGTCATAGTCGCACGGGCACTGCCGCCCATTCTTGCGACTTTGCTCGGGGTCGCGACTATCATGATATGCGACCGCCGCGAACCCTTAGATATATCCAGCTTGACTATCACGCCGTCGCCTGTGCGACCGGGCGAGGCGTCCTATATAATCTTCCAAGCTCGCGAACTCCGCGCCTGCGAGGGCAACGTACATCGGTGGGTAGAGGACTCGTCAGGGCGCGTCTTTACCTTCGCTCCGGAGCCAACTATCTATCCTGCTTTATTAGAGAAGACTTCACGACAGTTTGTGAAACAGTTCACCATCCCATTCGGGATAGCGGGAGGCCCGGCGACCTATCATTCGGATATCCAGCGGTGGTGCAACGGCCTGCAATGGGCAGTGTGGCGCTTCCACTACAGCTACACAGCACCGTTTGTTGTCGCGACGATAAGGGGAGGCGGCGAAAATGCCCCCGTTGCTGAAAAGTGATCTCACCACAGCCTTGATCCGCTATCGTCGGCCCGATCACCTGTGGCTTCTCCAAGAATATATTTGGCAAGACATGGACACCGCGCCCGTGTTCCCGCGCCTGCGCAAGTTCATTTTGTTCTGGCAGACGAAGCTCGACGGTCCCCTTCATTCGGTCACGGTGATGCACGGACTCGGCGGAAAAGAATTTTACTTTGCAGATCACTACGATACTCTCCACTGAAAACGGTTCACTGTAGACTCGGCGACGCTAGTGTGCTATTCAAGCTATATGATCCGCGATCCCATTGACCCCTATAATCTGCGACTAGCCCAAGTTCAAAATCGTGGTCGCAAAATTGCGACACGAATAGCGTCCAGTGGTGGAGTAATCCATGATGATCTCATTGAGGCTGGCATCAAGCTAACGCCAGAGCAGGCCAAGGCACGGGCTAAGGTACTCGGGTCTACGCGACGGAAAGCGCGACGGTCAATGCCTGTGGTCGGGGCGCGGCGGGCCGCGCGACAAGCATACTTCGCTATGGCTGAGAAGCCGTGGAGACGAAAAGCGCGACTGCGTGCTCGGAAAGCAAAGGCAAAAGAAAAAGCGAAAGCATGGCGGTTGCAGCACGCTATGAGTGATCCTGAGCGAGAGCGCAAGGATAAAAAGAAATTAAACACCGCCGCTTGCAGAAAAGCATACGCATTGGCGTGCCGGAAGGCGCGCGCTAAGGGCAAGGAAAAGCCGGTCTATAGAACTTTCTACGGTACTTGGCGGTTTACTCATTTAGATCGAGGCGCACACCGCAGGATCGCCACTCGTCTTCGCCAGCGTGTCCATAAAATCATCAGAAATGGCCAGCGGGGCGGTTCCGCTGTCCGCGATCTTGGTTGCCCGGTAGGGGAGTTCAAACTTTACATTGAGGCACAATGGCAGCCTGACATGACGTGGGATAATTGGGCAATCGACGGGTGGCATCTCGATCACATAATTCCACTCGCAAAATTTGATCTGACTGATCGCGCACAATTTCTGCAAGCATGTCACTTCACAAATTACCAACCGCTGTGGAGCGTTGATAATATGCGCAAAGGCAGCCGACCAACCCGCTAAAAAACATTTTCAAAAAGACGGTTGGACGCACAATGCGCTCGTGCTATAAACTCGCATCACCGAGAGGAAATCCAATGTTCTTGCACGATAGAGACATCGACAAGATCGCAGAACGGCTCGCGGATCGTCTTCGAGTCGTCATTCAAGAAGGGAACATGGCTATGGTAGATGCAGTTGCGGACCTCACGGCGGGGGTCACTGACGCGCTCGCCGAAATCGGAACCATCGTCACGCAGTTGGAAACGGATGTCGCCGCACTGGCGAACATCGCGCCCGACAACACGGCGGCGATTGAGGCACAGGTCGCCAAGCTGGCGACCGGCGTCGCGGCGGCTCGCACCGCTCTAGCGCCTGCCACTGCGGCGGTCGCCGACGCGGCTACGGGAGCGTCCGGTGTACCCGGCGCGTCCGGTGCGTCCGGTGCCGATCCCGGTGCGTCCGGCACCCCGCTTACGGCGTAAATGATTTGGGGAGGGAGGCAGGAGGCCGTCCAAGGCCCACCACCCGAACCGAAGGGAGAGCGCGGGGACCGCAAGGTCTCCGCGTTTTCTTTTAGCCCGGCATACACGTCTGTTGCTCGCGCGCTTGCTTGGCGTAATAGGCGACGTGCGCAAGCCATGTCAGATTGAAGGCGACGACGAATAGGCCGCCAGTGAACGAGCACCACTGGCCGAGATGCGGGTAGAAATATAAATTGTAAATCCCCCACGTCGATGTCCACAAGACCGTGGGCCAGTAGAACCCAAGGACCTTGCGGTCATGGCGCAGTTTCAATATCCCCTTGAACAAGAATATCGAGAGACCGCCTTCGAAGACGCCATTGGCGAGGTCCGGGAGCGATATGCTCCCGAAGAACGAAACGAGTGAGCCTACAATCGGAGTCATTAGTGGCACGCCCGAATTTCGTAGCCGTTCGTCGCGCGCTTTAAGCAGCTATCGTGCGCGGCGGATGTGATGGCTACCCCATCGAAGATCAGGCCGATGAACATCAAGCCGCCGATTAACATCGCAGGAAATACGCCGCCCCACATGATGCCCCAAAATAGAGCTATCCCCATGCGCTCGCGCCAGTTGGCGACGTGCCACGGCATACCGGGGTCAAATCCGTGCGCGCCCGTGCGCCGGTTTTCCTCGATCTTCTCCGCGTCCCATTCGGCGCGGGTGCACGTTTTTAAGTTCATGTCTTCCTCCGAATTACACGTCGAGTCCGAGATCGCGATTGGTCCGCGCGCCGCCCCATACGAACCATGGGGTCGTTTTCGGGTTGAGCCGCTTCTCGTCGAGGTACATCGGCCACTGCGCGGTGAACCCGTGCTTCGGATGGATGAAGGCGAGCGCCTGCGATGGCCTAGACGCCTTCACGCGCAATTGCAAGTGCGCGTAAGTGTTGTGGCCCATGAGCGCCGGGCTGAGCAGCACGGGCGTCCCGTCGCCGCGTGGCAAGTAGAAGTGATAGTGGCCGATGACGAGCGTGTCGAAGTCGCGCCCGATCTGGCGTTGCTGCGCGCCGATCTTCATTGCGCCGCGTGCGATTGGGCCTAGCGCGCCGATCAGGCCGTCACCGCCCTTGACGCCGAGTGTGTCGCCGTGAGTCGCCATGACGCGGTGCCCGAAGATCGAGAAGTGAGCATCGACCTCGTTCGGCACATACACGCTCACATCCGGATCGTTGCGGAAGTATTGTTCGATGTGGCAATAGATCAGCCACTCGTAGCTTTCATAGACACGGTTGTTGATGCGCGGCTTGACGGTGTTGCGCCCGTGATTGCCGGGCACACAGATGATGGCGAGATGTTTGAATTTCTTTTTCCATGAGAGTAGCAGACCGATGATGTGGTTCTCGACCTCGTTGACTGACCACATGATCGGCCCGTCATTGGTCTCACGCAGGTCTTCGTGGATGTTGCCGGTTATCATGTCGCCTAGAATGGCGACGACCGCGCCCGGATAGTTCGGGTTCGTCATGTGATTGAAGCAAAGGTCGATGACTGTATCGCTCAGCACATGCACTCGCTTGCGCGCGATGGCCCGATTGAACTTGTTGATGCCGCCGACTTGATCGGGATCGACGATCTCGCCCCAATGCCAGTCGTTCAAACAAATGAGTGGAATGCCCGTCGAGCTTTTGCCCGGTTCACGGTTGAGCCACTTAGGCGGCTCCGGCGAGTATTCCTCAAGCTGGAAAATATCCCGCCGCACCTTCTCGGCGCTGTCATTGACTTGCGTCGTCTCTCGGACGAGGCGTTCGAGTTGTATAAGCCGTGTGTTCTTTTGGCGGATTAGCTTTTCCGCGTCGGCGAGTCGCTCGGCGTCTGATTTTAGTTGGCTCGGCATTGACGTAATTCCTTCTTGTTTCACGGCCCTTCGGCGATTTGCTATAGGCACGTTTGCGTTCGAGATACTTGGTAGTCATACGATAGCGCCGCAGGCGTTCCCGCCCTTTCGGACTGCAATTGTAGCGATCATACTTGTTCAAGCTCTTTTCTTCCGGCGACGCTTCTTGTGGCGAGGACGAACGGGTAGCCGCGCAGTCGGATCATCCTGATTGACACTGCACGCAAGTTTCTGCAAGTCCTTGACCGTCATGCGAAGCGGCTTCCCTTTGTGTGGGCCGCCGTATATGACGATAGGAAAACGCTGTCTGATCTTGCTGAGAATTTGCAGGTAACTATAGCCGATATGCCGCGTCCCAAGGCCAGTGTCAAGGGTGACAGGATGGAGCAGAAGCTTGATGGCGTACTCTTTAACCGTTTTATATTTGCGCGCCATGCCTACCATCCTGCCGCCGCCCGTAAAAGCACTTGCGTCATCGGCTCAGTTGTATAGCCGAGAACGCTCAAGATTTCAAGGTCAATCTCCGGCGCTACGATATTATCGTACTCGCGTCCGGGTATGAGGTAAAGTTTTGCTTGACTAGCTTCACCGACCTGCATCAGCACATAGTGGTGGCGGCTCCCGGCGGCGGTGCGCTCGCGGTGCCAATCCGATTGCGATGGGCGTGACTTCGGGCGGATTGGAGTCTTGGCCTTGGCGGGTCGAGCGCATGATTTCAACTCAGCCCATATCTGCTGCCCGTTAATAGCGCCTTCTACATCGGGCGTGCCTTCATCGACCATGTTCTCGATGCGTGTCAGCATGACGCGATGGCCGAGTAGCTTCAACGCGACGCCGCCCTTCTTCACGCGCTGCCACAGACTTTTTTCTAGCGCCATGCTATTTCACGTGCCGGTAGATTGTGCGAGTCGTCCCGGCCATCGGTGTGAGCAGCCACTTCCCCTTTGCGAGTGGCAGCCCCGTCATGACGGCGGCGTCGATCTGCCGATTGGTGATCTCGCGCGTCACGGCTTGCACGCGAAAAGCGGCAATCTGTTCGGGCGATAGCTTTGCCGACTCACTCACTTTGACGCTCGCGACGGTCCGAGACCGCGTTCTTCTTCGAGATCGAGTTGAAGCTGCGCCATGAGACGCCAGATCGCTTTCGCGAGATGATAGGTCCCGTCCGTGTCCTTGCCGTCGAGACCGAGGCGCTTGCAGCCGCCACGCTCCATGATGTGCCGGACGGCAGTGTTGCACTGATCCATCGACTTGCCGCGCGCCCAATGCAGTTCCTCGCCGGGATTGTGCTGCGCATTCCCCGCCGCGCTGACCTTGGCAACTTCAATCGCGGAGAGCGGAAAGTAGTCGAGCAGGCCGGTGACAATCGGGATGCCCTTACGCTCGTTGTAGTCGGTGGCGAAGTACGGCTTGGGTTCGAGTACAGACGGCGCGCTAAGAAGCTTTCTTAGTTTCGCTTTTGCTTTTTGGCGGTGTGTTGTCATTGGATGTGGGCCTCACATTATGGGGACAGTTGAAGTGCGTGCTGTACGTGCAATGGCAAGCCGCGCCGAGAGCGCACGGCCATGACTTGATCTCTGCGAGAGGCTCGCGGGTCAAGGGATGGAGGCCGCGATCTTGCGGATGTCGGCGAGCAGGCCGTCGAGGAAGCCGCAGAATAGACTCGGCACCGCGTCTTCATCGTCGGTGTGCGCCGGACCGGGGCCAGTGAGCAGATCGGCACGCGCGGCAATCGAGGCGACGCCTTCGCCCGCGCCATAAGCGGTGCGGCCAATCGCGTACTGAGCTTGATTGAGTTTGGGCATTCGGGGACCTCCAAAGGCCGGGACCCTTGTGGCTTGGGGGTCCCGTTAGATCGCGTCCTAAGCCTCGCGGCCAGTGCCATGCGATGCCGGTGCGTAGCACTGGTTGCCGGGGCAGTCAAGTGGCCGGGGTCGCTTCATGGGAGTCGGCTTCGAACCTTCCCCTCCACGTTGCCCCGGTTACGCTTTCCACAAGCGGGCCGATCCACACTGCAAGCCTAGCCACGTTGTTTCCGGGGACCTTCCCGGTTCGATCCTAGATGTCGTGACCATCAAGTAGCCGCTGGTTAGGCGGCGTGACCTATGCGCTATCGCGTATAAAATCAGTTTATGCGCGTTCGCGAATAAAGTTCGGCGGGGCCAGATCGCGAATAGGCCCCGCCGAGTTTCCAGAGATCGGCGGGGCCAGTAGACCCCGCCGTCGCCGGTAGCTGTTACGCCGGGATCAACACCTTGTCCTTTTCGGCGTTGAAACGAATACAAGAAACAGACATTCGCCGTTTAGTTTCTTCGGAGTGCGACTTACCATTGTTTCTCGGCGGCGGAGTCTTTACCGGCTTATCATAGAGACGATCTTTTGACCATCCCCACTCGACGCGCTTTCTATAAATCTCATTCCAATCAGCCCGTGCTTCACCAACCGCTTTTTCTTCGGGAGTCGCTGCGTGCAGGTTTCGATACGCCTCAACCGATAAGTACCATTCGTTCTCCGGCGCACCGGCTCTCATGCGCCGCAGAGCAGTGAGCGGCTTGACCCCTGCAACCACGGCGCGGGCTGATACACTATCGGGGTGGCCGCGCGAAACACAACGCGCTCCTATAGGAGCATCTAACATATCTTCCGGCCAGCCTCTTGCTTTTCGGTCCGCAACCTTTTCTCGCCAGTGTTTCCATGCTTGGTCAAAGCCGTTCGCTTGGCGCTCTTTTGCAATCCCGTCCTCAATGATGATTTGCTTTGCAATCTCAGCCCAAGCTTCCGGACTATGAACTCGGGCAGTGTACTCGGATAATTTGACGGCAATCTCTTTATCAATACGCTTATAGTGCCCATCATGCGCGAGCAGGTGGCATGTCTCTACGCAAAGAGAAACGCAGTTAGCCGGATCGTGCAAGCGAGACGGATTAGCAATGTACGGTTCAATATGGTGGGCATCGAGGGGGACGCCGCGCCGCCCGCAGAGTACGCAAGTGAAGTTGTCCCGGCGCTTTATACGCGGGGCGGTTTTCACTGAGAAACTAATTCGGTCTGCTCGACACATGATCTCTATCCGAAAAAGTGGGGGGCCACTTTCAATGGCCCCCCGTTGTGTTTAGGCTGCGATCAATACTTTGTCCTTGATGCGGGGCAGGAGAAGTTGCATTCCGCGCCCCTTCATCACGTTTCCCGTGCCGAACTGAGCAGAGGCGAACCGGGCCTCACTCTCGTTGTCGCCGCGCGCCGACCGATCATGATCGACGTAGCGGGTGATCGCCTGCAAAGCGGTCCAAGCGTCGCCGCCCTGACCATTCCGCTCGCCGACCGTGGTGCGGTAGGCTTGGTTCAACGCCGCGAACTGATTAAGCTTGCGGGTCGAGGTATCTTCCTTCGCCTGATCGAAGGGGATGTCGAGCAGCGTCTTGAAGAACTGCGCGACTTCCTCTTTCGCCATCTCGTTCTGCGCCAGCGCATCGCCGATCTGTTTGTAGTTCGCGACGCCCTGAGCCAGCACGGCCAGTTCCTTGCCGACGCGGGCCGCATCGAACTTCGAGCGGTGCGTGGTACGGATGCAAGAGTTGCCATCGGCCAGCGCGGTGTCGAGAGTGTTATTGCAGACCACGCGGGTTTCGGTCATCTTGTTGATGGTCGCACGAGTCGCGTCGAACGTGGTGGACATGAGCACACGGGCCGTATGCTTTTCGCCAGCGACAGTGTGTTCGCCGTTGAACTTGGCAGTGGCCCAAATGATCGCGCCGCCCTTGAGCGAACCGGCAACGTCGAGTTGGAAGCGGTCATCGACCGAAATGTAACGGTCAAACCAATCGAGGACTTCCGAAGGTTGGTGGGGCTGATAGCCGTCAGAGGCGAAGCCGAGAACCGCGCCAGTGTCGTTGCGCACGATAGCGCGTTTGTTGTCGATCTCGACGATGCGTTTATCAGCGGCGATATGCGCGAAGTCGGGGCCGTTCAAGTTGGTGAAGACGGGAGTGAGGATGGCCGAAAATTCGAGGCCAGCCTGTTTGCGCCATTCGGCGGTCGCTTGGCCCGCCAGCATCTCTTGACCGTGATGATGCCACACGTCCTTGCGCGAGCCGAGGTAGGCGATGTTTGCGCGGTCGTTTGAGAAGTCGATATTGTCAGCCATTGAAGTAGTCCTTTTATGGGGCGAGATCGCCCTCTGTTCCGGGCCGGTAGCGGCCACGACCGGAACATAGCTCATTGGATTTTGAATGCAAGAATAAAATGGCACGAGTTGAAGCGATGGTTAAGGCCCGGTTAACAGGGCCTTTTCCACTGCCGGGCCGGTTTTGGCGCTTTCCGGTGGAAAAATCAATAGGTTCAACAGCTTAGACCCGTATCCGGGATACGGTGTTGAAATCGAGCCTTTAGGGGCCGCCGCTCGACACCTGAAAAACAGGCCCGTGGCGACCTAGAAACGTGTTTCTAGGAGGTTTGATGCAATCGGGCGTCCGATGCCGCGCCCGATCCGGGGGCGCAGCGGCGCGCGGCTCCGCCGGGGCCTGCCCGTATCCCATGGCCTGTAGCGCCTTGGCGACTAGATTGAGCACGTGTTCGGCTTCCCGGCGGTGATGGCGGACCTCGCCGGACCGGCTAGGCTTCCGCCGGTCGAGCGCCGCCGTGGAGCGGCCCCGGTAAGACTCGACGTAATAATGCCCCTCGCCGGGCGGCGCGTCCTCGTTGGTATTGCAGATCACAAAGCGCGCAAGCTCCCGGTCTCGGGTCTTCGAAATCGCACTTCTCAGGTGGACGTTTATCTCGATCATCGGCGTCGCCTCTTAAACTCTTGCGGGGTGCGCCGCCGCTGCGCGGTCGAGCGGACATTGCGTCGGGCCTTGAACATTATCACGCCATCGCGGACGCGAAATCGAAAGTCTTGGATCAGGCCACAATCACAGCACGCAATCTTATGGAGGCGAGCGGCTGAAACCCATCCGGTCCAGCCGCTCGCGAACACTTCATGCTTGGTGTAGTGCGCGCCCATTATCGTTCGATTGGCCCTCTGTCGCCTTTGCGCGGCTCGCGCTTTTCATCGACGCGATAGTGCCCCGGCAACCCGGCGGAGCCAAAGCTGGCGACCGTCTTGCCGTTGTCGTTCATCACGTAGGCGTTGCCGGGCACGTCGAATACGCATGTCGTGTTGTCAGCAAAAGTGGCGTGGGCTTGGGCACGTTGCTCGCCACCGGGATTGAGTCCGTCTGGCTCGCGCTCGAAGCTTACCGTCGAGACTCCATCGTGAAGTTGGAATGTCTTTCGGCTGTCATCGTCCGCCGCGTTTTCGGCGCTCATGATCTTGAGTAGCATTGTAGTTCTCCTAGTGATGTGCGCTCTCGCGCGGAAACGTCTCCCGGTCTCTCGACCGGGAGATCGCAGGTTAGTCGCAGATGTAGACCCATCCGGCGACCGGAAGCCAATTCCAGCAGGGATCGCCACGATACAGGTCGCGGTCGTGACCACCATGGAAGCCACGATGGAAGTGATGTTCGCCACGATTTTCGTCACGGTGTTCGCCGCGACGCTCGTCACGGCCATCGCGACGCTCGCCGCGATCCTCGTGACGCCCGCCAACGCCGACGCCGATATGCGCGCCACCGATATTGATGCCAACTCCGGCATCCCCACGATGATCGCCACACGGTTCGGCAAACGCTAATGCTGTCGAGAACATGAGCGCCGCCGTAATAAGTAACAACTTTTTCATTCTATCCTCCGGAGTTTGGTGTTGAGTCTCGCCTCTACTGTGTCGCGTCGTTCGATCTCACCCGGCGAGACGCGGGTGGCAAGCCATTCAGCGGGTCCAAGATAGATGACCGCTCGAAATGCACGTTTGGGATCGTCGATTAAGTCGCCGTCATTGTCCCACATATTTGTGACCGGATGGAAGTCCCCGTCATGAAAGAAGACGAACTTGTCGCGCGGCACGCTGTCGAGAGTGTCGGTCATTTCATACGCCTTCTCTCGACCTCAACCGAAGACGCTACCACCGCCGCCTTCAACTCGTCCCGCTTTTCAGCAAACTTAGCATTGAATGCGGCGACCGCCTCTGCGGGGATCGGGCCAAAGCCATATTTCAGCATCGCTTCGGGACCAAGCCATTCATCAAAGTCGGTGCCCAATGTCATCGAGCCGGAAGTCCTATGTCCAGCCTCGGGGTTGACCACCTTAACGGCGGTGTTGATCGCATCAACGAAGTCTTGTGGCATTCTCATTTGAGTGTCGCCCTGTTCGTGCGCGGATTGTATTTGTATTCGGATTTCTTGTGGCCAGTCTGTTGCGCGGCGCGGTCCTTGGCGCGACCGGCTGGCCCCATAGCCGTGCGCGAGCGCCCCTTCGCTGTCAGTCGTCCGGCGGCGTCGATCACGCCGTGCTCGCGCAAGTGCGCGACCGCTTCGGCTCGCGCGCCCGGCACGCCCTTCGCCTCTAGCTGGCGAGTCAGCCGGTCCACCATCGAGCCGTACTTAATCATTCTTTGTCCGCCTTCTTCATCAGCCAAAATTTATAGCTGTCGATGATCCAGTTGATCTCGCCCAACGTCATGCCGTCGCATTCCTCGTGATAAATGTCGCCGTTCTCACGCTGACTGAGAACTATGACGTTCGTCAAGTTGGCCTTGAGTGCTTGCTCCAAGATTTCTTTTGCACTGCGCGGGTCGGGCGCGGGGAACTTGACGACTCTCAGATCAGTCATTGGATTTCAGTTCCTTCTTATCGGCGCGGCGCTGGCGTTTCCAGAACTGTCGATGCACATACTTGCGCAAGTGCCGCCACCATTGCGGCGTCTTGACTGTGATCCCTTTCTTGCGGGTAGCCATCACTTGTCCTCAAGCGCGGCGTTGGCAACTTGGCGGCCTAGCTCGGTGATCTCGACTCCCTCGCCGCCGCCCGGCAGTGGCACGATGCGCATGAGACCTTTTCGGACGCAGCCTTCGAGTGCCTTATCGAACGGATCGAGGATAATGCGACCGGCGGCTTGATCCTCAACGAGCGCGAGGCCCTCGTTGGTGAGCCGGACGACTACGACGCCATCGTCGGTTTTGGAGAACTCTACAAAGGGTTTTTCAGTCATCACCACCATCCTCCCTCTTTTAATGTCGCAACCACGAAAATTGCAAACGCTGTGAAAGCACCAGCTATAATAAAAATCGCTATTATTGCGTCAGTCATCACAGTCCTCGCTTGTGCATCCATACACTCAAGATTGTTCCGAGAAACGCTCCGGCTGCGGAGGGGACGAGCAGCCATGGATCGTTCACGATGCCAATCACGATGCTGTTGTTGCCCACATAGATCAGCATGGCGAACACGCCGGAGGCTATCACGCGCTGTTGCGAGATTGCAAGGTTGTAACGCGCCCACACAAAATCTAAAATGAAGGCTCCGGCGAAGACAAGAGCATAAAGCGTCATTCGCTGGTCTCTCTAAATCTGTCGCGCATCCGTTCGAGAATTTCGGTGGCCACCGGCTCGACTGTCTCCGGCGGGTTGATCTCGATCCACTTTTGATGCGTGTTCGGAGTGTGCCCGGTCCAGCCGCCCGTGCGCTCGTGGATCACGACGAAGTCAACCCCGGCGACCGTGAGATCGAGGTCGGGATCAAACTTACTGAGCACGCCGATAAGATCGCTAACGTTCATAAGGTCCGTAACCCTTCTTTAACCACCGCCCCACTTAGCAGTTGGCCCGGCGGCTGTCTAGTGCTTAGCTTCGGTCATCGCTCAAGTTCAAAGCCGCGAACGGCTATGGAGGCTCGTATGAAATAGCGCATAGGTATCATGTTTGGGCCCGCGAAAGCGCGTCCGCTCGCTGTAGGTTATGGAGAACACACAACGACATACCAACCCAAGTTTGACACTTAAATTGAGGGCCGTCCCGGCTGGTGTTGGGGCGGCCCTGCTCTTTGGTATATCTCACTTGCGCAAAGTCGCACTTTTTGATACTTTCCGCATATCAAATATCGGTCGCTCGCAGCAGATCGCGCAGCCCGCGCCCGGACACTGAGTCGGCGAGGGTCGAGTTCCCGTCAATAATACTCCAAAGGCGGTCAACGACCGTTCCCGGCGTCGTTATCCGCACCACCGTCACTGTCTTGCCGCCGACCGCCGTCGCGCGTTCCTCGCCTTGCTTGACCTGCACCGTGTTCGGCGGGATCGAGAAAAAGATCACCGCGTCCGCGCCGGAGAAGTCGAGGCCCTCGCCGCCGGTCCCAAGCGTGCCCACGAGGGCGAAGATGTTCGGGTCCGTGTTGAACTGCACCCGCAATGGCTCGCGCTCGTCCATCGGCGTGTCGCCGAAGTACGTCAGCACCTTGCCGGGGTAGCCGTGGGTTTCGAGGTACTTCACCACTCGGCGCACGTCTTCGCGGAAGCGGCACCACACAATCGACTTGCCGGGCAGCGTGCCGCCGACCTGTTCGAGCATTGCCTCGTATATCGGCGCTTCATCGTCGATTGTATGGATTTGCCCGGTATCCGAGGCAACGATGTAGCCGTTGGCTATTTGATGCAGCTTAGTGACACGAGCGCCGCCGTCCCGCGCGCCGACTAGATCGTCGCCGATCTCGACGATATGACGACTTACCATTTCGAGGTAGGCGAACCGCTGCTTCTCGCTCATGATGACCGGGCGCTCGGTGCGCAGCAGTTCGGGCATGTCGTGGATATCTTCGCGCACGACGACGCTCGACCATTTCGCCATGCGCTCGCGAAGCTCGTCCATGTTCTGATAGCCGGTGATGACTTCGCGCGTGCGGCGGCGTCCGGGGATGCTGCGCTGTTCGATGATAGCGTATCGCTCTTTGAAATCGGTGTAGTTGTCAAATCCAAGCGCGCTCTCTTGCAAGATTTCGAACTGCGAGAACGCCCGCAGCGGGCTATTCAGGATGACGGTGCCAGTCGCGATTTCGCGGTACACCGCCTTCTTAGCGAGTCCGCGCGCGAGCCGCGTCCGCTTCGCGCCGGGGCGTGCGAAGTGATGGCTCTCGTCCACGATCAGCATGAACTTGTTGTGGCACGACACCATAAACTTGCGGAGAGCCGCCTGACATTCGGGATGGTTCAAGGCTTCCTTGTTGACTGTGAACCACTTCATGCCTTGAAAGTGCAGTAACCGAGAGAACCGATTGATGCGCGCGAGGTCGCCGCGCTTCGGTGTGCTCCACGCGAAGGTGCCGAACCGCCCGTTCTCGCGCCACGACCATTTTGGTATCTCGTTGGCCGACCAATTGATATGAACGCCGTTCGGCGCGAGCACGATAGCGCCCTCGATCTCTTTGTGCTTGAAAAGGAAGTTGGCTTTGTCGATGATGCCCTTGGACTTGCCGGACCGCATCGGCCAAAGCAAGCCACGACCGCGCTTTTGTTTCCCGATCTTGTATTCGTATGCCTGATGAAACCAATCAGCCACGGGCGCGCTCCGCTAAAACCTGCGCACGAGCTTTTGCCCGAGTCAACTCCCAATCTCTGATTGGCTTACCGCGAGCCACTCGATCCGCGTCTTCAATGTTGGTCTGCGGCGGGAAGCACCACGGGAAGCGTCGGCGAGCCTCAGTTTCTAAATCCTCAGCCACGGGCGTTGCGTTGCTTGATCTGTTCTCGCTCGGCATCGCTCTTATGCTTACGCTGCGCCTCCGCGTCCGCCGCCGGGGCACACACCGGACAAAAGTGCTGCCAGTCGAACCCCGTCTGCTTATAGGACCGCCATTCGAGTTCCTTGGCGAGTTTGAGACAGGCCACGGGATCGCTGCTCGGCTGCCCCTCGTCGGCGGTGAAGTCGATGTGATCCTCGCACGCATCGCACTGGATCACCAACATGCCCTGTTCGGGTCGCTCGATGCTCACTACACGATCTCCCACAAAAATGAACGGCACTCTTTTTCAGTCAGCTTAAATTCTCCTACAATCTTGCCAGCTTTGTCAACCAAAACCGGAACTCCAATTCCGGGCCAGCAAGCCAACTTTAGCGCCTGCTCTTTTGGCATCGTCGAGTGACGTATGCAGCCGCCCCTCACGAGAGCGACTCTAGCTTCTTCATAGGGAAGCCCAATGCTCATAGGCCGACCTCTGTCAGCGCGAACTTGCCGTGCATCCATTTCCACGCGGGGCGGGGAAAGCGCCCGCGCTCTTTATCTCGCACGAGCATCCCGTCATCGCTGCGCAGCTTGACGCGGGCGACGCCGCCGCGCAGGTCAACTTCGACCACATCGACTATCGCCGGATCGTCGCTGCCAGCGTCGGAATGAATAGCCCGGACGTATTGACCGTTCCACCCTTCGCGCGCGTACTGTGGCGCATGAAAGAGCGCGTTGGTGTACGCGGTATAGCGCATGAGAAACTCAATCTCGGCGCGGCGCGGTGCCCACTTCTGCATTTCGAGGTCAAGCGCCTCGAGGTTGTGGCCCCAATCAAGCCCGCTATCGCTCTTGAGTTGGGCGCGCTCGTCCACGATGATACGGCTGTCGATCTCGTCTTGAAAGTCGGGGCGCTTGACCCCTTCGAGACTCAGCCACGTGCGGATCGCTTCGTCGATACCGTGGTCCCATTTGCGGTACTCGGGCATGTACTGTTTGACCGGGCGCGGGATATCAGTCATGAACGCTTCGGGCGCGTCGTGCATGAGGATTTGCAAACAGTCAATGACGTTTGCGTGCAGTTCTTGCTCCGCGTACATTGCGAGCAGCACGGAATGCTCGGCGACGGAGTAGAAGTCGGTAATCTGGCCACCGTACCGGCACTGCAATGACAAGCCGTGAGCGATGTCGATGATCGAGATATCTTCTTGGCGCGGGTTGAGTGGGTAGAACGCTCGGCCAGTGTATGTCTCGATGAACTCCGCCGCACGGTATGCGGTGTCTGTCGGTAGGCCGGGGACGTTTTTCGAGAGAGGCACGGGGGACTGTGCTTCGATCATCATTTTATCCCTTCAAGGATGTCATACTTCCTGATTAGGCGCTGCGCTGTGTCATAGACCTCGGGCGAGTCGAGCAATAGGAAACTGCGCACATTCTTTGGATCGCCCTGATAAAGTGCTAGTCGCAGCCGGTGGTTTTCCTCGTCCAGATCAAGCAGATATCCGGTGGCCTGATACGCCTCATTGACCTCCGGTGTCAAGGCTTTCTGTTTCGAGAGAATACGAATGGCATCGGCGGCGCTTGTGAACGCCTGTGCATAGGTCTGACTATCCGAGTCAACAGTGTCCGGATGATCGAGCGCAATGACACTTAGCGTGTCAAGCGTCTGCGCGATCTCGTCAGCCTGTACGCGATTGAGCCGCGTCACCTGAGAAGTCCTTGACTTAGTTTCGGTCTGCATAGCTGTCCTCCATACTGACGCGGGGGACGAGTCAATGCTTCCTTAACAGACATTTGCGAACGGGACAACCTATAATATAGAGCCTGCGGGCTAATCCCGATTTGCCGCGCCCATTCAGTGATGCACTGGCGCAATCCACAAAACTCTAAGATATGATTTGTGCGGATGTTTTGCTGTTGCTGTCGTTTCGTCGCCCACCGGCAATTGTCCGGGGCATAGGGGCCATTCTTGTCGGGATATCGGTCTAGCTCGTGTCGCGCCGATGGTCGCCGCTTCATATCCGCAAAGAACGCCGCATAAGATTTCCGCCAGCGGGCGCACACCGTCACTCCGCGACCGCCATAATAAGCAAAGTTTTTCCGAGTTGGTGTATAGCACCGGGAGATCATGTCTTTCCACACATGATACTCCGGCGGATGTGAAGCGTACCATTTTTGCTGTGGCGTCATTTTCTAAGTCTCGGTCCTATCCAACCCTCAGCGGCGATTGGCATACCCGGTGCCCAATCAGGCACGATAGCCATCATATCCTCGAACTCTTTAAGCGAGCAAGTGCCAATAGGGGCCTCAGCGATCACTTCATCGTGGATCGAGAGCAACAGCCCAAATCGTTCATCTTGATCTACGCGCAACATTGCTTCGGCGAGCAGATCGCGAGACGACGCCTGATCGTAGTTCTCGACGAGCGATCCGCCGTGGGTGCCGCACCGCTGCCACTGTTTAGTGACGATATTGCGGCCCATGAATGATAGGTGCGGCGATAGGAAACTCGCGGGCTTGTCGTCGAGCAGCCGCTTATGCTGTTTCTCCGCTATCTTCTCGGCGTGATAGCGCACGCGGTTCATCGGCACGTTCTTCTTCGCCGGGAACATAACCATCGTCGGCTTGCCGCGCTCATTGAGGGCGGCGAAGCGGTAGTTCACCCGCACATGCACTTCGGGATATAGATACGCGAGTAAGCGACCGCTAGGCAACCAACAGTGCAAGAAATTCCTGTCATCGCTCATGAAGTAGCTGACGCCACCGACTCCAAGCTCGTCGCCGCCAACGAACCACTCGCCACCTTCCTGCACCGCGCCGATGGCTGCAATGCCGGTGTTCGCCCACAGCGCCGGGATTTCAGGGTACATTTCCTTGCGATAAATGCGCACGACTCGCTGACAGAACTCGTCTTCGAGCCATATGCCCTCGTCAGCATAGACGGTCGCCTGAAACTTCTCCCACCCCATTGCGTAGCCTAGCCCGAGAATGGCCTTCTTGCCAAGATTGCGCTCGCTCTTGTGCTCTTTCTTAAAGAGGTCGCGCTCCGCTTTAGTTGTCGGAAGCGGAAGCTGATAGATCGCGCACGCCATTTCAATGTACGGATCGCCGCCGCTCAGGAACAGCGTGAGCAGCTTCACGCAGTTTGCCAGCCATGCGAGCTTGCGAGCTTCGATGGCGTTGAAGTCGGCGGCGTATAACTCATTGCCTTCGGATGCTATGAGCGCGCCGCGACACGCTTTCGCGAGCACCACCATCGGCTCGCCCCATATCATCGTAATGAGGTCGAGGTCGAGCGACATGATGTCTTCCCATGCGGAAGACATATCCTTTGTCCAGCCGCGCACGAAGTTGTGGGGCTGCACACCTTTGCCGGACCATCGGCCCGTGTTCCCAGTTACTTGAATTGTCCCGTTATAGCGGACAAGAAAATAGCCAGTTTCCGTTCGCGCGCAGTAGACTTCTCCCGTGCTAGGCTCGCGCTCAAACGTCCATCCTTTCTTAAGCCAACTCCGTGCGCCTGCGCTATGGACATGCACGCGGTAACTTCGGCTCCAATTCTCATTGCGGGTGCCACGATCTTCAATGTGTGCGCGCGTCCCCGCGAGCGACGCCATTGTCTGCACCCACTCAGCATTGTTTTTAGAGCATGTCGAGTAGGAGGTTCCCGGAGCTATGTTTCGCTTATCGGTGCAGCCATCCCAGTGCTTTAGCTCGTCAACGAACACCACTGGATCATGATCTAGTAGCCAAGCTCCAAATTCTTTGGAGCGGCGCAGCCATCCGGGCGCAGCAACGATCTTGATATTGGTAGAGCCATCTCCGTCAACCCGCTCGATGAACTTCAACGAGGCCGCCTGTAACAGCATTTTGCACCGCGCTATCTTTCTTGATTTCCGAAAGTGGAGGGTCAGCGCTCCGGCTCCCTCGGGAGTGCGGCCATCCGCCTGATACATGACAATGAGACGCGTGCGGGGGTGCGGCTCAGGCGCGCCTGTATAATGGCCCGCAAGAGGGGCCGCCCAATTACAGCGACCGACTTCGCCTGCTGCAAAGTCCGTCAGATTGTCTCGGCAGCTAATGAGTGGGATTTTATGATCGACCGTGCAAAGCAGTTCTGTACTCGGGCCGACCATCCGTACCATATCGCCGGTGTATGCAAAGGCCGCGCGCGTTGCGGGGGCGAATGTGATCTCACCCGCGCTGAATTTCTTATGTGCCCACTGAGCGATCTCGCCGCCCTGCCATTCATCAATCCGCTGCCACCCTTGGCGAGTCAGCACTTCCGCATCGCCGCTTACCGGGCGGTCCGCGCCGTTGTAGAGCATGATGTCATGCAGCTTGCCGTCCGGGCAAACGCTGTTGACCATTTGATCGTACTTTGACACGGAGGTTCGGTTGACTTCCATGCAGATTTCCATCACGCGGCGTATCGGAAGACCGTTGATGCCGATGGCCTCCCACTTCGCATCGACCTCCGGTTTGGCAGCAGCTTTAGCTTCCTCTCCGGCTTTTGTGGGCACGCCGTGGAGCGAAAAGGAAAGCGTATCTGCCTTGGTATTGGCTAATCCGGCTACCTGCTCACCTACAACTTCCTGCAACGTACCATTTATCCACTTGAGCAGCTTGGCGCGCTGCGAACCTTTCGGCACGGTGCCGCTCGTGATCTCTTGCAGTTCGGTGTTGAGTCGCGTGGTCTCTTTAGCGGCAAGATCGAGCGCCACTTCGGCAGCGGGGAGATCGAGCGTGATCCCGCGCTCGTTCATGCGAAAATCCATTTGCCAGTATTCGAGTTCGCGCGGCGTCATCTCGGGGCAGAAGTTCGAGAGACCGCGCTCGGCGCGCACGTCCTGCGCGCAGTAGACCCAATTCTTGCGGTGCTCGGCTTCTTCCTCGCACCATTCGGTGACGTTCTCGACCGTGGTCGCTTCTTTTTTGCTGTAGCCGAGGTCGATCCTACCCTGATCGACCGTCTTGACCTTACGGATATGCGGCTTGCTGAGCTTGTTTATGAGTCGGCGACCGTCCGCCAGTTTCTTTTGCGGAAGATTGACTGCGTTCACCGCATCGCCTAGCGCGCGGGGCAGCGAGAGACACGAGGCTTTCGCGGCTGAGCAGCGCATTTGCTCAAGCTTCAAGAGGTATGGTGCGAACTCGGGAAATTCCCGGCACAGCACTAAATTCCAAATATGAAACTCGAAGCCCGCGTTATGCGCCTCGACTAGCTCGCCGCTGGCGATGCGCTCGCACAACTCTCGGGGGAATGTGCTCTTGACGATCCACGGATGCTCGCGGTGCCACAGATCGACTTTGATCTCTTGATCGAACGACCAACAAAAACAAAGCGCCTGTGTTGCTTCGTCCATTGCATAGCGAGTCTGCCCGACCTTTATCAGATCGACCACACCCCTCGTCTCAAAATCTAAAAATATAATTTTAGCCTCCTATCCGTGAATAGAAGGCGGCGATCCTTTTGAGTTCAGTCAATGTAGCCTGACCCTTCAAAAGATTAGCACGCAAGCTTATGATGATGACATTTCCTTTCACGTATCCCCGTGCATTTTTGATGCGGTCTAGTGACGCTGCGGCTCCGTTCTCGTACAGGTGTCGGCTTTTGCCGTCAACACCGTAGATAAGACGCAGCCCTAAGATGGGGCACCATTTTGGCGCGGGTAAAAGGTCAGCCTCACATAAATTGAACGGGATGCCTTTGCGCTTAGCCCTAGCACGCGCGCCACGTAATAGGTAGCGAACAGGATGTTTCTTGCACCATGCTATATCGGCGCGGCGGCGCTCAGCCGAAGTTGTAGGGTTAGCTTTACGCCAGCGGGCGAACGATCCTTCAACGCGCTCAGGATGCGCCGCGCGGTATCGTCGGGCTGACTCGACACCGCGTCGGTGCTTATCATCTCGAAAAACTGTGAGCCGGTCCCTCATTGTTTCTTCGGAGGCCCAAACTGGAATGGATCATCTATGAAACTATCCATATCCCGTCCGCCGACAACTCGCAATGTGGGCAGCAAAAACTCTCGCAAGGCTGTCGCCATTTCATCGCGGGCTGTTTTAACCGCGACGTATGCGTTACGCGGCGGCGGGTCTTTAAGCGCGACGTTCACCGCGACCACCATGGCCTCTATAGCGTCGGCGAGTAACTCGATCTTGGTGATAACCGGCGGCGGCGGAGCCGGGGGCGGCGGCGGATTTCGTGTGAACATCTCTTGTCCTTTGCAAAGAAGAAAATCCCCGGCGAGCCATGGAGAAGTTCGCCGAGGATCGGCTCACGCTTTCGCGCCGCCTAGCCTACCGCTTACGCGGTCGGATCGTCATCCTCGTCAGCCGCAGAGCCACCGATACCAAAATCGGTGTCATCCGTGCCCGTCTCGAACTCAGGCGTGTCACCACCGAAATCTTCCTCGGCTGATGTACCGCCCATGAACGATGTATCGTCCTTGATCTTTTGCAGATTACCGAGACCAATGGACAGGGACTTCCACTTGACGCTCGCGAACACGTTGACCGAAGCGCGCGCCCAACATCCCGAGTAAAATTCTTCTCGGTTCTCGATGGTGATCGCGTTGCCGGTCAAGTCTACGATCTGTGGCTTGCGCAGCGCGCTTGCCATACGGAAGTAGACCATATCCGGATCGCCGTAGCCTTCATAGGACTTTTCGTTGCCCTTGTGATACGGCGTCTTGTAGAGACCCCGGTCGAGTTCTTTCATCGGCTTCTTGAAAGCTTCCAGCGACACAACGTCAAGCTGCTTGCGGATAGCCATCCACTTTTGCTTCTCGTCGTCGGTGAAAGTCTTGGGGTAGAACAGCCCGGTAAGCGACCAACTTGGAGTGCTGGTGCCAAAGGCGGACTTTTCGAACACGCTCTCGAAGCTCACGCGGAACCTCGGAGTTTTTAACGCCTTTGCGGGCGTCGCTGCTTTCGTTGCCATCTTGTATCCTTTCATGGTTTTGGTTTTAAGTGGCACGCGGGACTTATCACCGCCCGCTCGGCGAGTCAACCTTCGGCGGTTGAATTTCTTTTGGCGGCGGCATGTGTATGACGCCTACTTTGCGCAGGAATGAGTCGCGCATCTCGCGCAGCAGCGCCGCAGCCGCTTCTCGACGCTCTTTGCAGCCCTCACAACTCATGTCACGACCCCGGCAGTAGTGGGACAAAACAGAACGTGGTATGAACGCCACTAGCAGCCGCAAAAATCCATGCGTGCCCTGTCGGGTTGCCGTCTTTTGGCGGGTTCACTTTAGAGCAAGCGAACTCAATCTTTGTACCGTTCGGGATGGCTGTACGAGTGCTGCTATCCGCAAACTTCTTCTCGCTGCCCTCTGTGATCGTCGCGTTGCACATTTTTCGGCCTGTGTTGTAGCCCTCCACGTCATAGATGTCGGCCTCGTAAGCGTCGCTCTTTGTGCAGCATCCGTATAGGAGTGGATCGGTCGCGGCGACTGGCCGATCCGGCTGCAACAGGCCGTCAAACCACTGCACGACCGGCGCGGAGTGGTCATAACCGTGATCGGCTGCGTGCGCTGTACTCAGAACGAGATTGCAGGCGTAGACCATGCTGATAAGCAAGAATGCAAGAATGAGCAGTATCACGCGGCCCGCGCGCCGGTCCTCGGCTGTGAGGGGCGTCGGCGGATAGCTCGGGAAGCGCCCCGGCTGATCGTGACCGTCCGGACATCCCGGATGATAGCATCGGGCGAACGTGTCCGGGTCTGTGTTGCCGCAGACGATGCACTTGTAAGGTTTAGCCACCATCGTTGCCCGCCTCCGGCTCGCGTCCGAGACTGTCTTCATCCGGCAGCGGCGCAGTGCTGTCGTCGAAGACCATGTGCGGACAATCCTCGGCGGTGACTGCGACCGGCGGCTGCGTTCCGACGATGCTCAGAACTACGACTCCGCCGCGCAAGAGCAGTATGAGTTCTGCCTCTGTCGGTGCCCACGTGCTTACGCACTCAATAAGTTCGGTCGCGCCGAACTTCTGCACGCGAACGGACAGATCGCCGCACTTGCCGTTCGCCTCGTCGTCCCAATTCGCGGGCTTGGCAAACTTGTGCGTGGCATCTTTTGTTGGGACTGGCTTCATTTTCGAGTCCCTCGACGTAGCCGCGATACAGGATTGATCGCTACATTCAACTGTTGCGCGATTGTGCGGTCGTACACTCCCGCCGGATAGGCAAGAATTTGTTTTTTCAGCGCCAGAGTTATTCGGCGCGATACCGCGCGGCGTTGCCCAAGCGTCGAATTGCGAAAACCAAACGCCGCAAGAAGTAGCTGACGGGTATGCTCGTCGGCGACTGCATTGATCGTTTCTCGCTGTGGACCTCGAATGCGCTTTACAAGAGCTTCATCGTCGGTAGACAGGATGCTACTCATATCCTAGCCCTCTCATTCAACCATTCCAGTGCGCCCAGCCGTTCGGCAAGGTGCGTCCGGTTGAGCGATAAAAAAGAGATGGTAAGGTGCTCGCCATTCGACCCGATATTTGGACCCTCCGGTCGGCGCGCGTCCTCGGCTAAATAGAAGTTCGAGCGGGACAATAGGTGTATCCCCTCCGTAATGTCAGCGTGAATTGGTTTCGCGTGCACATCCCCGCGACTCTGCTCGAAGCTTTCATCGGCGGCGCTAGGCATCAATCCTCTCCCTCGATTGGGTCGGCGGCGAACTCAGTCGCCGCTTCTTCGGCGGGATCGACCGCCGGACGCGGATCGTTCGCGAGCGCGACAGACAACTTGCCCGGCGGTTTCGCGGCGAGTTCGGCGACGATGGCCTTCATGAGCTTGCGTTCGTCCTTGTCCGCGCCAAGCTTCTCGACTTGCGCCGGACCTTTGAACTTCGGCTCAGTCCACAAGTCAACGAGAGCGACACCCGGCACATCCTTGTTGACCCGCTGTTCGACCTCGACATTATCGACGATGAACTTGCGGTTCGTTTTGCCGCGCACGAGTTTGAGATCGCCGACTGGCACACCGTTCATGAGATGCGTCAGGATCGCCGAGTCAACCTCACGCGACCACTGATCGAGCAGTGGGATCAGCTTGCGCTTGCGATAGAGATCGTCGGTGCGCTCGGTGTTGACCGTGGGAACGTCCAGTTCGCCTAGCACATCGAACGTCTCCGGCATTCGTCCCTCAGCCGGACTAAACCCAAAGTCCTCGGCAGCCTCAGCCATCGCCATTGCTTCGAACGCCGGGCAGCGCGTCTTGGCCGGGCACCACTCGCACCAATCGCCCGCGCGCAGTGGCGCGTTCGGCATCGCCGTGGCGTCGGCAGCCTTCTTGATTTCGATTTCATAGATCGCCAGTTCGTCGCGCGTGAACTCGACCATGCGCACCGCGCCTTCCGCATGCGGCGCGTTCGGCTGCGAGATCGTGACGCGCACGCTTTCACAGTCAGGATGTTCGTGCGCCACGCCCACCGCGTAGTTCTTCAACTGATCGTTGTCCACGACCTCGACGACGACGCGGCCATTCTTGTGATCGACCAAGTGCGCGACACCGAACGGCTCGACGGCGGTGAAGTCGGCGGTGCCGCCGCAGCGCGGATCGAGCCACGACATATCGAGGAAGCGTTCGGCGAAGATTTCCGGGTGAAACATATCGGCGATGATGCGGTCGCACTCGTCGATGGTGACTTGCACGCTTCTGACCATATCCTCATTGACCGGGAACGCGAACCACCCGGCGCGCGTCGTGCCGTCTGTGTTGAGCATGTATGGATCGGCGCTGTCGTGAAGTTCGGATGGCTCGTCGCCAGCTTGCTTGACAAGAACGACCTTGCCAAGATACTCGCGAGCCTCATGCTCATTGTTCGAGATCATCGTCTCGATGACCTTGTGCGCGGCGGTGCCCATCATCGCGGGCATACCGGCGGACGATGACTCGTCGCCAATGAGCGCGATGCTCCCGGCGCAGTTCATCCAACGATGGCTACTTGAGGGGGATAGCTTCCGGTGTCCGTTGTCTGCCATGTTAATTCTTTGTCGTTTCCCTTGTGATGACTTGACCTTTGCCGCCGCAGATATTGCACATTCTGTTGCGCTCCGCCGCAGGCACTTGGCTCCGCAGTTGTTTCACGTTGCGCGCCCGCACCAAATTGCGCAGCTTGCCGCTGCCCGAACAAGCCGGACACGGACCATAGTGCCGCGTGGTCTGTTGCGGTGCGGGCTTTGTCGCCAGCTTTGTCGTTGTCCTTACTGTCTGTTTTGTCATGCTCCGCCTGCGCCTTTCTTTGCACTCTTACCTTTTTTGCCGGTGCCCTGCACCGCAGCGCCACGCGCGATCTGGAAAACGCCGGACTCGGACCGGCGTCCGCCCATGCGCCGCTTCGCTTGGCGGTTGGACAGTCCGTATTGGTGGGCGTATTCTTCCACTCTACGAGACGCCATTGTCGCGATCCTTATCTGGCACGACCAAGCGCCGAAACTGTTCGAGCCACTCAAGCCAGATGTCAATCCATTTCCTGAGCATTAGACGAGTACTCCGCGCGCGAAAAGCGCGATCACGCTCAGCATGATAACGACCACAATAACGAGCGCGAGCGTACTGATTGTTTCGGGCTTCATGGTTTGGCTCGGTATACTATTTCGACGCCGTAGTCAATATGATTGATCTCTAGCATGTGGCCGGGCTGCGGTGGCGCGACGCCTAGCCGTGTTGTTTCGGTCGAGTCCTTGTCGAGTATCACACATTCGGCTCCGCCGTCAGCAAGCTTGAACGTCACGGCTTTATAGCCGGGGGACATACGGATCACGATGCGATCTTTGCTAACCGGCTCGACTTTGGCGATGCTCATTTCCGGTCTTTCGGTTTCAGATACGTTTGTTCGAGAGTGGCAAGCGCATCGAGAACTGCGCGCACTGCTGGCTTGCCGACGCCGCTGGCCTCGTGCACGAGAAGCACGACCGCATTGCTTTTCAGTCGAGACGCATTGAGCTTCTTCAGGCCCGCTGCAATATCGACGATGGCCTGCGCCAGCACTTCGGGAGTTGGCGGCTCGTCGCCGGGCAGCACGTTGATTTTGCTCATTTGAGGGCCATCTCCGCATAGCTCGTGTCGATGTACGGCGCGTTCTTGACGTTGAACATCATATCATCGACAAGCTTGTTGAGCAAGGTTCGGCTCTCGCCGCGCGTGAGAGCACGGTGCTTGACAATGACTTTGATCGCGATGTGGAGTTCAACATCGCCACCATTATCGGTCGCGATTATTGTCTTGACCCGTTTCATTTTACGGCCCCATTCGGCTGCGCTACGGTCGGGAATTTCGATGCCATACGCTTCTTGAGTTTATAGATCAAGTTTGTCTGCGCTTTCCAAAGCGCCTCGAATGCAACACTAAGGGACTGCCCCGGTACTTGATTGCCGTGCGTCGATAGGGTTTTCCAGTCGCCTTTTGGCTCCGGGCCGCCAAAGCCGCCGTGCTCGACGAGTTGCTCGACTCGGAAAGTACACCCGGCCTCGTCCGTTTGCAGGATGCGCAGGATGCGCGTCGGGACTGCAAACGCGACCACGCGAGCAGGCGGCTCGCACTTGTTCAAGAGCGGCACGAGCATCGGATGCATTTGGCTCACTGTCTGCTTCTCCAATCGAGGTCTTGAGTCGGGATGTCCGGCCCGTGTTCGTCGCGATTACGTTTAGCAGCATTCGGATCAGGGCTGGTGCGATAGTTGGCAACAGCCTTAACGAGCGCGTCCCAATCGACCATGGTCTGCCTAAAATTGCCGACGCCACCATCGACAAGCCTGCACGCCGCATCCACGACTTTAACGGCTGCGGGGTTGATCGAAAAGGCTGGCAAGTCCAAGGGCATTATGCTCTCCGCTTCGGCTTGACTTTCGCCGCGCGTGGCGGCTTCTTGAGCGGCACGACATGGATCGGCGGGCGTGAGTTCAAGTCACGCTGGCATGCGAACTTGACCGCTTCCTTGGCTGACCGATTGCACTCCATTGCAGTGAGCGCGTGCGCCGCGCCTGTGCCGATAGCATAGAAGCTCTCGCCGATCTCGTCGATGCCGCCGGACCAATGATCATGTCCCTTGTCTTTATTGGGCGGAGTGATCGTTATGAGAAAGATGCGGCCCTTCGGCAGCACGAACAATCCATAATAGTCAATCTGCAACTCTAAAATCTGTTTTCGAGTCGGCATCCCGCGCGGGGTTTTGACGTGGGCAAATAGCGCCTCGACGTGCCGGTCATCCGAGTCGCCTGCTTTGCCAAGCAGTGCGCCGGACGCAAGGCGCGTGATCTTGCTGCGGCGGGTGATAAGCATTTCATCTTCGGCGTAGCAACTATCGCACGCCATAATGCCAGCTTTGTATGCAACTGTGGTCACGACTCACTCACTCTCCATGTACGCATTGTCGGCTTCGTCTTCGTGATCGACTCCACTAGGCTCAACTACCTCGGACGGGACCGGCCACCATGGGCGCTCGTCTTCCGGCATTATGGCTTGTCAGCTTTTGACGACGCCTTTATCAAGCGATCCAGTTCATCTCGCCGCGCTCGTCTCTTTCTTTTCGCAAAAGCGTCGAGCGTAATAGGAGCGCCCAAGCCAAGAACATAGACAAACGCGCCAACTCCGAGAACGGCGAGCACGACCGCGAACACGCCCCAAATCGGCGCGAGGACCCACCACCACGACCAATCAATATAGTGCGTGAGCTTGAGTCCGATGAATAGGATGGTGAGCAGGCCAAGGAAGCCGATGCCGCCGCTAGAAGAACTGTTGTTCGTTGCCATGTTATGCAGCCTCCGGTTCTGGTTCGGGCGTGCCATCATCCCAAGTTAATTGCAACACGCCTTCGAGCGCGGTGCGCGCGCGCACAGCGGCCACTTCCGTTCCTGCGTCCATAATCGGCGCAAGCTCGGCGGCGAGTCCGCGCGGGACATAGCCGAGTTGCTTATCGCCAAATCCTGATGGCATGTATATCGCGACCGCGTTCGGGTCATACTTGAGTTCGGGTTCGCGCTTGAGGATCAGCGGATCGCCGGGGCGAAGCCGCTTGATGTACGCCGTCGCGTTCAAGTAGAACGTCGAGCCGGTGATCGTGACCTGTCGTGAAACTTTCATCGTAACCTCCATGTGAGCCGTCTTACTTATGGAGCGGTTTGCATGTCGCATCACGGAGGATTACGACCCGCCCCATAAGTAAGACGGTCCCAAGCCGAGTTCTCGCCTTGCGGCGATGCGGGGATAGACTCGGCTCAGGTTTCACACGACCCCTAACCGTGCATAGGCCGACCGCTTACGCGGTCGGATCGTCTTCGTCGAACTCGACCGCGCCTGCGTCGCCGGTCGCACCGGCTTCGCCACCGTGAAGCGCACCATCGCACGCCTCATACACCTTGTCGTAATCGGCGGGCTTGAGATCGCTGATTTTCTTGACGCCGCCCTCGGTGTCGAGCAGTTCGACGGCCATCTCTTTGCCAAGGCCATCGGTCGCGACGACCTTCTTGATGATCTCGCGAACTTGGTCAATCGAGTATTTTCCAGCCTGAGCCGCTGCCGCAGCAGGTTTAGCAGCGGGCTTGGCCGCCTGTGCGGGCTTGCCGGTCGCAGCGCCGGGCTTGGCTGTCTGCTGTGCGGGCTTGCCAGTCGTCGCAGCAGGCGCAGGCTTGCCGGTCGCGGCTGGTGCAGTGCCGGATTTGCCTGCTGTAGTAGCCACTGGCGCGAGCTTACCGCCGGTTAGGTAGGAGTGATAGGCAGCCGCGCGGGCGACGACTTGGGCATGATCGCCGCCGCCGTGGATTGCCAATTCGAGTGCTTTGACTTTGGGATCATCGCTCATGTGGGGACTTCCTTGGTTTGGGTTTTGGTTAGGTGGTGCGCTTTTACGCGCACCGCATGCGCCTGTCAAGCCGGTTTGCGAAGCGGTGAACCGTGGACTTCCATAGTCCGAGTGGCAACTGCGGCGACCTTGCGCACATGATTGAGCGCGTCTTCCGAGTCACCATAATACCATTTGGTCTTCGCGTCTGAGAGTAACTTCTCCATAACGTGAAGGTTCTCACTGATTGAGAGATTGAGCTGGCCTGCAAACTTCTCGTCTTGAAAGTCGCGCTCGCTGTCGATTGCGAGGTAAGAGTCAATGCGTTTGTCATTCCTAGCCATTGGAGACTTCCTTTCGTGGGTTAAGCTAATACCGGGTCGTCGATATCTTCCTCTAATGGGTGCATGAAAGTGATGAAGGCAACATCGGAGCCGGTGCGGCGCTCGATCTCGTCCTCGATCAGCTTTATGTCAGCCTCAAAAACCGGCATTGCCGTATCGTTGAGGACTGTGCGCCCGGTTATGTGTCGAGCGCGGTCGCCGCCTTGAGTGATGAATGCAACATAGAGTTTCATGTGTCAAGCCTAGCTGGAAAAGTCTTCGGCTGCCGTGTTAACGCTCTTGCCACTTCCCGCATCTTTACGATCTTGCTCATAGAGCGCCGCATATTTGACACCCTCGATCTTGGTCGCGGCGGTCCCGTTGATTGCCCACAGCATCGCTCGATCACCACCGGCTAGTCGGTGTTGACCTAGTGGCACTCCGCGAAAGCGGTGTTTCAGCACTGACCCAACAGCGGATCGGCGCGAGCGCGAGAGATGGTTGGGCACAGCCGTCAGCACATCGTCCACAGCAATGATGCGACCACTAAGCGGGTATTCGCCGCTGTGATCCATCATCCAGTGTTCAAGATCAGAGAGGCCGGACGTTATCATGTCGCCCTTTGCGAGCGTCATCGGCGCGTTTTCGCGGGCGTCGTACTTTCCAATATCTCGGTCGCGAAGCTCGGCAGCAATGGCGGCGAGTGCGTCCGGATTGTGGAGCACCTTGAACAGCCGGGAATAGTAGCTGTCGTGATCCGCTCGCGTTTGCGCGTGCGTCATGAGAACGAGCCACCGCCGGTCGCTTTCTTCCAGTGGCAGTGCGTCGGGATGGTTTGAGATCGCCATCATCGCTAGATAGTTGTCGATCTCAAAAGCCTTGACGTTCTTGATGTTCACTTCAATGGTCGGCTCAGTGATAACGTCACGCAGTTCGTTCGCGACTTCCCGCTTGCCGATCTGCATGAGTTCTTCGATGATAGCAAACTTGCATTGCAGCGCCCACCCGTTGAAGTCACCCTTGAGCGAACTGTTTTTGGGGCGCTTGGTATTTTTAAGTCCCATCAAGTGCGACATGACGCGCGCGACCCATGACTTTCCGGTGCCATGTGTTTCACCCACGAGAAGCAGCGCATGGTTTGGTTTCAGCTTTTGATTGCGGTAGACCCACGCGAGCCAGTTGAGAAGGTGGTTTCGCTGTTCGTCGTCGGGAAACAGATATGCAATGTGCTCATTCCAGATTGTAGCGTCGCCTTGCTTGGGTGTGATTTCGGACTCCCGCCAGATGTTATAGATATCGCCATCCATTATCTCCGCCTGTCCGGGCACAAACTTCAATCCCTCCAAACGCCTGATGCTCCCCGCTGTTTTCCCTAGCTCTTTGTATGGTGATTTTCCCCCGTACAAATAACTGAAATTCGAGTCGAACTGTTCTTTATCCCACAGCAGTCCGTCATAGCGCCGAACGAACTGTTTTTGAGTGGAGCACCAAACCCACTGATCGTGCAGTTTTTCCTTTGCCGGGGCATAAGTTCTTGGGTCTAGCATCCGGGGCAGAGTGCTCACAGCAGCAGCTTTTGCTTTGTTATCCTTGGCAGCCTTATCGCTTTTCTTTTTCTCTTTGGGAGTCAATGGGGGAAGTGGGTCATCGTCGAAATCAGACTCCGCCGTTGCGCCGCCGGGGGCTTCAAGACTGGCGTAGGCATAGGCGTTCGTGACTATCTTGTAGAGTCCGAGGTCACCGTCAACTTCCCAAATCGGATCGCACTTGGGCCAGATATTGTAATAGGTATCCATCAGCGACTTTGCGTTGGTCTCGGAGACGCCGTGACTGCGCAACTCACATGCCACTTTGAATGTCGTGTTGTTGCCGTTCTGACCTTCGATAGAGTCCGGCGCGTCGTTCTTCAAAAAGTTTATAGCCCACTTCACATTCGCGGGCTGATCCAACTCTACCTGTTCTTCCGCGTTGGAGTTCATGCGGTCGGCTGGCGCGGGCGCGGACCACGCGGGCAGTTTCAAAAACCAATCCGGGGCGTCGGCGAGTTCGATATCGTTCTCGTATTCATACGTGCGCCCGTCGCGCATGATGCAGCCCGGAATGATGGTATAGTGTGGGCTATCGAGATGCTCGCCAAAGCCGTTGATGCGGAAATGGTGCTTGACTTTCGCCGTCGCCTTAAAGCGGAAATGTTTGCCGCCGGAGGGCGTTATCACGGTGGATGTTGCTGGACGCGGCCCATACTCTAACTCAAGCATGTCGAGAGTTGCTTGACCGTGCTTGCCCTCTTTCAAGTCGGCATCGAGCACAACTATGCCGCTGTTCGTCGGCTCAACGCCCCACGAGCAGCCGGGATACCGCGTATGCCATTTCGTGATTTGCTCGGGGTCGCTTGAAGCTTTCGCTTGATAGCCCTCGAAGCACGGCGGCAGCTTGAGGCCAGCAGCAACCGGGAAAAGCTTGTGAGTTGGGTTCCATGTGAGGTAATCGAGAGCCGCGTCTAGTGATGGGGCCATGGGGACCTACAATGTTGCTGAGCGAGTGTGTCAGTAGCACCGCCAGCACGAAACGTCAAGGAAACATCGTGCTTGACTCGGGCGGCGCAGACACGATAGGCGCGGCTGGCCTTATTGCACCATATCTTGTGTCAGGCCCAATCGTCGGCGATGTAGACGTTCTGTTTACACCGGCCATCGCCGCGTCGCTTGCCCCGGATAATGGCTCGGCCTGCTTTCACCAAGTCTGTGAGACGCGGCGAATATGTTTGCAGGTTGTCCGGCGGATAGCCCTCGCTCCGCAATTGCTCACCCAACTCAAATCGAGTGATGCCACTTTCGCACCGATCATACATGCGCGTATAGGCTGTCTCACAGCCCTTTTCAACATACAGACAAGTCAGTGAATTTTGTCATTGGCTTGCTTCCTGAGTGTTATCGAGTCGGTCGATCTCGCTTGCAGCATCGTCGCATATCTCCGCCGTGACGTGAAAGTCAAGCTTCGCTGGCGGCGTCATGCCGAGTTCAAACTTTTGCCACTCGCGAAACAGTGCGGCGCGGCTTCTTAGCGCGAGTGCGTGTTGGTTTGGCATCGGTGGTTTCCTTTTTGCGTATGTGAGCAACCTCGGCGTGGACACGTCTAGTGTACTCCGCAGACGTGCGCTGTTCGTGATTGGCTTCATTTGCTTTGATGATGTCGCGGGCTATAGTGCGCCAGCGTGCTTGCATGTACGTTGCGAGCTTAGAGTAGTCCATGACGCGCGCATCCTTGCCGAACCCTGCTTCACGCACCCAACTGTTGTAGCAAACTTTGCCAAGATCGGTCATAGCCAAAACGCTAAGGCTATGATTACAGCAAGAACCGCGAAAAGCGCAAGTAGTGGCCGCTCCATTAGCTCGCCGGTTCCTGTCGCTCGCATCATCGCTTCGCAGCGGAGATTTGCTTCTTCAAGTTTGGTCATAGGAATATCCACATGGCTACGAACACGAGCGCGATTGCCGCGACGATGGCGTAAGTGATCTTGTCTTTCATGTCCATAGCTTGACCCTCACCGGCAGCGCGTAGATGAAGATGCCGAGTCCGATGGCGCTCGCGATTATGCGCGCGACAATTGTCAGGTCGTTCCCGATATCGAGCGACGTGCCGCTACAATCCCGGCGGCGTCGAGACCGCGCGGTATTACGAACCCGCACGTCCAACAGATTTGCTCGTCGCTCTTGTGATTGACGAATGTATGATCGCGGATTTGTATCATGGCGCAGTACGTGCAGCCGCGCGTGTCGCGCGCTTTTGTGCGGCTCGCCGCTTTTGTCGTTCGGGCTGAGCATCAAAATCTTTTTGCCAAGCTGCGCGCCGTTGGCGGCCCGTCTCCGGCTGGTCATCAACGATGCACGCCGCGTGGAACTGTGCGTCAGCGCGATGCCATTCGGCATCGAGTGACATTGCCCTGCGGATTGCTACACTCTGACTGTCGATCACAGCACAACCTCATAGGTCACTTCGGGCCGGTCTTCGGCGTCGTACTTCTTCAACACGGCTTCAACCTCCGGCCAATAGCTGCGCGTGTAGGTGCCCGGACGCCAATGCGTGACTGGCGTATCATCGACGACATAGATGCCTTTATAGTCGAGCAGCTTGGGCCACACGTAGTCAATGCCCCATCCCATGCCTGTCGGATCGGCAAGAAATGTCGGCAGCATTTGTTTTAGAGTTCTGGCGCGAAAGCATGGCATCATGCCCTCGATGAAACTGACGCGGCGCACGCGACTGTTAAACTGCTGCACCGTGACCGGATGTGAAAAGATCGAGTTTGGCGTCAACGCTGGCGCTGCCATTTCTGCTGCTAGTATTCTGTCCATCCAGTCGAAAAAGCGTGACCACGTTTGCGGCATCGCAAATACGTCTTCGTCCACAAGCATGACGTTGCGATAGCTGTGCCACCAAGTATTTTGAGTCAACAGATCGTGGAGTGCAGCAAACTTTGGTTCGGTTCTGAGTCCGTAGGTTTGGATACTGTCGTGAGAGTATGCTGGTCTGATAGGACGATATGGTGACAAGCACAAATCCCAATTGCGCTGTGGATCGCCGTCGAGCCATGCGTAGTGCATTGACCGCTCACTCACGCAACTGATTATGAGATTGTTGCGCGTCATGTGCGCTCGAAAACGTGCAGCACCAGATCGCCGCCGTCCAGCATCGCAGTGCCGAGATATCGACTTTCATCCCGCATTGGCGCTGGATGTCCTGTGCCAACTATGGCGATCTGTCGTTCTGTTTGCAACGCAGTTGGGTCGCCCCTAAACCACACGCAAACTTGTTCGTGCTGTTCGCGAGCGCACAATATCTCCGCGTCGCGCGGAGCCATCATTGTCTGCACGCCGCCTTCTAACTTGAGAGTGAATTTCCAGATTACTTGCTTCATGCCGCTGCCCTATACTCACGATTGAGCAGGTCCGCTAATATCTTCGCCTGTTCGTCCGGAGTCACATCGTCGCTATCTGTCGGATGCACTGTCAAGAAATGTTGGCCGTGAACAAAAACACAGTTGCCGCTCGCTCGATAGATCGCCGTGCGCGGCAACATGGTTTCAGGATCGAGCGCAGCATGACGGCGCACGCTGTCGGCATAGCCGGGCGCGTCTCTATTGCAGCTTGCGAATTTATCTGCGTCCATAGTGTGCCTCTCAGTATTTCCACAATGCGCCAAGACCTCGCTTGCGAAGCTCAGCTTCTTCATCGGGCAATCTTACAACGTGCCGAAACTCGTTCTCGACAAGTCGGTCGATCTGACGTTGCCACCATTGCTCTATGGCTGTTTCCTGTTCGAGTGTCAACTTGAAATCCGGCGCAGTGACAACGATGCGCAGCTTTCCTAGTTCTACGGTTAACGGCATTGGTGATTGGTTTTTCATGTGTCGCAGTCGCCACATAGCTCGATTTGCGCGGGTCCTTGTGCCCACAATGCCAATGCGTAGCACCGATCACTCGTGAACACAAAGCCGTCCATCATCTCGCGCTCACAGCGATCCTTATCAGGACACGCCGCTGCAAACGTGACAAAATACGTGCTTGACGTTTTGTCAATCTGTCGCGTGCGCCGAACGCGGCAGCGCGGACATTGATCCTCATAATATATCACGACTCGTTGCCTTTATAGATCATTGGTTCGGGCGGCGCGCGCATTGCTTGTTCGGTCGCGAGCTTCTGGAATGTGTTCGCGACATCAGTCATCGTCAGCAATGCGACGTGATAAAAGTCCTCGTCATCCATTGGCTTTTCATGAAACGCTGTGCTGTCGCGCAGATCGACGAGCATCGCGAGCACCGTGTTGTCACGCGCTCGCAATCGTAGTTCGGCTTCATGTTCGGGTGTCATGACTTGTCCTCGTCGTTGTGCATGAGTTGCTGTTCGACCCAAGGGCATTCGGTGCAGCGCCACGGGCCGACTGCGAAGCCTTCACGTAAACGATGAAGGACTGTGCGGCTGCACTCGCCGCCGCATCGCGGGCAGTTCGGGATGTTAGTCAAGCGGGCCGCCGCAATGTGGGCACGCTCGCACGATATGTTTGGGGTTTTTCTTGCTCAAGAGAAGTTCTTTTGTCAGTGGTGGACCAATGGCTTTTTGCAAAACACTCCACTGCTCGGTCGGGATTTCGAGTCGGTCGCATATTTCTTGCGGGGTTTCTCCGGTTCGGATCATCACAGCCCGCAGCGCGCCGACTGCATGACCGGACCGCTCGGCGAACCGATAGTCAGGCATATCGACGCCTTTGCGGAGGTACGTCAACAGCCGTTTTTCGAATGATAAGGTAGTGAAAGTGCATCGTTTTTCAGTCATCCCGGTTCGATACTCTCGGTCCGCGCCGATGTCAAGCATGTAGTTTATTGACATGATCTGTCTTACACTGGCAAGGCTGATTTGAGAGTGAGACAGGCAGGATTATTATTGTGTAGCAATAGGATGCGTCATGTTGTCTAGTTGTCTGCTTAAATAGTAGGTCGGTGAGTGAGAATAGATGATAGAAGGAGAGAGGGAGAGAAGGATAGAAGGAGAGAAGGAGAGAGAGATAAAAAAGGGGCAAGGGGAAAACCGCCGTGTAAGTAAGTCGAGTAAGTCAGATCGGGCGGCTCCGCCCGAAGTTTTGGCAACATTGCGATAAACTCTGCCCCGGCGAGCACCGGAGTATTGAAATATGCAAAATGACAGGGCTTTTCAGGGCCGCGTTAACTATGTTATAGTTAATAGCCTGCGCACGAAACGTCAGTTTTGATGCTTTAGACATCAAAACTGATGTTTTATACATCATTTTTGCCTCATTTGTGGCTAATTTCGAGGGTAAACTGGTTACTTTAAGCATACTTCTAGGCTGTATTAGGCTTAATGCACCGCTTTCGCCAGTATTCATCATGTATTGTTAAGGTTAATGGCACGCAGCGTCGCCACCATGCGCCGGTTAACCTTACTAATACTCACTACCATGCAGTAACCATTCTGCGCCACCCCTGACTAACCTTAATTGTTGTCTACGTTGCTATGGTTGTCAAGCTTAATGCGCGCGTTCACCATACTTATCAAGGTTAACCGGCGCGTCCGGCGCGCTCGACTCTGCGTTCATCATTAACGCACCACCCGGTAACCCTAATTCGTCATCATGAATGGCACGCTGCGCGCTCGCTGCCTGTCAACCTTAATTACTCACTATGAATAGTTCGAATTGTTCTTATTAACCATGTAGTTAGATGTGATTTGACAACACAGTGTAGTTGTGGCAGCCGCTCGACGCTGTGCGTTAACGATGCACAACGATTGCTGTTGACAACGAGAAAGCATTGCAGCGCAGGCACAAGTAAGATATGCCGCCGTCAGTGAAGGTTGGGGTCAGTTGCTTGGTTTCGAAATGCAATAGGAGGGACCCCATGAGCTACGGGGTGAGGACCAAATTCCTATGCCATCGCGAAAACGTCATATGCAGTTTGCGCCGCGCTCTCGCAAGTTTTTGAAAGTGATACTTCGAAATTAAAATAAAACGAAATGAAATCGAACCCTTGACAGGAGATAAAACGAAATGCTAGGCAGCAGTATGCTTGACCACATCACCCGCGACGAGGCGCGCGCTCTTGGACTGCCTTGATACTTCACCGACCTACCATGTCGTCACGGGCACGCCGTCGAACGCTACGTTGCGGAGCCGGGATCGTGCGTCGAATGCTCCCGCTGTGATCCACTCAAGAGATGGCAGACCTTGACATTCATTTCGAAAAATGCTTCACCGCTAGTTCACAACGAAAGGACTACCCAATGCTCAAAGTAATTCTCGCCGCCGCGTTCTTGGCAGCGGTCACAATCCCGGCGACAGCCGGGCAACCGGAACAGACGCTCGGGATGGGGTTCAAGCACCGTACCCACACCAACGAACTCGAAGACTTTGATCGCAACGGGCGCACTGGCAAGCTCCACAATTCGCAAGACGTAGGCGACTCGTTCCGTCACCGACACAGTAAGAGCGTTGGTCAAGACGGCACCGCCAAAATCCGCGACCGCTCCGCCATCTTTGACAGGTGGGGAAACCTGCGCTCTCGCAGAGGCGACACCGACTCGCCGCTGCCGCGTGACCGCCGGTCACATCGCCAGCACTCACCCATCCTGATCGTGCGGTAAGCACTGATCCACACAAAACATGGAGTCCCCTTCTATGCTGACATTCAAAAAGACCCTGCACGATGCCAACGTCGCGTTCGAGAAAGCCGCCGCCGACCGCGAGCACACCATCGAAACCCTGCTCACGCTTTTCAAACTTGACTACGGGCAGTCGCGCAAACAGCGATTGACCTATGCCATCTCCAAGCTCAGTGCGGCGAACGACTGTCTCACCAAGGCTGGCGATGAACTACTCCGGCTCAAACACATCGAACACGTCACTGACCTGATAGTGAGTCCATTCCCGGCGCACATCGCCGAACAGATGCGAGCCGCAGGCATCGACGAGGAAGCGCAACGAGAGATAGCAAACGAGATGCTCGCCGACGAAACGCCTGCGAGCAAGCCGCCGCGTTCGTGGCGCGAAGACGATTGGGACATCCACAAACCGGAGCCGCATCCTGACGACGCGCGGCACTGCGCCATATGCGGCGGACCCATCGACGAACCCGCCGATGATGCCGCGTTGCGCGCCCGCTGGCGTCGCGGCGATTTGAAGCTCGGAAAAGGCGAGTGGATGGAGGGAGCGCATTTATTCGAGCCATGCGAAATGCCGGACGCCTCGTGGCTTCATGAGCGCGCTGCCAAACGTCGTGAGGAATGGCGCAAGGCAGACATCGGCGCGGGCTTTGTCGAATACCGGCCCGGCACCATCGCCGAACTTCTCGACAGTCAACTTAGCGACATCGAGCGCAGCATGACCAATGCTGAATGTGGTACGCAGGCTCATAAAGCCATCGAAGCCGTGATCGACATGCTGCTAGGCGACGAGCCGCTAAGCTTGCACGGCGATGGTCATGTCGGCCCCGTCATCATTGGCCCCGTCGAACAACACTTGCGGGATTGTGCCGCGCGCGAGACGAACGGCTTCTCGCTGCACGATCTGCTCGAAGCAATATCTGAGCCGATGGAGTCGCTCGTGCTGCACCTATTGCCGGGCGAGTTTGTCCGCGCCTATGAGGCTGGCGATATCAAGCTCGAAAATAACGAGGGGTGGTCACAGAACCCACACTACCGCGTGATCGTGCTCGACGAGATGCCGAGATCAAAGACATGAACACTTCCAAAAAGTTCTACGTGCACTACACCGTCATGAACAACGGTGCGCCGCAGAAGCTTGTCGCCGGGCCGTACAGCGACGACGAAGCGATTGACCATCGCCGCGACATTGCGAGCTATGTCTACGTTTCGAACTGCTTTATCAGCGAGGAAGCGACGCCGTGATCGTGCTCGACGAGATATATCCGTTCGAGATCGACGGCGTGCGCCACGATAGCGCCTGCGAACTTCTTCGCGCCCGCGCTTTTCCAGAGGAAGTGCTCGCATGCACATGCACCGCAAGATGGGATACCAATCCCGTCCGCGATCTCGCGCGTGATGACCGCGCTCGCATGGTCGAGCGCGAGCGCATCGCGTGCATGGTCGAGCGACTCGACAATACGATGATGGATCAGGCCAAGCTCGCCGCATACATCCGAGGACAGGAAACACCGTGAGTTGGCGCAACCCTTATGGAGATTGGCAGATACGAATGCGTAACAAGGTAGGCGAGACGTACAATGGACGAAAGCTCTACGAGCATGAGCACGGCATCATGGTGATCTATGACCCGCGCGCTTGGGATGCTGAGTACAGGAAGCCTTGGTGGCGGTCGCCGTTCGACGGTTGCTTCGGCGACCGCACCGACTCGCCGTCGATGTGCAGTTGGGTCCCGCCCGGCTGCTATCCGGAGTGGATGTTATGAAAACACGTAACTCACCCTTGAACCGTCCGGCTCCGAAGGGATCGCGACGCTCGAAGGCAGAGAGTCCGCCGCCGCCGCCGATCAAAATCTTGAAAGAGGCTACGCGCGCACGGGTAAAGCCAAAAGTAGCTGTACGACATGTATAAGCACAGCGAGATCGCTTTGACGCTAGTTCATCGTGGGGTATTGCAGCATGAATGCCGGTAGGCCGCGCAATAAAAATAGAGATTTTGCCGCACTTAATGGTGATCGGTTCTACGAAGGTTCTGCATGTTGGTGTGGATGCACAACAAGGTATCAAAAAGGTGGCCGGTGCGTCGATTGCGCCATCTCGCAAGCTCGCGCACAGTCCGCCAAGAAGCGCAAGCCGAAGATGGCGACTCCGGCGCAGGCGCGCATCGTCTCCCGGCGCGATGTGGCGCTCGGCACTCGCATTGTTGCTGCCGTCGAAGCCAAACAGTATCTTGAGCATGACATCACAAAACAGATCGCCGACCTCGCTGCGCACGAGAACGAGATCACTGCCGAAGAAGCTGCTCGCGCTGAGAAGGTCGCAGCCGTTAATCGTATCGAGACCGGAGGCTTGACACTGTGCGGCGTTCGAGTTAGCGAGATGGAGATGGCTGAATACGTCCGGTCGGGAGTTGTTCCGGCTCGAATACTAAAACCGCAAGAGACTGATGAATGACTCTGCACTATCTCTACAAGATTACGGTCAACCGTAAAAGCTACATAGGAACTGCGGTCGATCCGCAGCGTCGCTTGCGAGATCATGCTCGCGCCAAGTCACCCCTTGGTCGGGCTATTCGGAAACATGGACTCGGCACATCCACACTTAAAGTGCTTGCAAAGCGGCGAACCGTGAGAGCTATTCACGTGCTTGAACGAGCAATGATTGCTCGGCTCAAGACATACGTGCCTCAAGGTTACAACTTGACAAGGACAGGAAGTGGCTGTGATCCTAGTTGCTCAACATGGCGTGCGGGAGTTAAGCGCAGGTCGCGCAGTCCAAAATGGCGTGCAAATAATCTAGCCGCAAATAGGCGCAACGCACAGGACCCAAAGTGGCGCGCAGCTTATGCAGCAGGACGCGAGCGAATGAAGCATAATCCAAAGTGGCGCGCGGGGCTAAAACGCCGGTCCAAAAGTCCGACATGGCGAGCGAACCATCTTGCAGCCGTGAGGCGTAGTTCACGCAGGCAAACGTGGCGCACTAATCATCTAGCAACAATGAAGCGCACTGGACTTGCACGTCGAGGCAAGCCGTGGTCTAGTGCTCGCCGGGCTGCTCAACAGGAAGCCGAATGACCGATCACCGCCGCAAGGGTAAGCGAGTTCTGCGGCGAGATCGTCCGCGCAAGCCAAGGCGTCCACCGATCCCTGCGCCCAAGATCGAAAGTGGCATACGTCCCGAAGGTCGCATGTACGATGAAATGGAAATAGTCGGCGGCGATCTCGAAGTCCTGCTCGATGCAGAGTTTGACGAAAAGGGTTAATAAAGATTATAGCGAGCGCGGCAGAGAGGAAATCGGCTCATGGTGAGGGATTAAGCAAATGGGCTTCAAGATTTTCCTCGTCGTCATACTCGCTCTTATTTTAGCGACGGTCATCAATACTCGGATCACTCTGCACACGTCTAAGTGCGACATCATGAGCGTCGCGCCGTGTCCGCTGCCATGAAAGTACATCCGATTATCACTTGGCCTCACAAGGATGTGGCGCACATGCGCTACTTCACTCAGGCGGCGCTATGCCGGGCATTCGTTCGGCTGCAAGAGTTCTACGAGTCGCCATATCCTGAAATTCGCGGCAACTATTTCACGCTCGCCGACTATACGGCGCGGTATGTTCGGGATCACAGCAAGCCGTTCTCGTACTACAAGGACTGGCACGGCTTTAACGTGCCGGGTCATATCGTGCGCGCATTCGCGAAGACGTTTGCGCCCGACTTGACGTTTGAGGAAAAGCGCATCGTCGCTCTCAAGCCGATGGCTTACCTGATTGGCACGTGGCGAGAGTACGACTTCGAGCACGAGTTCGCGCACGCGCTCTATCATATCAGCCGGGCGTATCGCCAGCGCGCGAATACGCTTATCCGCCAATTCGAGGCCGCCCATTGGTCGGCGTCAGTCGCGTTCACATCATGGCTCAAGCGCGAGGGCTACACCGTCGAAGTTATCAAGGACGAGATCAACGCATACTTTGCTACGAATGATCTGTCGGACTTCGAGGACCACTTCGGCGAGACCATGGCGCGGGTGCTCTACAACTCGGCCAAGCCGTTCCGCGAACTCTATGCCGAACTCACAACGTCACCAAGTTGGAACCGTGCCCTCATAGCAAAGGACTAAGCAAAATGGCCTCGAAGCTGTCCCAAAGAAATTTAGGGATATTGCTTTGGAATTTGATGACTTGGACGAGCACTTTGGTCTATCAAGTCTCACTAAAGGTATGATTGAGGCAGACCACTATTTCATGAAGCGAGTAAAAGCAAAAATTCCCGAACTTTTCCATTGACAACTTCCCGCAGCGGGCTTAGAGAACCCGCTGCGGCCCGTCCATTGGACGAGCCTGTTCCAACGGGTGTGAGCTAGGTGCAACCTCTAGGGGCCGCTCCAATTCCAAACTTCGAAGTCATCAAGACAAAAGAGATGCTCAGGCTAGTGGAAGACTTCCACTACTCGAAGCGTCTCAATACGAACGAGATCATCTCCTACGGTATCCGGCACGAGGACGGTCACTTGGCAGCGGCGGCGCTGATCTCGCCGACTCGCTATAAAGAGCCGGTCGTAGCACTTGGGCGGCTTGTCCGCGAACCGGATTGCAAGGTGCCTATGTCACAGTTCGTCGCATGGTGCTGCGATGATCTGCGCAAACGCGGGCATAAGGTAATCATTGCGTTTGCCGACAACACGGTTGCCCAACACGGCGGCGTGTACCAAGCTTGCGGCTGGAAATTCGACGGCCTGCGACCGCCGACCAACGATGGCTTGATAATCGACAGCGTGTTCGTGCCGGGGCGCACGCTCAACCTGCGCTACGGTACACGTTCGGCGGAGAAGCTTCGGGCGCTCGCCGTGGTACTTGGCGAGATAGTCGCCGCCGGAATATCGACCGAAGCGGAAGCCGAAGTCTATATCACAGCGCGCGGCTTCCTGATCCCGCGCGACGGCATTCTCGAAGCGACGCAAAAGATTTCACCGACGAGCACAGTCGAACCGCATTTTGATGCCGGGAAATATCTCTACTGGCGCGCGTTGTCGGTCGCAGGTAAAACATCGGCGAAGCGGCTCGGCCTCAAGTCTCTGCCGTATCCGAAACCCTATGAGTTCATGATGTGACCATGGAAACAGTAGACGAGATCATTCCAAAAATTCGCGCGGTGCTGACACCGGACCTATTGCGACCGAAGTATCGCGAGCACGTGAGCAATCCGATGTACGGACATTGCTACGTTGCATCGGAGGCACTGTATCACTTGCTTGGCGCGCGAGCGTCACCCTTCCGACCGTATCACGGCAAGGACGATACCGGCGACGTGCATTGGTGGCTTGAGAATACTTTGACCGGCCATCGCTACGATATCACGGCGGATCAGTATTATCGCGTCGGGAAAAAGCCGCCCTATGACGCGGGGCGCTTGGGATCGTTTCTAACTGAGGCACCATCGAAGCGGGCACGGATTGTCATGGAACGCATTAACCAAACAGTAACCATCTCCGACGATCCGACTTGATTGCGCCGCCGAGTGTGCTATGTATCGTTTGTCGGTTGACATGAACCGCCATAATCCCCTGCCCCAGTCCCTAAATTGACTGTACGGCGTAAGAGTTCGGCCCAAGAGGCGCGCGAAAAAGCGAGTATCGGGCTAGGCCCGACGCGGGGAATAAGCTGAAACGTAGTGTGGGAGCTTGGCAGCGTTTGCACCACTGTTGCAGTACAGTCGCCACCTTTAATCCTTCCTTTACCACGTCCAACGACTCGACTTGATCGGGCCGCTGGATGTGCTATGTCCGGGATACCGGAATGATCCGGCGCATGGAGACTACAATGTTCAAGGCAAAACGCATCAAGCCGAACCGCTACGCACTGTTCGAAGACGCAGCCGAGTTCGCGCAGCTTACTCAGGTTCGCGGCAAGTGGCTGCTCAGCACCGCCAACGCCGATCTCAAGCGTCTGTTCGACGCCACGGTGTTCGCTGCCGACGCGACCTTGCAAGCGGTCTTGTGGGCGGTCCGCGCGATCCTCGATCACCTGCGCGAGATCGCAGCTTACTCAGGTTCGCGGGACGCCGAAGCGCACTTGGCAAAGTTCGCCGCCACGTTCAAGCCGGTAGTCAATCCGCGCAACGGTCGGGTCTCGTTTTCCCCACGCTATAGCGCACTGGCTACCGCGCTAATCAACGCTCCGGTGCTCGCATGACCCCGATCAGTCTCAAGGCTCGCGACCTTAAACTCGCCGATACCATTGACCTCGGGTTCTCCCCGTGGGGCACTGCCATCGTCAAGAAGATCACAACTCGCGCGGTCGAATTGTTTCGGCCCTATGGCACCACCGCCGATTTCTCTTGCACTGGCGGAGTGATCTGTTACACCGGGATCGAGGACATCAATGTCTCACTCGAAAGCGTTCGAGAGTTTTGTGTGATCGAAAGAAAGGAACTAAAATGATCGAGTTCGTATCACTCGTCGCGGCGCTCGGCGCGACGTTCTTGTGCGGCGCGCAAGTCGGCAAAGGCTGGCGGCGACCGCCGGATCGAGACCCTGAGTTCGACCGATGGCGTGCCGCATTGAAAGCCGAGATCATGGGCGATCTCGCTCCGGTTCAACTGCGCGAAGCCGCGCAAGAAATGAGGAAGGCAGCATGAGTATCCGAAAGCAAGCTCGGCGCGAGCGCGCGCTGGCGCGTTACCCGAAGTCCCCGAAGTCCCGCACGGGACGCCGGACCGAAGAACAGTGGAAAGCCGAACGCGCTCGGCTCGAAGCTCTAGTCCAACGAGGTTAGACATGGCTCGCGATGAAAAAACCTACCTCGGCGACGCCGTGTATGCGAGCGTCGAGAACGGAATGATCTGCCTGCGCACGGGCGACGGCAACAATCAAGTGATCTATTTAGAACCCGAAGTTATGCACTCGCTCGTCCGCTACGCCAAAAGAGTTGGCATGAACTTTGACCCGGTGGCACCATGAAAATCATCGCACGCGAAACCCGACCGCTCAGCGAACGACTCATAATCGAGGGTCCTATCACCCGCGAAGCCGGAGAGAAATGGCTGGCTGACCTAAGTGACGGCCCGAAAGTCAAGAGCGTTCTCGGGCGAGAATACCGACTCGTCGAGGACGACTATAAGCTGATCGACCGACTTGATCTATTAACTCGGCAGTAACCATCCTATCGGATAGGAGTTGTATCATTCGCCGGACGTGCTAGATTAGGATCACAGAGTTCAACAACGACATGGAGAAGACAGATGAACATCTCGAACAGCATCGGCCACAGTGCCGGTGACGAACGTAGCAGCCGCAATCCGGCTGTGCTCGCTAAGGCCCACAAGCAACACGTCGCGAACGCCGCCGAGTGGCTGCGCCGCGCCCGCGCCTTCGACTGCACGACCGCGCCGGAGGGTGCCGACTACGACACCATCGTCGCCGCCTATCGCCGCGAGTGCAAGCTCGCAAATATCGACACGGTTCTCTAACGGCGCAAAGCTTGGAGGTTGCGCCCATGAGGCGCGGCGTAATCTTGGTCTCCCCTACGCCGCGCCTCCACCTTTCAAGTGTCCGGAGTCATAGACCGGGCGGGTCCAGTCGGGGTGATCCTAACAACCTCGACATGCACGGGCTAGGCGCGTAATACATGCTCCGCGCTTAGACCCGTGCCACAGTTTCAGAGGACGAAGACGATGACTCTTACGAACTACATGCTCAAGCTGGCCGACGAGATGCACGCGGCGTCCGCGTACATATGCGAGCACGGCAAGATCGAGATCGGCACCCCGCAGTCGCGACGCCTGATCGAGACTGTGCAAATGGGCAGACAGCTTGGCATTGAGCCGACAATCCCTAACGACTACCCGATGGACACGTCCGCCGTGGGTCATGTCGGGACAGTCATCGAACCCGGCTCAGGCTCCGGTGGCAAGGGCCGCATCGGCTCGCGCACCGCCGCAGATTTCACGCTAGACCTTATGACGGGTCGTGAGGTTGATAATGACTAAATCTCTTGGTCTGACACCGGATGAACTGAGGGCGCGGGCGAAGGCGTATAAGTCAACTCCAAAATACCGGGCACAACAGCGTGCGAGAAAACTGACGCCCAAGTCTATAGATCGGCGATTGGAATTGGCAGCAACCCCGGAAGCCGTAGCGCGGTTGCGGACACGGCGGTCAACGCCCGAAGCTAAGGCGCTAGTGAAAGCTGTGTGGTCAGCACCTAAAGGCAGAGCACGAACTCTTGCAAGTGTCTATAAAATGCCAATTGAAATCTCAAATCGTTCATGTCCTGATCGGTGCGAGTGCTGCGGCGAAATACCGGCGCGTCCTTTACACTACGATCACTGCCATGATAGCGGGCGCTTTCTCGGCTGGTCCTGTCACGCCTGCAATACTGGCATGAGCATCATGGATAATCCCAAACGCTTGCGGCTGCGCGCCCTCTATTTAGAACGGCCATTTCAAGTCGGCCTGATCCAGTGGGCCTATCCGAAAAACTGGAAAACACAAGACAGGAAGGAAAGTTGAACCATGATTGATCGTCACGCTCAATTGCTGCTCGATTGCCGACTGTCCGGCCAAGTCTCGGACGCGCAGTGGGACGAGCACCTGAAAGACCCGGAGTTCGCGAAGTTCGCCGCGAGCGAGATGGGCGTCGCTCGGCAGCCGAAGCCGACTCTCGGCGCGCGCGAGCGTGCCTTCGATGCGTTCTACTCAGACTTTCAGCCTACCGACTGTGAGTCTGCACTCGACTTGGCAGAAGTCGTGTTCAAGGCTGGATGGAACGCACGCAAGCAAATAGACTACGAGGCCGGGTTCGGGATCAAGCGATGACGTGGTGGCGACAGTATATCATCTTAAAAGCCGCCGTAGCCATTATCGGACTCATGGTGCTCGGCGCTTACGCGCTGCACGTTGCGCACGAACACGACAACTCAGTAATGTGCCAACGCTACGGCGGCCCCGACGCATTCTATCAGGACGGAAGTTGCTGGATGCCAATGGGCCGCCTCGATGGCTAAATCTCTCGAAGACATGCTGCGCGATCTCGCGGCTCGCGGAGAACTTTCGTATCTCAGCATTATACCGAGTCCGGGTGGCTTCGAGGCGACCTATTCGCCTGCGTCTAAGTTCGGGCACGTGTTCGCCCGAGACGCGGACCCGGCCACGGCGCTCATGCTGGCGCTCAAGAACGCGCCCAAGCTGATCGGAGCAGCGCGCCGCTCGCGCGTGGTGGATATCGACCCGGAAGTCGCCGAACTTTTATCATGAGCCGGTATCACACTGATCCAATCTACCGTGAACAAGTAATCGCGCGTAGTCGCGCTTGGTCTGCATCATTGACTCCGGAACAGCGTCGGGCGCTGTCTCGAAAATGCAAATACAGCCTGACCCCGGAACAAGTAGACGAGATTTTAGGGTCGCAGAACGGGCGTTGCGCGATTTGCGAAACCACTGATCCCGGAAAGAAGCGTGGAGGCGGCTCAAAAGTGTGGAGTGTCGATCACGATCATAAGACCGGGCGAATTAGAGGATTGCTCTGCGGAAACTGTAACGCAGGTCTCGGGCTGTTCAAAGATGACGAGAACATTTTATTTGCGGCGGCGGAGTATCTGATCGAGAGTCGCGGCAAAAAGAAGCACCCCGGTCGAGCACGCTAAAAGCATAAAATGAAATTATTTTCTTCAATGATCTCGGTGCAAAACTCCGGCTAACCCATTGATCTCCGTTTTCCGCGTCAGCAAAAGATTTTTAGATGTGCTATACTCCCTGTGTTAGTTCAAAACATGGAGATACCAAATGGAAGACGACCTGAGCATTCCCGACTTCTTGAAGATCAGTCAAGCCAAGCGCGCCGCATCATGGAAGGGACGCATCGCGCCGACTCCGGATCGGTCCGACATGGTGGCGCAACAGACTGAGCGCATGGATCAGCGCAAGCGGCGCAAGCTGCGGGCGGAGTCCAAGAAGATGCAGGCCGAGATCGACCTGATCGCCGGGCGCAATCCCAAAGTGACTGACGAGATACAGGCCAAGCTCGATCTCGTGAACCGTGAACTGTACCTCGTGTCATGAGGATCATCAACGAAACCGAATGGGACACGCGCCAACTCCGGCGCGTGTTCTCCGCCGTGCTGCGCGAGAGCAACCGCGTCGAGGGTCGGCACAATCATCGGCTCCGCATCCATGTCGCGCGGGGCCGCTACGTGAGTGGCTACGCTTACTTCAACTCGGGCCGCATGAAGCTGCGGCTGCCGAGTCCGAAGCACGGGCCGCTCGAAGTGTTCATGGTCGGGTGGCTGTTCGATCATGAACTCGCGCACTGTCGCGGCCACCGGCACGAGGTCATGGGTCGGCTCAACAGTCAGTCGCACGCGACTGCCGAGAACTACCCGTACCTCGTTGGGCTGTCGCTCGGTCCGAAGCTCGTGCCGCTCAAGCCGGTCATCAACCTGCAAGCGGTCCGGGCTGCGCGCGTCGCCGCTCGGCTCAAGGCGTGGGAGGCTCGACAAGTCCGGGCCGAACGTGCAGTCAAGAAGCTTCGGCGGCAAGCGGCCTATTATGCTCGGGCGATTAACCAACCCGAACGAGGGGGCTAGACAGACGGCCATGGACCGGGCTATAGCTCGGCCCATGGAAACAACAGAGGGTAAAAATATGGGCAGGCGTGAAGCGACTCAACTTCAATTGCGACAGGCGACACGCGGGCGCGTGCTCCAATCGCTCTTGGCTATTGGAGCTATGATCGGAGTTGCCTTCTTGGTACTGTGGACAGCGCACCCGGCGCACTCGGCTCAGTACGAACAGTGCAATGACGGGACGTGCATCTCGCAGCACATCCCCGACAGTGCCAACGCGCTCGGACCGAAGATCATTCACATGCCGCAAGACAACTCCGAGGAAGCGCAAGCGCGCGAGCGCGAGTGGCTCAAGGTGTGCGAGCCGACTTTCCGCCGCGACAAGTTCGGTGCTACCCACTACGTCTTCAAGAAGGTCGGCTGTGAATACGGTTCGCCGGAGTGACCAATGCCGAAGGGACACTATCGTCGCACGCCTCGCACGAAGCGCGACGGTGCTCCGCCGGAGTTACGCAAGGCACTGATTGTCTCGCTCATGTCATACGACATGCCGAGATACGGAGACGCCGCAGCGGCGCTCCGGGAATGGCTCAAAGTAAACCCAAGGAAAGCAGATGAAGATAGGTATCAACGCGAACACGCTACTCTACCGACTTTATCGAGGATAGGCAGTTGAAAGGGCATTGACGACATGAACTTGAGAGAGATGCGAGATGCACTACGCGGAGAACCAAAGGCGGACGAAGCAATATGGTGGTACGCATACACGTGGCACGCCGGGAAAGGGTCGGACCTCTACAATGTGCTGCGCAAATTGGATTTCACTCCGAGTCCGAACCGACAGTTCGCCGACGATCCTGACATCATCCGAATGTTCGGCGTGCTCGAACACGTGTTCGGAACGCAGGTCGAGGTCCCGTATCGTCCGGTCTATCTCGCCGATATCGAACCCGACGACATCCTTGTCGCCGGGGCCAATCACAAATGCTTGCCGAACCGCTGGCCGGTGAAAGTGTTTCCATACGGCACCGGACTCGCCGTCATGTGCAACGATGGCATCCACCCATTGCACGCAAGCAAGGATGGTATAGTGGAAGGATTTCGACGATGAAGAAGTGCCTCGCCTGTGGAGCGCGGTTCGCAACAAAAGCATCCAATGCAAAAACCTGTTCGTCGGAGTGTAAGAAAAATCGGCTTAGACAAATTGGGTATAACTGCTGGCAGGGCATGATCCAGCGTTGCATGTACCCGCCAAATAAACGGTACACCCGGTACGGCGGACGCGGGATCAAAATCTGCAAGAGTTGGCGCAGTTCGTTTGCAGCATTCATAGCTGACATGGGTCCGCGACCATCTCTCGGGCACAGCATCGAGCGCCGCAAAGGCAATCAGGATTACAAAAAGTCAAACTGCTATTGGGCTACCGATGCTCAGCAAATGGAGAACCGCCCCGGCACGACTCATTGGATTACGTTCCGGGGGAGGCGGCGGCTTCTTACCACGTGGGCGCGCGAACTCGGATTGCACACCCTCACACTACGGTATAGATTTTACCGGGGCTGGTCTGTACGGCGAGCCTTGACGACACCGACAGGACCACAGGGAGGCGGCTAATGAAAAGGGCAAAACATCCACATTTATCGAACGCCGAGTTTGCGTTCGCGATCTCGCACATCCTGCGCACGGCGTCGGTCGCAACAGTCACGATGTCGGAGGGCATGTGGAACCCGGAATACTGTTCGGCGTCCGCTGATATGTTCGCGCTCAGCATAATCGACGACCTCGAACATCAGATCGACAACATCAAGAAGCGACTGCCGCGCGGATAAGGAAAAGATTATCGACAACCCCTCGGATAATAAGGAATAGCCTATGCTCAATGCTAAGTCTCTCATGACCGTCGCCTCCGCGTTCGCACAAATGCTGGCGATGAAAATACGCAACTCGCAAAATCAGTTCCGGCCCGGCACCGCGCCGCGACTCGCTCGGCACGTACATGATCGGAGCACTGGCCCGAACTCGCGCACGAGCATTCACATGCTCGTCCGGTCGGTGAACATGGGCTACTCGTTCCGCACAGGGGATGGTCCGCACATCCACCCGTGCCACAAGCGCACAGCCGCCTAATAACGCTGGTTGCAGCGGATCGACGTTCGCGGTAAAAGAGGCACTTATGGGGTCGCCCCCTTACGCAGAAGTCAAAGCATGGCGTGCGAAGAACTCGACGAAAGTCGCGGCTCAAGCTCGTCGATACCGGAAACGGCATCCGGATAAAATTGCTAAGATCAAGCGTCGCTATCGAAAGAGGGGTGGCTCCGCGCTACGGAAACGCGAAGCTGAGCAAGCGCAGACGCGACGGAAAAGTAATCCGAAGGCTCAACGATTGCGAGAACTTAGGTTTAGACGCCGGAAGCGGAAGCACCAAGTAAAGCTCGCCGGGCGGCCTAGACCAAAGCGGTGCGAAAAATGCAGTAAGCGTGCTCGCGTCGTTTTTGACCACTGTCACAGGACCAATATGTTTCGTGGATGGTTATGTGATCGGTGTAATTTGATCCTCGGTCTTGCCAAGGATAATCCGGAGTTGTTGCGTACACTAGCAGCGCATTTGGAGACATCTCATGGCAGTTCTCACCACAAAACAGCGTAAGACTCATACTGGTGGCGCAAAGAAATTTGCATTGCCGGGTGGCCGCTATCCTATCGGGGATCGTGCCCACGCCGCCGATGCCAAGGGCCGTGCGACTCAAATGCTTGCCAAGGGCAAGCTCAGCCCGGCGAACGCAGCCAAAATCCGGCACAAGGCGAATGTCGTTCTCGGCGAGACCGACTCGACCTATCACAATCAGTAAGGGTTCCTTAACCCTTAAACGAACCATTGCTTGAAGTCCCCCAAGGTTCGGCCTAGCTTCCGGGTTACAGGTTATCTCAGTTTTGGAGACTTCGATGGCAAAGGACGCACGAGGACACGGCAGCGACGGGCGCGGCGGCGGTCTCGATTTTGGATATCGTCCGCACGATCCCATGCCAATGAACCATACTCGCATTGGTCTCGGCACGGGCACCCCCGGTTTCAGTGGCAAAATCCTCAATGCAGGCGCGATGACCGACTCGCAAAAGACGCTCTCGCGAGTTCGCGAACAGTTGCGGAGTGTCGATCCGCAGTCGGGCCACGGAGCCGGGCTGTTGCAGGCGCTCAAGAACTTTGGGAGACGGTAATGGCAAAAGATGCAGGCGGACACGGTAGCGAGGCGCGCGGCGGTGGCGGCGCACCTGTTGTTCCCGGATATACAAGCAAGGGCGCACAACTTCTCCAAGGCGTCATGGCGCGATCCAACAATCCGCCCATCGTCGGTATCCCCGCGCACGGCACGGGTGTAGATCAGGTTGGCAAACTCGCGCCGGAAGGTGCCAACTCACGCGAGTTGCGGCTGTTCGCCGACAACGACGCCAATCTCCACCGTCAGTCGATGCAGCCGATCCGCGACAACCTTGGCAAGAAAATGGACAAGGGCGTCTATGACTCCGCCAAGGCGCAGACGTTGTGGAAATATCATGCCGACCGCGCCGCGCAAGCCTATGGCGAGCAGCACGGTTCGGGCGCGGCTAGTGGCAAGCAAATGTTCTCTCCGGCTGATCGTCGCGAGGCGGCTGCCAATTGGGAGCGCGACGAGCGCAGCGACATCAAGAGTGGATCGAGTCGCACGTACAAGCCCGAAGCTTCATTTTCACCGGGGCGCGCCGGGACCCAAACTTTTAATCGGGCTGCACCTGTAGCTCGGCAAAAGACTCGACCAATCTAAGGACAGCTATGAAGAAGGCCGCTGACAGAGGGCAGCATTCGGAGGGCGTCGAACAGATCGGGCGCGGCGTTGCGATGGGGCCGAAGCATTTTCAGTTGCTCTCGGGTGTACTGGCAAAAAATGTAGGCCAGCCGCACTCGAAGATAGTCGGGGATTTAGCCGATGCACTGGCCGGGACAAACCCTCGGTTCAATAAAGGGAAGTTCAAAGCAGGTTGCGGAGTGAACTGATGCTCATGTTCTGGACAGCGATGCGCGAAGCGGCGATGTGGCGACATAAAGTCCTCGTCGAGTTTTGGTATCCGGCTGGCCCCGCGCGTGCGATTGCAATGGTGCAGCACGAGGATATCGTGAAACAGGTCTACAGCTTTTTGGGAGATTGAGTCATGGCGAAAGATGCAGGCGGACACGGCAGCGAAAGTCGCGGCGGCGGTGACTATGCCAAGAGCGCAAGTGGCAAGCCCGGATACAATCCGAGGGTCCAAGGTGGTCAACGCATGTTCGGTCGTCAACCGACCACGGCGGAAGCCGCTGCAAATTCACAAGCTGTGAAAAACGTCTCCGCCCTAGCGGCGCACTCGTCGGGTGTCGCGCAAGTTGGTCAACCCGCGCCCGCGCAAAAGTTCAACATGAACAGCTACACGCACGAAATCGTTTCGCCGACCGGCGAAGTCGCGGCGCGCATGAACCTCGGCAAGAACAACGGCTTCGGTGTGGACGAAGGGAAGGGCGGCGGAATTTCCCGCAGCGGGGGTCCGTCGATCCACGACGCAGTTTCGATGCCCGACTATCTGGCGTCAAAGAAGGGCAGCAATAGCTTCCCCGCCGATCATATCTCGGGCGCGCTCCGCTACTTGACAGGCAATGATTTCGCCGGACATACAGTTCGGCGCGTGAAAGGGTAAGACAATGGCAAAAGATGCACAGGGCCACGGCAGCAATCCGACCGGCAGCGCGAAAGCCGAACAGCTTTCTATTCGTCGAGGGATCGACGAACGACACTTCCCGACGCGCACGCCGCAAGACTTAGCGGCGGCGCAGGCGCTCGGGCTGGCGCACCCTAAGTCGGCTCAGGTTCCGCTCGGGCAAAGTTTCCAAGCTGCAAAGACCGCGCTCGCGCGCGGGCGCATGGTCGCGCTTCCGGCGGGCGCTGAAAATCGTAGGCGGGGAGTGTAACATGGCAAAAGATGCAGGCGGACACGGCAGCGAAAGTCGCGGCGGCACGGCGCTCACTAAGCAGTTCGGCCCCGGCGAAATGGCTGCGCATCAAAGCATGGTGCGCAAGGTGTTGGCGTCGGGCGACGTTCACAGGGCTTTGTCACACGCGGTCACCGGCTACGACCGGAAAGAACAAGCTCGGGCCGAAGTGAAGGGGTCCTACTACAACCCGAATGCGCTCGGGATTTATCTCTGGGGCGCTCAACGCGCGGCGGAGAGTATCAAGAAGGGCGTGAGCCACGCCGACGCCATCAACAATGAATTCAACGGCGGCCTCGCCCGGTCGCTGCACAAGGCACTCGGTACGGGCGGCACGGACGTTGACACGATGCGGCGCAAATCATTCAAGTGAGGATGCCATGAAAGACGCAAAAGGACACGGGAGTGACAGTCGCGGCGGCAGCACGTTTGACCGCCTCAACGCGATGCGCGTCAAAGACGGTGCCAAGCCGATGAATGAAAATCGGCGTGGCATTCATGACTTCCTCGATTACATGGCGGGCGAAGGTCCGAAGCCGGACTTTATGAACGCCGCCAGCGCGACCGCAGGCAATGGCCCGAAGTCGGGCAGCGTTCCGGTACACGGCGGAATGTCGTTGCCGAAGGGAGTGACGATGGTCGGCATGGACGATCCGGGAAAGATGCACAACGCAATTGCGAAAGCAGTCGGCGAGGAAGCTCAAAATCGCAGCGGTGTCGCATGGGGGCGTGATCGGGCTAGGTTCCATGACCCGGCCAGTCCCGAATACGTCGGGAAGAACAAAAGGTTTTAAGCCATGAAGGATGCAAAGGGACACGGAAGCGAAGCGCGCGGCGGCGGCGGCGGTGCGGCGGAGTCCCGCTTTCACGGTTCGATAGCGCATCAAGTCGCGCGTGGGCAGTACGATGATAAGCCGGTTACTTTCGGTCACGCTCTAGCGGATCAGTTTCAGTCCAAACGACTTGGAGCTAACTCAGAAGCGGGTCTCACTGCAAAGTTTGGTTCTAGCACTGCACACCAAATGGTTCTGGCTGCTCAGCACGGCATTCCGACTCAGCATATAAATTCGGCTCCGCAGATAAACTCGACTACGCATAACTCGTCGGGACACGAGTGGGGTTCACCGGCTGCACTCCAAGACTTCAAGCGAGAACACGGTGGTCCAGCCAACAAGGGGCAACTGGCGCGGATAGATCGTTTTCATAAGGCAGTCGGACGATGAAGGATGCGCACGGTCACGGAAGCGACGGTAACGGCACCGCGCGCGGACAGAATTACCGGGATGCGGTTTCAGGGTTCAATCGCGCAGCGGGCACATGGGCGCAGGGCATTCTTGACTCGGACAAGCTCGCCGCGCATCAAACCGGGATCGGCAAACTGAAAACCACTGACGAGATGATGGCCGAACACGACAAGATTTGGGGAAAGCGATGAAAGATGCACTCGGACACGGTAGCGCCGCGCATCAATCGGGTGTAGAAGATGCCCGGTCGGTTCCGCGCAGCGCACTCGTAAGTAGCGCGAGCGACAGGGACCTTGTAGACATATCACGAGGGCAGCGACAGGTCCTACTCAATGCCGCCCTGCGTCAAAAGGCACAGCAAACAGGCAAGTGAAATGAAAGACGCATTAGGACACGGAAGCAATACGCGCGGCGGCACCGCTGCGCACTCGACCGGCGTCGATCAGGTCGGCAAACCATTCTTGAGTCCGCAAGTTGTGCAGCATATCCTCGCGCACCCGGAAGGTTTCACGATTGACCTCAAGGGCGGCGCACCGTCTAACGGTTATCAGGTCGCTATTCCGGGACACGCGCTCACTGCCCCGCTTGGTGGCGATCCGGCACACAGCGAGGCGACGTTGCAAGCGTGGGCGCAGCAACACGCGGGCGCGCTGAAAACCGCCGGGCATGTCGGCGGCTACCGCAACGAGACGACCGGCAACTATGAGATCGAGCCGTCGCAGAACATCAAGAACAAGAACGCGGCGTATCGGACCGGCGTGAACCGGAACCAAGAGTCAATTTGGGATGTCCGGAAGGGCAAGACAATCATGACGGGCGGGACAGGAAAATGAAGAAGCCGGTAGCGTGCACGAATGACGACGCAGCGGCGATGCTCGCGCGAAATCCTAAGTCGGCTCAGGTCGAGGCGCACAAAGGGATGGAGGGTCAGCGCACCGGCTTGCCGCATCTCACGCCGCATAGTCTACGTTATCGTCAGGCTCATGAAAGGTTAGGGACGGCTGTCCCAAAGGATGTTGAGCTATGAAAATGCCTGCTCACATGCACGGGATTGATGTGGCCACCAACAAGCCGGAGCCGGTCATGATCCCCGTCGATCAGATCGCAAGTACCGGACACACGCTCGATAAATATGAGAACGTGGAAAAAGTTAAACGGATGCGGGCCAAGCTTGAGGCCGGAGGGGAGCTACCCCCGATCCGCGTGAGTCCGCTTACACCGGAGTTGCGCGATAGGTGCGGGATTGCGGACCCGACCAAGAAGTTCTATTTGGAGAGTGGCCATCATCGGCTCGCCGCGTCGAAGCTCGAAGGCTTGAAGAAAATCAGCGCGGTCTCGTATCACGAGGGGAAGCGGCTATGACGAAACGTAAACTCAAGGTCTCTCAGACGATGGGTTACGACCGGCTGCATCGCACGGTGATCCCCAACAACGAAGCGGCTGCGGCCATGCTCGCGAACGGCCACCCGAAAGCCGTGCCTCCGGTCGGCATCGCCACGCCTCCGACAACGGTGACAACTACCGGGGCCGAAGGTAACACCGATTAGATCGTATGTGAATTTCGCCCTTTTGTGGCGATTTTTGCATATGAAACAATCTTGGATAACGCTGGTTGCCCAAATCAGGCAATCGCGGTAATGTCGCCCCGATGAATTTTAATTTTTGGAGGGTAATCCAATGGCTGTAAAAGGTAGCGGACTCGGTGCAGGTCCCGATGGCCCACGAGTCGATCAGGTCGCGAACACTCCGGTTGACCCGCGCAGCGGCAAAGCCAAGCATCCCCAAACTACGTTCGAGAACAAGTGGGGCATGAAAGACATGACCACGATGTCGGGCATCAGTCCCGCCGTTCCCGGCACGGGTCCGGATGCGTCGTCTCCGAACCCGCTCGATCCCGAACCGCAGTCCAAGTTGCTTCGGCGTCAACCCACCGAGATCAAAGCCAATCCCGGAACTCCGGTCGATGGCGACGGCAACGGTCTCGACTACGGTCTAGGTGGCAAGGTTCTCGGCGAGGCAATCTTGTCGGGCAGCACTGCATTCCCGGCTTCGACGAAAGAAGCGGGCGGGGCGGCTCCGGCCTACTCGGGCCGCGACTCGAACTAAATGACTCGCGCCTTCCATGGCGCGCGACAAGATACGCTCGGAGCCGAGGCTAATCTCGCTCCGGGCTTTGACGCAATAGCGCCGGAGACCGCTGCGGCCACCATGCACAACGGTCTCGCCGACAACGCAAAGCAGGTTGCAAACGGTGACAGGAATGTCCCGCTGCACCCGGCTCAGGTTCCCTCCGAAGGCACTGATACCAACGAGACGGAAGGGGACGGATCAGTTCGAGACCCTACGGGTAGGGGGTTCGGCACATGATAAAGCAACGAGGAACGGGCTACTCGGGTCTCGATAGCACTCGTCCGACGCAACAGCAAGAGTCGGATGTAACCAATTTCGGCGGCACCGCACCGGGCGGACAGACAGCGTTCGTCGGCGGTAACTCTCAGTGGTCAAGCTCGAAGGGCGCGCAAATCGCGAACATCCCGCCGGGCGGCCAGATTGACCCGGTTCGAGCGTCACTCTCGATGCACGCCGGGCTAGAAGATGAAGCGCCGGATGGCTCTCGGAATGTCCCGATCCATCCGGGATTACAGCCGGGACTATTCCGGACCGCGAGTGACGCTAACCCGCGCTCGTCGGACGGTCAAGTTCCGGTAGACAGTTCGTCGCGCGGCCCATATCGGAATTGACTTGGGTACGGGAAGGGTATAAATAGAGGGGGATGGTAAGTCCCCGACGAAACGAGAGTGCGGACGATTTTCGAATACGCCGTGCCGCCACTCAGCGAGAACGCCGGAAACTGTTTCCGGATACAGTTCGACAGTATGATCGAGATCGCTATGCAGCGGACTCGACGAGCAAAAAGGAAGTGGAGCGAAAGCGGTGGTTACGGCCTGATAGAGTACGCGCAAGAAAGCTCGTAAAAGATCATGTCAAGAAAATCCGGGCGCGAACGTATTGCACCCGATGTGGGGCACAGCCGATTGATTGGCACCACGAGGACCACCCTAATCGTCCGCATGATAGAGTTTCATCTCTTGTCGCTCAGGGAAAGTCAATCGAGCGGGTAGATACAGAGATCGCGAGATGTGAGCCGCTTTGTCGTAGCTGTCATAAGAAGCTGCACGCGGATGAATAGGGGAGAGTGCCATGGCTGACTTGATCGTGGGTTCAAAAATGCGGGACTTCCCGGCCATTCAACCGGCAAACCGCGACAACACAAAAACTGGCTATGGTGAAAATGGCTACTCCGGCGCAAGCTCGGACACCGATCTCAAGAACCCGACGCGCAGTGAGTTGGCTGTCTCGCTCGATCCAAATCCCAAAGTCATATTCGCCGATCAGACACGCACTGTCAGCACGAAGAATGTGCCGACCGCGTTTGGCATGAAGGGCGCAGCCAAGGGTCCGACTCTTGACGCTCCGGTTCGACCGGCAGAATTGAAGCTTTGATATGGACGGTGGCTCGGCCCCCGGCCCGAATGTTTCAACGACCGTTTCGGACGTGATCGTACCGCAGCGTTTTGCCGGATACGGCCAACAAATAACAGCCAAAAAGAGCCGGATCATTCGAGCAGTGATGGGGATGCACGCCGGACGGAGATCAGTAGGGACACATAAATCGCGTCGAAAGATCAAATGATCGACAACTGTAGGAGGCTCGAATGGGCTTAATTGTTCTCTTGATCGTGCTTGTTCTTCTTTTCGGCGGCGGCGGCTACTATGCCGGTCCTCCGTATCACTACTATGGCGGCGGCCTGAGTTTGCTCGTGGTCATCGTCATCCTGTTCCTCTTGCTCGGGTGATAACGTGGCAGTCGCTCTCAACATCGCAAATGCCAGCGCGGCGGGCACAACTGCCGGAGCACCCACGCCAATGAGCGTGGGTGCGCCTGCGGTTCAGCCGGGCGGCCCGCAGCCGCCGCTCAATCCCAATGCTCTCGCGCAGAAATTCGCGGCGTCGCCGCCAAAGGGCAGCAAGTTCCGGCCTCCGGTCGCGCCCCATGCGGGCGTGCAGTCGGTCGGCACTCACCCGGCAGCGTCGCCATTAAAAAGGCAGAACCCGACTCACCCGTTCGGAAAGTAAAACGGGTATTACGCTAAGATGGCTTAGTGTAATGCGAAGGTTACACGCGGGGATGGCTCCGCTCATAGGAATGGTCCTGTGCAACTATAGGAGGTCGGGATGTCCCGAGAGATTTTTCGTTCCGCAAATCGGCAGCTATTGGTGCGCAAGTATGCGCCTGAGCGCCTTCAAGCAATCCTCAAATTTGTAACCGAGATGCCTGTCATCGCCGAAGTATGTCGGCGTGCCGCGATCTCGCGGTCGTCGCTGGTATACTATCTCGGGAAAAGCGAGAAAGGTAAGGTCGGCGATGGTTTCGATGTGGTCGTGGGCGAAGACGAGCACGGCAATGATATCACGGCGCGGTTCCATGTGGCATGGGCACACGCGCTCGAAGACGGCATCGACAAAGTTGAGCGTGCTGCGCACCGTCTTGCTGTTGGCCAGCCGAAGCCCCTCACGAACAAATACGGCGTGATTTACAAGTTCGATCAGACCAAGCTTGATCTTGGCTTGGAAGGCATGGATGCGTATTTGCGCGACGAGAACGGCGCACCAATCCCACAGACCATCATCGAACAAGACCCGGACATGATGCGCTTCATTTTGAAGACGCGCCGCCGAAACGTGTACGGCGATCACACATCGGTTGACATGGTACACAGCGGCGGCGTGCTCGTGGTCGGCGTCAAAAAGACCGAGGCAGAACTCGAACAGGAATTTGGTGGGACGCAGGAAATTCAGGATGTGGAGTTCGAGGACGTTACTGACGACACTGTTGACGCGGTGGATAAAGCAATGCTAGAGCTTGACTGATGGAAACGTCAAAACCCCACTACTTATACAGTATCACGGTTGGTGAGAAGTCGTATATCGGCGTCTCAAAAAATGTGCGGGACCGATGGGGTCATCACCCTATAACTGCATCAAAGATTGGCGATGCGATCCGGCACTATGGCCGCGACGCCGCGAGCTTCCGCGTACTCGCGTGTGGTAGTCACGAATATATCTATGAGCTTGAGGAACAAGCCATTGAGGCATTCAACACGCGATGGCCCAACGGATACAATCTAGCGGCGGGTGGCAGCGGCGGTCGCGATCCATTGCCATCAACTCGTGTGAAGTTGGCAGCAGCGGCTAGTAAAACTCACAAGGGACGAAAGCAATCTCTTGAGCATATTGCTAACCGGGTGGCGGCGCGTCGCAGAAATGGAAAGAAGCTCACCCCTGAGCAGCGCGCAAGAATGTCGGCGGCAAGACTTGGCGAGAAGCACACGCCCGAACACACTGCAAAAATAGTCGCAACTCGGAAGGCGCGCGGGTATAAACATTCAGCGGAGACCAAAGCAAAGATTGGCACGGCTAACAAGGGGCGGGTTCTCGGATCGCACTCAATAGAGACCAACGAAAAAATATCTGCCACTCATAAAGCGAAAGGAACGGGGATCGGGCGGGATATGTCGCAGTTGATTAAGCTGTCGGCTGATCTTCGTCGTGGCGTGCCCCTCTCCGAAGAACACTGTGCAAAAATATCTGACGCCAATACCGGACGAAAAGCGACGCCCGGCGCGCTCATAAATATGTCGAAGGCGCAGAAGGGTAAGTTTATTTCAGGGGAGACTCGGGAAAAGATATCCGCATCACTTAAACTCTTTCACAGGAAGTCCGGGGATAGCGCGCATGTCTAAGTTCCCGACTGTAAAAAAGTTCAAACTTGTGGGCAATGAATACGTTCCATTCATCACTGGCGACGATGGAAAACTAATACAAGTGGCGTGGGCCGCGCAGCCCGGCTCGCAAGCGGCATTTCTTTCTTTCTCAACTACCGAAGTTCTATACGAAGGCACGCGCGGCCCCGGCAAGACTGACGCGCTGCTCATGGATTTCTATCAGCATGTCGGGCAAGGCTACGGCGCTGAATGGCGCGGCATCCTATTCCGGCAGACGCATCCGCAGTTGAGCGACGTGATCGAGAAAAGCAAGAAGTGGTTTAGGCGGTTCTGTCCCGGCGCGCTCTACAACGAAATGAAATATCAGTGGGAGTTTCCCACGGGCGAGCGGCTCTACTTCCGCCACTTCGAAGTGCCATCGCAATACAGCAACTACCACGGTCACAACTATCCATGGATCGGGTGGGAAGAATTAACGACATGGCCTGACGACAAGTGCTTCAAGTCCATGTTCTCGTGTCTACGTTCAACTGCGCCGGGTATCCCCCTCAAAGTCCGCGCCACGACCAATCCATATGGCGTCGGGCACAATTGGGTCAAGCTGCGCTACCGCTTGCCCGTGCCGCCGGGCCACATCATCGGTCCGCTGATCGAAGGTTCGCTTGACTCGGAAGGCCACAGCGAGCCGCCGCGCCGCGCCGTGCACGGCCATCTCGACGAGAACAAGCTGCTACTGCATACCGATCCGGAATACAAGAACCGGATTATCGCCGCCGCGCGCAACGAGAGCGAGCGCCGCGCATGGCTCGACGGCGATTGGGATATCGTCGCGGGCGGCATGTTCGACGATATTTGGTATGAGTATAAATCAATTGTTGTCGTTCCGCCTTTCGAAGTCCCCCCGACTTGGACTATCACTCGCGCCTTCGACTATGGCTCATCGAAACCGTTCTCAGTCGGATGGTTCGCGGAGAGCGATGGTACTGACTTGACGTTCCCGGACAGTAGCGTTCGCGCCACTGTTCGGGGCGACTTGTTTCTCATTCAAGAGTGGTACGGTTGGCGCGGGCAGCGTAACGAGGGGTCGCGGATGCTGGTCGAGGATATCGCCAAAGGCATCGTGAAACGTGAGGTAGAGTGGGGCTGGCGCGCAGAAGACGGCAAGCGTAACCGGGTCAAACGCGGTCCCGCAGACACCGGCATTTTCGACGATAATAATGGGGTGTGCATTGCTAATGACTTTGCCAAACCAATAGTGTATAACGGCGTCCACCACCGAGGCATCCTGTGGGAGCCTGCGGACAAGGGTCCGCACTCACGCGAGCAAGGATGGGAGCAACTCCGGCGATGGCTCAAGGCAACGAAGCGACCGCCGAACGGATATCGTGAAATACCGGGTCTGTTTATTTGCAGCAATTGCGAGCAATGGTTGCAAACTGTTCCGGTGCTGCCAAGGGATGAAGTAAAAATCGACGATGTGGACACTGAGGCGGAAGACCACTGCTTTGCCGCCGGGACTCTTGTTGACTTGCCTAGCGGTCAAGTCCCGATTGAGCAGTTGCCGCAGTCGGGAGATGTTCATTCGGTCAGTCGGATCGAGTCATATCAAGACGCCCGGCTCACGCGAAAAGCGGCCCAAGTCGTGCGATTAACCTTTTCAGGCGGTCAGTCAATAGTCTGCACGCCGGACGAAAAATACCTTGTGGATTTAGATGAATGGTGTTACGCTAAGGACCTTCTCGGAAAGGAAGTCCTATGCAGCCAATCGTTATCAGCCACACGATCCAAGAGTTCGACGGAGTTCGATACTATCTTTGCGGGAAATATTTCCAGCGAAAAGGCGTTCGCCTTCATATCCAAGTGTGGGAGCACCATAACGGACCTGTGCCGGATGGGCATCATATCCATCATCGGTTTACTCGGGACAGGAACGAGAGCACTGAGCTTGAATGCCTTACCGTTAAAGAGCATTTTGGAGTTCACTACCACGGAAAAGAGTTTGGTGAGCGCGGTAGGAAATATCTCGGTCGCGCGCGAGTCGCTGCCGCCGCATGGCATGCGTCAAAGCAAGGACGCAAATGGCACTCCGATAATTACGAAAAGCATGTTCGGGCGGTTGCTGAGAAGCGCGTCGGGCTACATTGCAAAGAGTGCGGAGAATATTTCAAGGCGTCTTATATGCGCCGAAACGATGCAAAGTTCTGTAGCGGGCGATGCAAGGCGCGTGACTTGCGTCGGCGTCGAAAACTTGCTAGATAGACGCGATGTCTATTGCTTGACAGTCCCCACAAATCACACCTTCTCAGTTGAGGGTGGCATTCTTGTCCGCAACTGCGGCGACATGACTCGGTATAGACTTCGGTATGAGTCGCGCGGCGTCATAAGCCGACACATTTAATGGAGTGAACTTGGGATGTCGATGACTCACACAGAACGGCAAGCTATCTACGCGGTAACGCCGAAGGGGCGCGCTACGAGAGCGCGGTATGATGCTAGTCCGCACAGCCACCAAAAGAACATTGATTGGTGTGCGAAACGTCGCAATGAAAATCCTGAGCGCCACAAAGCAGAATTTGATGCTTGGTATCACGGAAGGCCGCCGCTTCAAAGACTTCTCACGACTGCACGGAAAAGTGCGAAGAAGCGCAGACTTGAGTTCAATCTTCAAGAAGCGGATTTGTTGCCGCTTCCTGTCTACTGTCCAATTCTAGGATTGAGGTTGGTCTATGAGACTAGGTTAGGATGGGACCCGCGTGATGCGGCCCGATATAGTTTGGCGTCCCTTGACCGGAAAGATAACTCGCGGGGTTACGTCAAAGGAAATGTTTTCATCGTGAGTTGGCGCGCGAACCAGCTAAAGAGTGACGGCACCGCTGATGAACATGAAGCAATCGCTTCGTGGATGAAGCGTGTTGCAAATCCAGTGGGAGGCCAAATTGAGTCTTGACGATAAGCACCCAAATTACGTTGAGCAAGTCGGAAGTTGGCTGCAAATGGCGGATACCTATGCCGGTGAGCGCGAGGTCAAGAAGAAGCGTATCACATATCTGCCCGCGACCGAAGCGATGGTGAGTGATGGTATGACATCCTCGATGGCTCCGGGCTGGAAAGATTACGACGCATACTTGACGCGCGCTGTCTTTCACGATTGCGTCCGTGATGCCGTGAAAGCCATGGTCGGCATCATGCACATGAAGCCCGCCACGATTACGCTGCCGCCGAAGCTCGCCAGTATGATGAACAAGGCGACAATTCAAGGCGAGGGTCTGCAAATGCTGTTGCGCCGGATCAACGAGGCGCAACTCACCTATGGCCGCTGCGGTTTGCTCGTGGACGTGCCGACTGGCGCGGACGTGGATCAGGCGACGCCGTACATCTCATTCTACAATCCGCAGCGCATCATCAATTGGGACGCCGGTAAGCTCAACGAGGGGCGCAACATGCTCGATCTCGTCGTGCTCGACGAGAGCGGCTTTCGCCGTGAAGGCTTTACATGGGTCACTGAGCGCAAGCATCGCGTCTTGTCTCGTGGCATTCCTGACGCACTGGAAAGCGGATGGACGCGCCCTGAGCCGACCGATCAGTTCTCGATCTGCGTCAAAGTCAACGATATGTCAATGCCAGTCCCGAACGATTTTATCGTTCCGCAGATTGGTGGCACCACGCTTCAAGATATCCCGTTCGTCTTCATCGGAGCGAACGACCTTGTACCTGAGCCGGAAGTCCCCCCGCTGCTCGGGCTGAGCAACCTCGCACTCGCGATCTATCGCGGCGAGGCGGACTATCGGCAGACCCTCTACATGCAGGGCCAGCAAACTCTTGTCCTCGTCGGCGCGAACCCAAGCGATGACGGGACGGACTTGCGCGTCGGCAACAAGGGCTTGATCTCAGTCAAGATCGGCGGCGACGCCAAATACATCGGCGTCTCAGCGACGGGGCTTGGCGAAATGCGTCAATCTCTCAAGAATGACTCGGATATAGCCGCGTCGTTCGGCGTCTCGTTTATGGATGTGGGCAATGCGCGCGGCGAAAGTGGCGAGGCATTGCGTATCCGCGTCGCGGCGCGCACGACCACGATCTCGGCAACCGCGCAAACGGCGGGAGCGGGTTTGGAACAGGCGCTCAAATACGCCGCACAGTGGGTCGGTGAGGACCCGGACGAAGTGAGTGTAGAGCCGACGACCGACTTCGCCGACACCAACGTCGCCGGAGCCGCGCTGCTCGCCTTCATGCAAGCCAAGCAACTTGGTCTGCCGTTGTCGCTCAAGTCGATGCACCGCATGATGCGGCTCAACGACATGACCGAAATGGACTTCGATCAAGAGACCAAACAGATCGAGGACGAGGCGGAGACACTGATTGGCTCAATGGTCGGGCCGCAGCAAACGGTAACTGACGAGTCGTTCCTTGATACGGAAGGCAGCGGCGACGATCCCGGCGATCCAACTCAGGCACCGCCGAACCCAACTGCGCCGATGATCCCGCCGAACGCGAACGTCCCGGTCACGCCGCACGTGCGCGGCTCGCCGGTTCCGCTAAAAAGAAAATTAGGACCGAAAGGTGCTTCGGCTAACAAGAAGTATTAAGCGCCATGGCGGACGTTTCAACTGAGCAGCGCGATACAAGAGGCCGGTGGACAGCGGGCGCAGGTGGGGACATCCCCGCCGCGCCCGATCCGCGTGTCGCTACCGTTGCGGGCGGCGATATCTGGAATAAGGATACCGCTGCTCGACTTGAGAATGAGTACGCGGCTGCGCGCCCGGCGCTCGACAAGATCGCTACCGAAGCTCCCGAACACGAGGGCGAAGTCGAGGTAACACACGAACCGAGTTGGGATGCGCTGAGCGGCACTTCGCAAGAGAAAGCCGAAGAAGCCTACAAGTCCAACAACTACGACTCAGAGTATGAAAGCGAAGTCAGTAATTGGCAAGAGAGCGGGGACCCGCAGCGAGAAGCCGCGCAGCAACTTGCCGAAGATGACGATTGGAAAGCGGAGACGCTGACTGACTATCTAGCCGACCGTCACGGCTACGACCAACCGGACATTCCCTACAGTTCTGATGATCTAGCGAAGGCGATCACCATCGAGGCCGCCGATGATTACAGCGGCAGCAAGCACAATCCGGATATTGGATTTGATCCGCAGGAACTACAGCACCCCACAGATATAAATCCGAACTTTCATCCCGATCAACTTGCGATGCCGGGCATCACACCGCCCACGGACATTCTTGAAAACCATCTCACGCCGGAAATGCGCGCGGATATCACAACGTACTTCATGAACCAGTTCAATGACAAAGTTGAGAAGGACGCCGAAAAGATCGACGCGCCGGACCACCTGTCTGAGAATGTAACCGAGTCCCTAGAGTCCGCGTGGGCGGAGATGGACGACAACGAAAAGTACGAGTGGACGAAGCACAACACTTCGCTCGCCGACGATCTCGAAGATGAAAAGACGACTGAGCTTGGTTCACTTGAGCCGCCGAAGAAGTGGGACCCGCTCAACGAGGGCAGCGGTTCGGATTACATCAAGACACAGGCGCTCGCGAAGTACATGGCCGACACGCGCGCCGCGCAGTTGATGGAGCAACGCGGGATAGGTGCGGCGGAGACCCGGTATTCATGGGCTGCGTACAGCACTCCCGATCTCGAACTTCACCTAGACGAGATGAAAGAGAAGTTGGCATCGTCAAAGACGATATCTGACCCGTACTCGGAAAACATCAAAACCATTGAGAACGAACTCAAAGTGCGCGCAGCAAATGTTGGTAACACACCGGATATTGCCGACATCCGCGCCGCTGATGCAAAACTGTGGGAGGGCTGGAAAGGCAGTTCGACCGGCGGCGAGGGCAAGCTGATACAGGTCGCGGCGGCTGACGAACTCGGCGGGCGCTTACGTGAAGCGCCGCCCCCGAAGCCAGATGTAGAGGACCTCTATAAAAAGTTTGCAGAAAGTAACGTGGCGCAGGACGGGACTCTTGAAGAATTTAAGGCCGCCGTTACAAAACAGCTTGATGATGTCAGCGACGTAGGAGCATTCGCTGTAAAAATATCCACGGACAAAAATATGTCCGAAGAACAAAAGGCTGTCGCGCGCGATGCGATCTACGAGCGTAGCCAAAAGGCCGGAGGGCCGCCGACTCTCAAGACAGAACCCATAAAAGAGGATGCAGTCAGCGCCTCCTATATCAAGCTACCGGGGTTAGACCTGCAACGTAACGGTGCGGCGTCGTTCACGACTGACGCCAGCGTGGCGAACGGCTGGGGCGGCACCACCAACAAAGCTCCGCAGGGTATTGAGCGCCAAGCCGTCATCGACCAAGCAAACAAGGATTTTAAGGATGTCGGCGGCTATGATGGCGTGAAAGCCATAACGCGCGCGAAGTGGGAAACCTCGCAGTATATGCTAGACAAAGCCGACATCCTGGTTGTCAATCTCTATCGCGGGATCACACTGTCGCACAAGCGCGACGGCGAAATTCAGAAGTCGGAATTTAACCCGCCGGTACTTGGCGACGTGAAATTGGCCACAGGCGAAGAAACATCTCTTGTTGGGAAACCAGTTGGTACGCAGTTAAAATTGGACTCGGGAAAGACCATCACAAAGTTTGCTGATCCTGTAAGCATTTCCGGCCCGCAACATGGCCTGTGGACTTATGAGCAGCCCGGACCGACCATGAGTCGCGTTGTGCTGCGCGCCGAAGTCCCGCGCACGGCGGTCTTGTCGGTCCCGGCCTTTGGCCAGAACGTGCATAGTGAGCACGAGGTTGTCATCACCGGCACCGCATGGCATAATTGGGATGCCTATTCAGATCGCGCGCCACGGGCTGAGGATGTCCCGATTGGAAAGAGTTACGTCATCGAGGGACCCGGACCAACGACCAATATCGACAAACTCATTACGAAGCTTGCTCCGCACCCGGACGCGGGCAAGGTCACTATCAAGCTCACTCCTGAGCAAGAGGATATCGTCGCCAAGTACAAAGCTAAAATTCCGAAAGAGCAACAGCTATGACCACCATCAACCTCGACAGCGATCATCATTGGCTGTCCCCGCTCGGGCGCGTGAACCGCAAGGTGATCCGCGACCGCAACCGTGCGAAGCATCGCCTCGAACATCCCCCGGTACACAAACCCGTGCGGCCCGAGACGATGGCTCGGCTGCACGCGGTCGAGGCTCGGATCAAGAAAGCCAATCTCGCGCGGTTCATCAAGATTTGGAACGGTACGGTCGCGATCCTCGATCAGTCTGAAATCCGGGTGCGAGACATGATCGAGCGCGATCTCGTCGATGTCGCCGGGATCAGTGGCATTCGAGTCGGCGAAGCCATGAAGGCCGCAGATCGGGCAGCGGCGCGGGTGGCAATAGTCCGCACCAAGGCTATCAAAAAGGCGTTCCGGTATCTCCGTTCCCGTATTGGGAACACCCCTATTCACGGGCACAGTTTGGCAGTTTGGGCCGGGCATTTTGCGGCAGAGGATAAAGCCCGGCTTGACAAGACGATCCGAACATGGTTAATGGCCGGACTGGAAAACACTGAAATCGCTCGAAAAGTGGTCGGCAGTGCCAAGGTAAACGGCATTGACGGTATGACCGAAGTCACTCGGCACCACATTTTGCAGCTTGCGCGTGCGGCGATTAAGGCTCGTAATCTCCGCAAAAAGGGAGTCCCCAAGTGAGCAAAAATTCCATCGGCGCTATCGTTGTGCTCGTCTTGCTCGTGGCGATATTCATTTTCCACGCGCCCGCGCCTACGCGCGTCGTTGTCAATGACAAGCCGCCAGTCGTTGTGGCCGCGCCGCCCGCGCGCGAACCAATCAAGAGATCATCGGTCCGGATGTCGCCTAAATTCAGCGAGCCGGGCCATCGCGTGTTCTATTTTTTGGATGCCAAGAAGCAAGTCCACTACTGCTACGAGGATACAGATATTCCCCTAGACGTTGCCGATGTTGGCAAAGTCTTGGATGGATACGGCGAGGACCCGAACGGGAAGCTCGCCACGGCATTTATTTGCCTATGACCCTTCCGCTCAAGGAACTAAAACGTCAGCGCAAGTGGAGGCGGGACAATCCTGAGCAAAGTCGAAAGTCGGGTCGAGAGTCGGAAATGAAGCGCCGCATAAATGACCCCGCTGGTATGCGGGAGAAAAGTCGAAAATGGCGAGCCGAAAACCCGGCAAAACTTATGCTGCGCAGAGCACGAACACGGGCCGAGAGAAAAGGATTGAAATTTAATATCGCGCTTGAGGACTTGCTCCCGCTTCCGACTTTTTGCCCGGTCTATGGTTTGAGGTTGGTCTATGACGGCGGCGCGCAACAGGACGCGACAGCCTCAATAGACCGGATAGAGAACGACAAAGGGTACGTCAAAGGGAATGTGGCTGTCATATCTATCAAGGCCAATTCTGATAAGCAGGGTTCAACACTAGCTCGGCTTCATGAGAGGCTAAGTGAGACCGAAGTAAAACTCGGAAGGATACGGGCACTTATTGACTATGTAAGTGGCCGCCAAAAGGACGCATGAGCGCGCCTAAGCGAATGGTCGCTTGGGAAAAGTTAAGGGAGACCGACCATGGCTGCAAAGCTCATTACCATCTACAAGACGGCAGAGGAAATTCCAGAGGGCTTTGCCGACCTCTACTCGGAACGCAACGGACAGTTTGAGTTGACTGGCATCGAAGGCGTCAAGACCCAAGGCGACATCGACCGGGTTCAAGAAGCTCTCCGCAAAGAGAAGACCGATCACAAGGCGGTGCGCGACAGACTTCTCAAGTTCGGCGAAATTGACCCCGAACTGATCCCCGCGCAACTCGAAGAACTGGCTACGTCCAAGGCGCAGCTTGAAGCGTTCACCAAGGACGGCAAGCTCGACGAGACCAAGCTCGAACCAATCATCGAAGCCCGTATCAAGCGCGCCACCGGCCCGCTTGAGCGCGACAAGTCGCAGTTGCAGCGCGATCTCGATGCCGCCCGCAAAGCGACCGAAGTGGCAGCGCAGGAAGTCACCGGACTCAAGTCCACCATCGTTATGACAACGGTCGAGCGTTCGATCCGCGACGCGGCTATCGCTGCGAAGGTGGTCCCGACAGCTATCGACGACGCGGTGCTCAATGCGATGCGCGTCTTCGAAGTCACCGAAGCCGGGCGCGTGCTCACGAAAGACAACGTGGACGCGATGCCGGGCATCGAGCCAAAGGAATGGTTCAAGGATCAGCAAGACAAGAAGCCGCATTGGTGGCCGACCTCGGTCGGTGGCAATTCGCGCGGCGGTGGCTCCGGTGGCGGCGGACTGCGCGCCGAGAACCCGTGGTCCGAAGAAGGCTGGAACGTCACTCAGCAAGGTCAAGCTATCAAGACCATGGGTGAAGTTAAGGCCGCTGCGCTGGCTGCGCAGGTCGGCAGCAAGATCGGCGATACCAAGCCGGTCAAGCGCGTCAGCCAATAACGCTGGTTGGTGAAATGGCCATCGCGTGGTAAAAACCGCGCGACGGCATTTTCATTTCAATTTTCAGGGGACTGCTCGTGGCCGTAACATCGGGCGCTAATCCGTGGGGCGAGAATGGGAGTTACGCAGCCCAAGAAGCCTTCATTGAAAAATACGGATACGCCGTCGCCAAACGCAAAGCCGCCGAAGTGGATGTGGTTCTCCCCGATCCTAACCCATGGGGCGCGGACCGTTGGAGTCCCTCGGCTCAGGACGTTTTCATAAAACAATACGGGTTCGCGGTCGCCAAGCGCAAAGCCGCTGAGGCGGGCGTTCGCTTGCCTGATCCACCGAAGCCGCCAGAGAAATTGCCGGACCCGCCACGGTTGCCGGACCCGTTGGCTAATCCCAAACCAAACGTTTTCGTCATCAAAGGCAGGCCGGGCGCGAGCGGTGCACCGGGCAGCGGCTCAGGCAACGGCGCATCGGGTGTACCGGGCGCGAGCGGCGTACCGGGCGCGAGCGGGGTGCCGGGCGATCCGGGCGGCCCTCCCGGTCCGGAGGGCGCGAGCGGCGTGCCGGGAAATGACGGCGCATCGGGCACCGGACTCGATGGCGCATCCGGAGTGCCGGGCGCGTCGGGCGTGCCGGGAAATGACGGCGCACCGGGATCAGCCGGGGCCTCGGGCGTGCCGGGATCAGCCGGGGCCTCGGGCGTGCCGGGAACAGCCGGGGCCTCGGGCGTGCCGGGCGGCACGGGCGGAGTTGGATTAGACGGCGCGTCGGGCGTGCCGGGCTTTGACGGCGCATCGGGCACCGGACTCGATGGCGCAAGCGGAGTGCCGGGAGCATCGGGCGTGCCGGGAAATGACGGCGCACCGGGATCAGCCGGAGCCTCGGGCGTGCCGGGATCAGCCGGGGCCTCGGGCGTGCCGGGAACAGCCGGTGTCTCAGGCGTGCCGGGCGGTACGGGCGGCATCGGCAGCGCAGGTGCGAGCGGTGTGCCGGGAGTTTCCGGTGTGCCGGGCGGTACAGGCGGAGTCGGCGCAGCCGGGTCAAACGGTAGTGACGGCGCGGCGGGCGCGAGCGGTGTCCCCGGATCAGCCGGGGCCTCGGGCGTACCGGGTGGAACGGGCGGCGTCGGCAGCGCAGGCGCGAGCGGCGTGCCGGGATCAGCCGGAGCGTCAGGTGTACCGGGCGCGAGCGGTGTACCGGGCGCAAGCGGCATCCCAAGCGCGAGCGGTGTGCCGGGCGGAACGGGCGCGAGCGGCGCAACAGGCGGAAGCGGTGTACCGGGTGCATTGAATTTCTTTGCTGCTGTTGCCAGCGGTGGCACTCATGCCGCAACATCAGTTGACGGTACGACATGGGCACAAGGGACGCTACCCGCGAGCGTCCCTTGGTCTGCGATTTGCTGGTCTCCGGCTCTTGGATTATTTTGTGCTGTCGCTTCTGGCCCATCCACTACCGCAGCAACATCACCTGATGGCGTAACATGGACACAACAGACGTTACCCACGAGCGCGACATGGAATAGTGTTTGCTGGTCTCCGGCGCTCAAGTTATTTTGTGCTGTCGCTTCTGGCCCATCCACTACCGCAGCAACATCACCTGATGGCGTAACATGGACAGCGCAGACACTTTCTGCGAGCGCGGCATGGAATGGTGTTTGCTGGTCTCCGGCGCTCAAGTTATTTTGTGCTGTCGCTTCTGGCCCATCCACTACCGCAGCAACATCACCTGATGGCGTAACATGGACAGCGCAGACACTTTCTGCGAGCGCGTCATGGAATGGTGTTTGTTGGTCTCCGGCGCTCGGATTATTTTGTATTGTCGCGGCTGGTTCTGCCAACGCAGCAACATCACCGGACGGCATAACATGGACACCACAAACGCTATCGGTGAGCGGGACATGGTATAGTATCTGCTGGTCTCCGGCTCGTAAATTATTTTGTGCTGTCGCTTATGGCTCTGCTCATGCGACGACATCACCAGACGGCGTAACGTGGACAACGCGAACCTTGCCGTCGAGTGCAGGCTGGTTTAGTGTCGCTTGGTCGCCGCCTCTCGGGTTATTTTGTGCTGTCGCATACGGCTCGACTAAGGCTGCGACATCGCCTGACGGGATCACATGGACAGCACAAACGCTACCAGTGAGTGCTAACTGGAAAGGTATCTGTTGGCCCGATCCGGTAAGCGGCGATACAATTTATGTTGCGGGCGCGAGCGGCGTGCCGGGCGCGAGCGGGAGCGGTGGTGCAGCGGGCGCGTCGGGCGTGCCGGGCTTTGACGGCGCATCGGGCATCCCCGGACTCGATGGCGCATCCGGAGTGCCGGGCGCGTCGGGCGTGCCGGGAAATGATGGTGCACCGGGATCAGCCGGAGCCTCGGGCGTGCCGGGATCAGCCGGGGCCTCGGGCGTGCCGGGCCGCACCGGCCCAGCTATTGGCCCTCCGGGTCTCGATGGCGATCCCGGCGATGAGCAAGCATTCTCGCGGCCACCGGGCCACACGCCTATCTCAATACTGCCGCCCCGAAATTATATCTCGGGCTTAAACACGGCCTACAATGGGCTGACAACAGTGTTGGTCTATGCGGGCGCTGCTGCCGACAGCACCAACGTGGCAATGATGAACGTGGCCTCCATAACCAAAACTCTTTCCAGTTGGGCCGTTGGGAGTGGCAATGGTGGATTAGATACCGGCGCAATAGCAGCAAGCACATGGTATCATCTGCATTTGATTATGCGCGTAGACCTGGGGGTGGTGGATGTTCTGTTGTCGTTGAGCGCGACTGCCCCAACGATGCCGACTAATTACACCCTGTTCAGACGAATTGGGTCAGTCAAAACAAACGGCTCCTCGCAGTTGTGGAATTGGTCTTCAATTGGAGACGATTTCTTTTGGGCCGTGCCAGTTCAAGACCTCATAGCCGCTACACCTCCATCTAGTGCTACCTTACTCACTCTCACAGTTCCGCGTGGAGTGAATGTGTGGGCTCGGATGAGAGGAGCATTT